GGCCGCTAGCCGCGGTGCAAGAACAGCGCCGCTGTCAGCGAGGGATAGGGTCGTTGTTGTTGCAATGATCTGCTTCTTGGCACCACGGATCACACTTGAGACGTCGAAACCTGAGCCCGCTGACTGGACAAGGCCCTTGCTGGGCGTGTATGCAACCTTTGGCATGTGAACCTCCTGTGCTCCGAATGCTTCCAATCCCCTGTCGGTGTCAGGTGTTCACTTGGGCTGGGCTTAATACTAAGTATTATCTTGGCTCAGTTCTACCTATCTACACCACCAAGTCGTGCACAATGTCTGCATAGACATGAATCTCGCCGCTCTCTGATCTCATAATTTCAAGCGTTGCAATGCTATGCTTTCCTCCCTTGCGAAACTTTAATCCAAGAGCAGAAGAAGTTATGAAACTTGAAACAGGCTTCCCGTCAACAAGAACATCCTCAAGAAAGTGCTCTGCAGAATCAGCTCCAATTGTCATTATCTTGACAGTTGCTACCTGCGATCGCTGAAGTTCAAGATTCAAAAAATCTGCTGTCCAGGAAGCAGAGAGAGGCTCGATGTGCCTAAAATATCTTGTCCCGCCAGAACACTGATATTCAAAGATCTTTGCAGGTGCTCCAAGATCCTTGCATCTAGTCACAACATCTGCAGTAACACCGCTTACGGGTCCCTCGAATTTTATGCTGCCTTTGACAGTAACAGCGCTCTCTATCGTAAGCCCAGACCCTCCTGAATGTACTACTCCTCGTGCATCACTTATTGTTGTTGAAGGCAAATTCTCTCCTAGATGAGAAATTCTAGCAAGAAAAAGATAAAAGTAATTAGTGAAAGATAAGACAATCACGTATCATAAGTCTGAGCATCGATTCTGCAAGATTTGATTTCCTATAGAGGACATTCCAAATTGAATCTTTTGAATCATCATCGAGATTCTCTGGCAGAAGAGACTTGAATTCTTCCTTGTTTCCCTTTGAAAGAAGATCTCTCATGTATGTTCCCGATATTCTCTCGCCATCGGGCATCAAGACGTTCTTTACAAAGACAGGAGAAATTCTTCCAGCTGCATACTGAACTGGGTAGTACTTCTCAAGCGATGCAGGATCAAATCTATCTCTATCATCTTCGCCTGCATATAGCTTAAATGAGACTTCGGGATCGTTTGCGTAGGCCCTGATTGCGCCTCTTGTGTCTCCTACTGGTTCCCCGCTGTAGCTTATGTCGACATTCTCTGGCAGGATTGGCTCAAGATATCTCTTCCATATCTTTATCATATCAGATCCGGAGATCTCAACTCCTCCGCTCTCCCTTGACTTTGCTGATACGATGAGAAAGACCTTGTCATTCTCTCTGGATGCCTGTTCAATGACTGCCCAGTGACCCTTGTGCAGAGGCTTGACTGCCATCGGAACGACTCCAATGCTAACAAATGATCCGCTCCCCTTGACTCCTGCAGATGCTCTTTTTCCCACAATGTTTCTGGCTGCTGATATAGCATCGTCCTGTATTACGATCAGATCTTTTCTTGGATTATCAACTCCTTCGTTTTCAAAATTCTCTCTGGACATCGAATAAACTATTTCTGATATTTTTGCCAGCATTGACGAGACTGATTCATCATCAAGATCGTCCTCATCAATTTTAGCCCTAATGAATCTAGAAAGATTCTCATAGTAGGCAGCCTCTTGATCTTTTGTTCCTTCGCCAAATTCTTGCTGCTTTTTCATCTTTCTCATTTCTTGATCGTGCTGATCAGATCGAGAAGTCTTAAAAAGTCTGCCCGTGTATTTTGTTGTCTGGCCTGTTGCCGGATCTTGAAGCGGTGTGATAACAACACCCTCAGCATCTCCGCCTAGTGCTGATGTGAAATCAGAAAATACATCAATAATGAGGCTTAAAGCCTCTTTCCAGCTTCTTGTCCCGATTAAAGAGTCTAGCTTCTGACGCATGCTTTCAAATCTGCTGGAAATACTGGAATCTTTTGATCCTGCCACAAGATTATCAACAGAATCTAGTCTTCCTTCAAAAAGAACAGGATAAGACTCTAACTCAAGCGCGTTTCGAAAGTATTCAAATTTTTCAGAATCATTTTCAAACTCAGCGAGAGATGTAATTCTTGCACCTCTTAGAGAAAAAACAGTCGGTCCAAACCCAGTCAAAAATAATCCACCTGTCTTCTCGTAACTTCTTGAGATTGTAGGTTTTCTCTGGATAAACTCGATAAAGAATTCATAGTCTGCGGGGAAATCTGCTGTATTCTTGTGGACACGCTTCAGGTGGTTGTGAACAAATGCATACTGGCTTCTACCTGCGGACTTCTCCTTGATCTCTTCTTCTCTGCCTCTTCCGACAAGTCCTGTGAATTCTTCTGGAAAAACAACACCTTCTTTATAAGCAACAATCCAGTTTTTTAGATAGTCATCCTCGTCGAAAGGTTCACTATTTCTGATAAATGTGAGTTTTGTGCCATCGAGCTTTTCAACGATCTTTACGTATTGATTGCAAAACTCCTGAGCAGCAACTGCAGATGTTACAACCTTGATGACCTTTGGAATAGAGATGTCAAGCATTTATAATAAACCTCACGAAACGACGTACGTTCTCTTCGAGCTCTACAGGAGCAAGGTCTTCTTCGTCGCTAACAAGAGATCCTCTCTTTGACATCTTATCTACAAATCTCCCATAATATTTCTCAATAATCCCTTCTAGTTCTTCCTGCGGCATTGCTTCATTTAGAAGATCATCAAAGCCCATCGTTCGTATCGTTGCAATAGCTGCAGCCTTAGGCTGCTGGTCTTTCACGATGCTATATGTGCTGATTTCTTGGCCTGTATCTCCAATCAACTTATAGATGAAAGACTTTAAAACGCTTCCACAAAATTTTCTACCCTGGTCCGAAGTCAGAAGATTCTCTCTCATTATCTCGAGCAAACCTACAAAGGATCTCATCTTCTCGAGGTCTTCGCTTTCAGGCTCGAACCCGAATGCAGCCATAAAAATCTCTGCAACATCAGTTGAATACTTCTTATTTTCAGGCTCTGTAAGCTTGTAGAGCGGCTGATCTTCGTATTCTGCTTCGACTTCTTCGCCTGTTTGAGGATCAGTATACTTTTGTCGAGTTAGTCGAGTCTGACCAAGTGCCTTCTCAACTGAAAAAGACTTCATGTAAAGATCAGACTGGTATCCTTTTGCAACTTTGACCTTTTCTGGCGGGTAGACAGGTGACTTTGCAGTTGCAATAACTCCGGTTGACATTCTGGAAGCAACAGAAACTAGAGACTGCAAAAGATACTTGTGAAAGACTCCTTTGACAGCAGTCTGAACATCTCTCCAATTAGATGAATGACTTAACTTCACCCATCGCTTCAGTGCATCTGCAGTTTGTTCATCCTCACCTTCAACGGGAATTGGTTGAGGCATGAAGTCAAACTGAACATATGGCTCTCCCTTTCCATCCATGTATTGAAAGATTGAGTTTGTTCCTCGAGAATCGGCTGTACTATTCTCAGAGTGCATCTTTGTGCAGATAATCTTAAACTTAGATCCGGGAATCATCTGCCCTGCACTTTTCTCGATTGTACGCATGAGCTTTGATCCGCGAGATCCAGCCTGAGGTACGTAGATGTCAATATCGCTAAATGATCCCTTGTATCGATTGAACTCTTCATCAGTGATGCTGGCGTCAAAGACATGCTCCGTAGATCCGCCAAAGATCAACAATTCATCAATATTTCCAGATAGATCAGGCCACAACAGAATTCCGTTATCCTTTTCGAAAATATCGTTGAGGCCCATTAGCATAGATTTCACATCTTCGGTAAAAACAGCCCTGGAACTAGCCCTGGAGACCTTCAGGGTACGGCCAGATATCAATTTACCATCGATCTCGCAACGAAAGTTTCCGCCCATTATTATCTCACTCGCTTTAGATAACTATCATGAAAGTGTCAAAATCTTGGAACCGGCTCCCCAGATTCTGAACACACCTGATTTTGATGCAATTTCTCTCTCAGAAATTCCGCTAGAAGCCTTGAATTTAAACCTGTCAAATCTAGATCTCATATCTGTATACCAGTAATCGGGACCGGTCTGTCCGACTTCTTCAAACCCGCATGAGAGGTATCCCGTGCCAAATCCAACCCGTCTATCGACATATGTCATTAGGCCAGAATGACCTAACTCAATTGCATGCTCTAGAGCTGCACGTGCCAGCCTTGATAGCCCACCCACAACAATCACGCCCGGTGTCGTTGCATACCTTGAAATCTCTAGCCTATCTCTCCACTTTTCCTGTCTCGGAACTCTGACGGAGAGACATGACAAAATTTCACCCTCATATTCAATCGCCCATGCATTCTGAGCGGGTGCGTATCCTGCCAGATGAGAAGATTCAAAGAACTGACGCTGTGTTTTTGCATCAATCTGGACCACCTTACATTTTCTGGCGCCAATCTTTCTATCAGCAATCCCAAGACGACTTCGAATCATCTGTTTAACGATGTAATTCCTGTCTCTCCACTCATCATGAAATATTTGCAGTAGTCGAACGCCAGCATTCTCAGCAAGCGTCGCCTTTGTTGCATGCAACTTTGGATCGCATCCATCCTTTGCCTCTGAATGAAAGTAGAGGCCATGACATTCAATTCCAAAGCGTTTGTCCGGAACGAAGATGTCAATTTCTTTTGGAAAAATGGTCTTTCTGTTTCCTCTCTCGACGTTAAATCCTAGAGAAGAAACAAATTCTTCGACTTCAAGCTGCCACTGTGATGCTGTCAGCGGGTGACACTTTTCACAAAGTGTGCCTCTTTCAAAGGCTTGCAAAGTTTTTTGCTGTATGTCTCCGCACTTCTTGCATCTAAATTCAAGATATTGGCGCTGTCTGCTCACATATTCTTCGATGGGAGTGATAAGCTCAAAATCAGAAGATCGAGACAAAACTCGAGACTCAATTGTCTCACCCATGAGCCGTTTTGATATGCTAATCTTTGTTCGAGTTAGATCATCGTGTGACCTTCCAAAGAAGGGATTTCCAGATCCTCTCATCTTGTCTGCAATCTGCTTTATGCGCAGGTCGCAGTCAGCAGTCTTGCCTTTGTTCCAGGCCTCTGCTTTTCCACCTTTCGATCCGCCCTCTCTCATTGCAATAGAGGAGCATGATTTGCAGTATTTCTTGAATTGGAATGACGTGTATCTTGTTTGAGATCCACAAGCTTGGCAGGTCGGTCGAATTCCTCCGTGAAAGTGCTTGATGGTGTAGTTTTCTCCTGTCATTCCATGATATGACTTGATGTGATTTGAGAGGACTTTCCCGTCTTTAGTCTCGCAGGAGCATTCGAGGCAGATCACGCAAAGCTCACAACTTCGTAGTGTGCGTCATTCTGTAGGCACCACTGCATTAGCGCACGCCACTTCTCGCGATCAACGTCTGTTGCATAGCCCTTTATCTCATAGAGCGTCCTCATGTCAAGAGAGATGAAATCTGGAATGTAGGTGCGCTCTTGCCCGTTCGGATCAACATAGGGGATGCGGATCCCGTGCTTCTTGGTGACGGGCGTCTGACTCTCTATGCACTGATCGAGGAATCGTGTCTCCCAAGAAGAGTGCATGTATTCCTCCCGGGATGTGAATGGGTTATGCTTCCATTCAGCCTTGTAGGGCGCCTGGGGACCGATCTTGCCCTGCTCGAGGAGATTGATGGCGTGCTCAGTCTGTCTCTTTCTCTTTTCAGCCGACTCGGGTTTTTGCCAGTTCTCTGAGTTTGTCTTGGCTGAACGCTTTCGGACTTCGGGTGTAATGTGCGTTCTCATGAGAGATGCCTGACTTACTGCCTTGTCTTTGTTTTCTCCATAAAATCGAATCAAGTTTTCACGATTCTTCTCACCAATCTTTGCCTTGGATTCTTCTGTCAGGCGACCCTCAATCCTTGCTGAGTGGCCATGAATGTAGCGAAGGAATCGCATGCCTTGAGAAAGTGAGAATGGCGCATCTTGACCACAGCCACACTCGCACTTTGGATTAACACCAGCATGTACGTAATTTAGAAGGTAGTTTTCATAAGAGATTCCATGTGCCCTAGACACGTGTGATGCAAGACGTTCGAAGTCTTTTTGACAGATTTTGCATGATTCCATGATTATATTATATTCATATCAACATGAAAGTTACATAAAAAAAGAAACAAAGATGGCGCCCTTTTTAGGGGGCGCCATCCATATAGTTGAATCTAAACCGTAAGATTTAGATTACATTCAACTATATTATGTTCATGTCAAGACACGTGACGGTGCCGTAGAAGTCGGCGCGAACCATCTTCTTACCGTAGCGAGTCATGACGCCCTTACGAGGAGTGAAATCCTCGGGAGCAAAGATCGTCGGGGTGACGATGAGCGGGACGTACGGAGCGTAGACGTAGCCGGTCTCGAGGTAAGAACCGCCCTTGTAGCCGACGAGAACCTTGTTCCTTGGGAAGTAAGGATCCTTGTAGACCGTGAAGCGGTTGGACAGGGTGCCGATGGGGGAGGCGCCGATGGACATCGAGCCGCCGACCTGGCCCTGGCCATCGATCGAGTAGTTGGGCTTGTAGAGCACCGAAGCCTCGAGGACGGTGGCGACATCGGGTGAAACCACGATGAAGTTGGCCGAACCACGAAGGGTCTTGCGGTGGATCTCGTTAGCAACGTCGATGATGGTCTCGATGAGGGTCTCGTACCACTCGCGGACCGTACCGGTGAAGGCAGGGCCGGGAGAGAGTGTATCACCACGAGAGACCTCGGTTCCGTTTGTCTTGTTGACGAAACGACCGGGAGCACGTGACCAGAAGTAGTTAGCACCACGAGCCTCGGTGAGGAGGTCGTTGAGGATCTCACGGTCGATCTCGAGGGCGATCTGCTCGCTCAGGATCTGAGTCAGTTCGACCTCAGCATCCATTGAGTGGTATGCATTGAGATCCTGTGCCAACTCTGGCGACCAGCGAGCGCGCAGCTTGCGGGTCGTTGCGGTGACCGGGATGGACTCGATCTTGATGTCGATCTCAGGGATGATTGGCGAAGGCGAAGTACCGAAGTTAGACTCGAACGAAGGAATCGTAAGAGTTGAGGCATCGGATCCATCAACGCTCAGTGTGTCGGACACTGTGTAGGATGCAGTGAGGTTGAGAGAAACAGCAGCGGCTGTTCCTGCGTATGCTCCCGAGACGACAGTCAGAACAACAGCGTTAGCAGAGCCAGAGGCGAGAAGCGGGTTGGGTGTAAAGATACCACCAACTAGAGTTCCGTACTGGTTCAGACGACGAATGTTGAGGATGTTCTGTCCACCCTGGAAGGACTCGCCCGGAACTGCGAGAGTTCCTGCTGGAAGCGCCTCAGAGTGGAGAGCGATCTCCTTGACCTGCTGGAAGTCAGTGTTGGGCGGAAAGGTCGTGGCATCGAGGAAGACGAACTGGAACTGACCCGTGCCGTTAAGAACGTTGTCAGAAGCGTCAGACTCGATGAGAGTTGTGACCTGTGGGTCGAACTGGAGGAAGCGTCCGTCTGTGCCGGTGGCAAAGCACTTGGCGCCGGTTGTGAGTGTTGATTTAGCCTGGAATGCACCCCTTTCTGCAACGCTAAATGCTGTAGAAGCGCTGTGAACCTTGGTGAAGCCCGTTCCAACAAGATCGTACTGACCGCCGGTGGCGAGAGATCCAGAGCGAACGCCCTTGCCAACAGGGTTGTTGTAGATCGACTGTCCGCCCTTGTAGGTTGCGCCAGCGGTTGACGTGCCAGTCGTGAGCGAGGCATCGCCGCCAACGTCAGAACCGTAGGTGTAATCCAGGTAGAACAGGAGACCGGAGGGGAGGCTCATCGGCTGGATGGAAACGAGCTCGTTGGCAACGAGACCGCCGAACACGCGACGAACGATGGGGAAGGCGATGTTGGTGAAACCACGGATGTCGCCAGAGGAGGAGGGATTGCCACCGCCGGTGCCGAGGGTGTTGACCTCGCGGAGGAGCTGTGCAGCCTGGTTCTCCATGAGGCGAGCCATGTTGTCACGCTTGACGCCATCAAGGCCACGAAGCAGGCCGGTACGGGTCCACTTCTCAATGAGGCGACGGCCCTCCTCGGTGATGTTGCGATCACTGATTCCCTCAGTGAGCATGTTTAGCGAAAAATTCTTTGACATTGCTTTATTTCTCCTAAAAGCTTATGATTACTTGATACCGGCTAGGATTGCCCAGCGATCAACCTCGCCTGCACCGCTCATTCGGGCAGAAGCTGAGGTTGTGGGGCGAGATGCCAGACCGGCTGTGTGCCTGACTGACTCATTGAGAGACTCATTCTTCTTTGTGATTGAAGTGGAGAGGCTCTCATAAAGCAACTTGGCCTCGCGAAGGTTGGCTGCGCCGTCAAGTGCCTCGATGATTGCGCGACGTTGATTAGGTGCAACGTCCTTGTTCTGGAGGATCTTGTTGACGTAAAGAAGCTTTGCGTTGAACAAGTTGAGATCGGAAAGTTGCTCACGAAGCGTTTCAACTGCGCCTCTGTAATCATTGAGCTGCTGCTTGAGTGCACGATTCTCCCGTGCCTCTTTCATAAGTTTAGACTTGACATCGCCATGCTTGTTCATGTCAACATCAAGTACATCACCTTCAAGTGTTCCGCCGCCGAAAGAATCAGCAGCGTGCTGGTGTGAAGACTTGTGATTGCCTGGGGCCTTCTTGGACTTGGCCTCGCGAAGACGAGCAAGCTCGCGACGGAGCATGTTCTCGTCTATCTCGTAGACGGCCTCAGCCATCTCGCCACCCTCTTCTCCGGCAGCAGCAGCGGCGGCATCCTCAGCAGACTCTTCGCTGCCGACCTCAACCTCTTCTTCCTCCGCTCCTGCCTCTTCCTCGAATTCGACGCCGGAGATGCCAAGCTTTTCAAAAGCCTCTCTCTCCTCTGCAGAACCGACGAGCTTTAGAACAGCTTCCTCGAGCTCATCTTCGTCATCGTACATCATCTCGTCAAGCTCGTAGAGATCTTCGTCTACTTCCTCTTCCTTGTGTCTCATGCCTTTTTCTCCAATTTTTGCGTTTTTTGGTTTCATTTCACTAATAACAGCGTCTCTGAGATCATCGAGATCAATCTCGTATGCATCGTCAGCATCGCCCATTGCGCGTTCAGCGAGCTGATTAGGATCATTTAGTAGACTGAGAAGAGCACTGCGATCAGCCTCGCTTAACGATCCAACAGCACGATCAACAGCAGTGTGATCTGCGTTATCGGTCTTTTTTCCAGAACCAGACATGAGATTCACAAGCGAGCTTAGCGCAGACTCGTCAAGAGTCACATCTTCATCATCATCATCAGCTTTCTCACCTTCATCAATTGAAAGCGCCTCGTTAAGAAAGTCCCCACTCTCATCGTCAGGATTTCCTCCAACAAGCTGCTTTTCAATAAATTCTCTGATTCTTGGTGTGACTGCCTCTATTATCGCATTCTTTGCGTTCTGCTCAGCTGCTTCTCTTAGCAGCTTCGCATCTGCGATTGCCTCTTCGAATAGAGATTTCGACATGCGCTTAGTTTCCTTACTTGCTGAAAGTATCTATTACCCAGTCTTTGATTGTTCCGACTATTTAATTCGAGATATTTTTAGGTTTCTTTTTACTCTCTCTCTTACGCTGGGGTCGATCACATCCATGAATCTCATGGGTGCCTCTGGGCCTGGCAAAAGTGGAGAAAGCGCACCCTTTGTCCATCCATAGGGAGATCCGTCGATTCTTCCTGGCGCAACTGTGTACGAAGGATTGGAAGATGAACCACCGATTGCAGGTCCGTCAAACTTTCTCATTGGAAAAGGAACAAGACCAGAGAGAGTTGTCCTGGGCGTATCATTTTCAGCAAGATTCAACCTGTTCTTTGCAACTGTGAACCTATCTGTTCTGCTGTACGTCTCGGGAGGTCTAGCTAGATTTCCGTAGCTAAGGCGCTTATTGACTGCTGCTCGAAGGTCTAGTTCATCATCATCTAGATCTTCATCGTCTCTATCACCTTCTTCGCTATATGGAAACGTGTTTCCAGCTGTTGTCGGGTGACTTTGAAATCCTTTTCTACCGGTGTACCCGTATCCGGCGCCCTGTCTAGGATCATGTACGAGACGAGGCATTAGGTGCGACCATCAGAACCTAGATAAGATCTTCCCAGTATGTAAGATCCGATCGTCTGCGATGCTATCTTGGATGTTGTCTCAGAAGGAGAAACAGCACCTAGTCCAGATCCAAATTGCTCACCCTTATCTGCAACAGTGCCAAGATACTCAGGCTGATCCTGGGGGAGAACGCTTCCCGGACCAGGAGAAGCAGGGTTTGGTACGAAAGGAGATGCAGGCTTTCCTTCGCCGCCTGTCTCAACTGTTGCAAGATCAGGTGTTCCCGGGAAGTTTAGATCAAAAGTTCCAAACATGTAACCAGCGTCATTTATGACACCGCCTGCGACTCCAATGTTCGGAATTGAATCTCCTGGCCCACCATTTCCATTCAGGGCAGAGATTGCGGCATTTTTTACAGCTTCTTCGCTGTATGTAGTACCAACGGGGGTCGCAAACATCGCAGAGATGTTTACATCATTGCGATGCCCGAGACCTCCTAGTCCTGGAACTCCTTGCGGCACCACAGTTGCAAACTTAACTGATGACATTGCGACCCCCTATTTGTTTTTGAAAAATCAGATCTTGCTGATGATCTGCTTGCGAACTGCCAGGCGACGCTCCTGGAGGCGCTTGAGTCGATTGCGAAGAATCTCCTCCTGCTCTCTCAGGTCCTGGAGCTCGTGCATTTCCTTCATGGTAGCACCGGCGCCCATCGGCTTGTCACCGGGCTTGTAGCTCTTAGCAGCGGGAGGCTTTGCATTGTGCCAGCTCTCCTCATCCATCTCCATCTGGAGATCCTTGAGTGCCTTCTTGTCAAGAGGCTTCGCTTGCTTTGTCTCGATCTTCTTTTTCTCCTCAAGAACAATTCTGCGGAGACGATCTGGTGTAAGTCTAATTGCCATGTTAAACCCCATTGGTTACACTGTTACTTATTACGTTGCTTATGATCTTGACGGAATTTTCTCTGAAAATGCTAGCGCCGCCCACTTGGATGCACTGTCTCCAAATATATCTGACGGGTCGCTTCTAAGCATTGTCTTCGCAGCAACATCGCCTGCTGTTGCAATCATCTGTTCGTGGTTTGCACCAGAAGATGATTCGTTCATGTTTCTATGCGCACCTGTTCGGGCTGTATCAGCAAATATCTCAGCCAGGACAGGATCTGACGTTAGAGATTTTGCAAGTCCCTGTCCCTGATCTGGGAATCCTCTCTGGCTTGTTCGACCAATGTCTGCCTTGTTTGGCAAAAAGCTAATCTTGTCTGCGATGTTTGGTCGTGCAGCAGGCACTGCTCTTTGCTCTTGAACCTGTCTTGGGCTTGCCTGCCTAGATTCATTTATTGTCTTCTGTGTGCTTACCAAGCCTTCAGACAATATTTCAACCAAGCACTCTTTGACGATCATTTTCAGATCTTGCTTAGTCATTTTCATTTTTTACTTCCACTGATTGATATCATTGAAAATTCTATTGATTCTGTCAGACTTATTAAAGGTCGCACGCAAGTCCGTTGGAGTAATTCTTCTAGATTCTTTGATCATGAATGCTCCGGGCGTGCTAGGCTCAGATACGATGTCAAAGCAGATGAGCTGGAAATCCTCCTGGACAACCAGGTTTCCGTTTTGCTGCTTCGTGGATCCGACGCCTCGACTAGAGATGCCAAGGGTCACGCCTGATTCAATCAAGCTTTGTAGAATTTTTCCGCTCGGTGTGTCAAGAAGCTCAACAGATCCATAGACTGTATCACCTTCCATTCTTGCCTCTCGGACAATATGTGATGCATTCTTGAGCTCAACAACAGACGTATCTGGGTGATCACACTCACCAAGGGCGCGGTTCTCTTTGATGAATTTCTGATAATTTATGATCTCTCTCTCAAGGATGGCGCGAGGATAAACTCTTCCATTTTGATTAAGAGTGTCTGAGCGCTGGATCACGCCTCGTAGCATGATCTTTCCGCCATTTTGTATGCGAGACTCCTTGACAAGTGCAGGATTAATCGATAACGGAGTCCACTCGGTTAGAAGTGAAAGATTACTCATTGTGCCTCCCTGGACTCTTCAATTAGCTGCGATAGAGTCATTAGCTTGCTTAGCTTATCATCATCAAGGGATGAAAGGTCAAGAGATGAGACCCTAGACCGGATCCCTTTGATGTTTTCCTGGATTATTTGATTCTTTTCCGTCTTCTCAATTAGATCGAGTGACCTAATTGATTCTTCCTTTATTCTTTGTGCCCGGAGAACCATCTGCTCGCTAGGCCCGTCATTTGTTCTCATCACAACGTAGTCTCTAATGAGTCCACGCTGGTCATCTGTGAGTGTGCCTGCATACTTCTTGTTGAATTTTTCGCTAAGAATCTTGACAACGAGAGGATCGACGCTTGAATCTCTAGCCTCCTCCTCGATGATCGGCTCTTCAGGCCTCTTTAGCATCTCTACAAGCTTTGTCTCAACAATTACTGTCTTAGAAAGGTCAGATCTATCGCCGAGATACCACTCGTTTAATGCTGTCTGAATCGTTGCAAGATCCCGATAATTTGTGATTCTTCTATGGAAAAAGCTCTCATCATTAAGCACGTGATTTATGTCTCTGATGAGAAGAGACTTCTCTTTGTCTAGGACTGCGTGATTAATTCTTCGAGCAGCAGACTTCGTCTCAGTTAATATGACAGCTGAAATTGCAGAATCTGTCACTCTTGTCTTTGCAAGCGCATTGAAGAGCCTAAATTCCTTGAAGAGCTCAGTGTCCTTTGAGAATTTTGCAGAGATTATGTCAAGTGCTGATTGTGCTTTGTCTTTCTTTCCCTCAATGAGGTAAGAAGAAACTGCTCTCAACAGGAGCTCGTATACGATTCCTACATTTCTTTTCTTATTATGACTAATGTTCACAGGATTCATTTTTCCTCCTCTGATGTATTGGACTCAGAGCTGATACTGTTTAGTGACTTTAGTAGGCTCTTGTATTCCTTGTCTCTTTTTTCTGTGTCGACAATCTTATTGTTTAAATAATCATCAACAAAGCTGTCAGACTCATCAACCTTAAATTTATGAGCATTTTTTAGAGGATTGATGAGATCTTGCTTCTCTCCAAACGGATGTGCTATCGAGTCTCGTGGATCTTTTTTGTCTGACTTAACCATGTCATTATGGTGTGTGCGAGTCCCAATAGATCCGACCATCTTTCTTCTAGACCTATTGTAGATCTCGCGCTCTGTGTAATCGGGACCAATTTTTGTTTTTTCATCAAGTAGATGTCTATTGACATTACCCGGCCTTGCTAGGCCTGCAAAAGCACGAAGTGGAAGACCCTTTGCAGAGGCTATCTTGTTTAGATCTATCTCTGGTTCATCGTCAAGCTCAGCGACCGACGGGAGCTTGAAAGGGTTTCTAGTGTCAGAAGCTGTTAGAGGACCAGGTCCTGTCTCGCTTCCAAGATCTAGACCGCCCTTCTCTTCGGGAGGAGGTGCCCCTTCTTCGCCTTCTTTTCCTCCTCCGGATGCTGGTTCCGGTAGCTTAACAGCCTCAATCTTGAGGGAGAACTCCTTGTCCTTGATTATTCCCTTCTCTATGGCGTCGATCTCCTCGTCTGGCATCATGAATACGTTCTTTCTAATCCAGTTTGTATCAACAAGATTTTCAACGTTCTTTGCTGCCTGTGAGATAGTAAACTTGGTGTTGTAGAGCTCAAGCTTCTGCTGCTGCGCGATAGTTGAAGGATTTGTGAGCTTGAGATCAAAATCAAGGAGGTCGTGACCATCAAAACCGTTGCAGTAAAGATGCACAATTGCAAGCTTATTTAGCTCAGAGATGATAGTTCTCTGGATTCTGCTAATTGACCTGGAGAATCTAATATCTTCTTGTGAGAGCGTCGCTTTTGCGCCAAGACCTTCGTCATACCCCAGGTATGCCTTCGGTATCTTGAGTGCTGCAAACAGCTTCTTCTGGATGTACTGGACGTCTTCGATTGCAGCAGCGTTTGTACCTCCTGTCAGATTCTCAACCTTGGTGCCAGACTGACCGCCTCTAACAGGAATGAAGTAGTCCTCGTCGACAGACATTGGATTGTACCTGAGATCTACACGCCCTGTTGATCTGTCAATTACCTGATTCTTCTTGAGCGTGGACTGTGCCTGCTCCATGTAGTTTGGAATCTCTTCAGGAGGCACATTTCCAACGTCAACGTAGAAGACTCTGCGATCCGGTGCACGAATAATCCTATAGACGAGCATTGCGTCTTCAACCAGGATCATCTGTCTCCAGATTCTTCTGGCAGCTTCTAGGACTGATGTTCCGTATGGCAAAAATGCATCATTGCCAAGGAGCCTGAAATGAGATACTTGCCAATTCTGGAGAGTCTGATTTCCCTGGGTTACCCACCTGTATCTGACCGCAAGCGGATCTTCTCTATCAAATCCCTCCTCTCGCTCGATCTCGTTAACAGCAATTGGAAACACGTTGACAACGCCGTGCTCTGGAGAGACATCGTTAAACAAAAAGAAGTCTCCGTACTTACACATGTTCCTGACCCATGAGGTCATATTGAAGTTAACGTTCAGGGTATCAAAGAAGAGCTCGTTTAGAAGTCTCTGTATCTCAGCATTCTCTGAGTAGATGTGGAGAACGTTTCCCTTCTCGTCTGGCGAGACTGTCTCTTCGGAGTAAATGTCGAGAGCGCTTGCGATCTCAGGTGTATATTCCATCTCTTGGAAATCTGAGTATCTTGCCATGCGATCATAAGCACCGTAGGCGCTCATTGCTGTGCTGTAGACGTTACTTTGAGTCTTCCTGAATAGCTCGTATGCAGACGTGCTTACGTCGCTCGGCTTGAATTCTCTTACTCTTCTCTTAACGACTGGTCCGCTTCTGAACAGCGTTGTCAGCCGATTGAAGATGTTCTCATTTTTTGCCATATTTTAACCCCTGTAGATCCATGCAAATTCTGGTGGAATCATTCCTGGCTGGCGACTTACGCCTCCAGTTACAAGATCCCGCTTGGCTTGCACGTTCTTTATGTGTTCGTTCCTGATAATACTATTCGCTGCGCCGTTAAAGTGATTAGTATTTACTGACATTCCTGCCAACATGGCTCTATTTAGTGCGCTAGAGTCTCGAGAATGATCAGCAGATGCGTCATAAAGCCAGGATCCAATCGCAAGAGACATCACAAGATCGTCATTTTCACCTTTCATTGCAGACACTCTATTGTCCTGCCAGACAAATGTCTTCAACTCATCGTAGAATCTCGATGAATACGTGATAAGTTGCTTATTTCTGATAACCTCTTCGAGCTTTGTCAGGATGAGTCCGCGGGTCTTTCCGCTGGTATTGAACCCAGCTGTTTCTGTGCTTCCCGGCGGGATGTAATCTCCGATGTAGACTGCTGAATTCTTTTGGTAATACATCTTGGGGTAGTTTAGATCCCTGAGCCTGATGATTGTTGCATACCCATAGGTGTTATTCTCTGGGCAGAGCAAAGCTTTGTTGTACATCATTGCAAACTCGTACAGCAGATCACCAAATCTATCGGGCGCCACCTTTCCTCTGTACTCTGCGACAACTTCGCCTGTGGTTAGATCTATAACGTGAAACGTTGAGTAGTCCTTGCCGTCACCCCTGGCTACGTCTGCAGATACAACATATTTGTTCTCTGATAAGGGATACTTCCAAATCCAGACATTTCTATCGTGTCCTCTTCTCTCTATTGGGCTTCGAATATTCGAGTAAACCCACTTAAGCTCGTCTTCTCCGAGGAATGTCTCACCAGATGATGCAAAGTCGCAGAGAAGCTCTTGTGCGACCTGACGAGGAGACATATTTCTTGTCTCTTTCTCAAACCACTCTTGGTCTCTCTCTGGATGAACATCCCAGTTGAGCTTAATTGCTTTGAATTCGTTTTGTCCCGATTCAGCATCTTTGTAGAGCTTGTAATATTGTCCACCAACTCCGTTTGGAGTTGAAAGAACAATGGCACGGCCACCTGTCGAGAGTGTAGGATACAGTCCAGTCCAGAGCGTGTCAAAGTCTCTAACGAATGCAGCCTCATCAACGATGAGAAGAGATAGAGACTCAGATCGTCCTGCATCCTCAGAGGTTGGAATTGCCTTAATAGAGGATCCATGGCTGAATTCGACGAATTGCTTGTTATCCGCAGTAACTCTTGGCAATACAAGCCAGGGTGGCAAGTTTTTGATTATTGTCTTTGACTTCTTGATGAAGTTCTGTGCAACCTGCAACTTTGTTGCAATAATCAGGATGTTTTTATCTTTCTGGAATAGAGCAAGCCATACAGCATAAGCAGCAACTAGCGTTGAGAGTCCCAGCTGCCTTCCCTTGACAACGATTGTGAATCTGTTGTCAATGAAGTCTTTTACGCAATCATCTTGAAATGGATACGTCTTGAAAGGAAGCAGACCTCTTGTCGGGTGCTGGATCTTGACGTAGTTATTGAAGAAATAGACAGGATCCTTGCCGCACCTTATAATTTCCTGTACTTGTTTTGTCTTCTGCGGCGTAGCGACTGACATTAGCCACCAATCTTACACGAGGTCTTTCTCCTGTAGTATGCAGTGCGCTTTGGATTGTGAGGTGACATAGAGATCATCTCAATCGAGTCATCAGACATTATCTCTTTGAGGCCAAGCTTTCTGCCTGCAACTGCCTTGAAAGAATCCTCAACAGACTTTATTTTTTCCTTGATCTTGGCAATTGACTCCTCTTCTTGCTTTCTCACCTGATCCCTGGGATTGATTCCCATGACAATATTGCATATTGTTGAGTAGGTGAAAATTATTACGTCTCCTTGCAGTGTGTATTTAATTGAGCACGTTGGTGACACCACTGTGGAGCTGGCACCGTAAGTATCATTTAAAATCTGCCCTAAGATATTGACTTCCTGCATGCTAAGCATTGTAACCCCTAGATCGCCTTAAAAGGCGAATTCTTTCTTCAATATACATATCTATCTGCTCTTGGGATGGTCTCCACCCTTTCTTCCAGTCCTCCTGCCTTGCTTCGACAAGCGTAGTAGCACACTCTTGACACATTTTGAACTTCTCAAAATACATCCAGTCTCTGCTTGCGTCGTGTGGAAATTCACACACTTCGCAAAAGAATGGAATACTGCTAACAGGAGACTCTTGCAAATCCATCTTCCCATCCAATGTCAATTACATTATCCACAACATCTTTGATCGCGTCAACGTGCGAGATTATTAAAATGTTTCTAAAATAAGACTTTAGATTCGTTAAGAGCCTCGCGCAAGCCTCAAGGTTGCTATCATCAAGAGCACCAAAGCCCTCATCGATGATGAGCATGCTTGACTTTGGAAGAGAGGAAATATTCGTGAGAGCAACTCTGATGGCAATCGAGGAGATCATCTTCTCCATCCCAGAACCAAGCTCGATGAGTCGGCGGTTATCTCCGTAGTTTAGATAAATTTCCACAGAATTTGAATCATCGCATTCGATCTCAACTGTGAATCCAGCGATTCCATCTAGTATTTCAGATATCTCAGAATTTATTTTCGGTAAAGCATTTGAGATTATCTCCTGTGGCACACCTTTCTTTGAAAATGCTGACTCAAGCAGCTCAAGAACTCGAAGGTTGTCCTGTGCAATTGTGATCTCGTCGATTTGCTTGGTGAGCTGTCTAATTCTCTCTGTTTGCACACCGATCTCAGTTGCACACTTTATAGAAAGACCCTCTTCAATCTTTAGCTTCTCGTTCAGCAATTCAATTTGATCGCTTTGAGAAGTGTCAACGCTTGAAAGAGATTCTGCGATTTCCCTAATCTTCTTCTTTATGTCAGCAAGAGATCTGGTCTTGTTTTCCTTTCTCTCGCTAAGAATTCCAATCTTAGATAGAAAATTTCCAGATTCAATCTTTAGATCTTTCTGTAGATCTTTAATTTTATTAGCCTTCTGCAGCGCAACAATTGGGCTGTCTTTTTCAAGAGAGGCGGACCTGTTCTTCAGGATGCTGATTGATCTATCCTTGCTGCTTATCTGCGATTCCAGGCCGGGCAGACGTGTCTTGTTCTTGTGAGAATCACAAATAAACTGACACTCTGGAAAGCTTCCCTTGCACGGAACATTATCAAGAATCTCAACTGACTTAAAAAGAAGGTCTCTTTCTTTTGTCTGAATTCTTAGATCCTTTTCTGCAGATTCAATTTTTCGAGAAATATCCTTTTGATCTTCTGCAGATTGCTCAAGCTCTGAAAAATTAACTTGTGCTAGTACTTCATTTGCTCGATCTAGCTTCTCAACTACTGACTGGTGCTTGTTTGATTCTGCGTCAAGCTCCGCGTTGATTCTTGCGATTTCTCTTTCTAGCACTGCCTGCTCAGACGTTAGTCGAGACAGATCGCGCTGGTTCTTAACAGCGTCTTGAGGAATCTTTCCATTGATATCAGAAATTTGATCCCGCAGTCTTTCTGACTCACTAATGTGCTGAGCCTTCTTTTCCTCTAGTTCAGATACCTTCTTGCTACAGGATTCAATTTGTGACTTACAATCTGTCTCACTTCCTGCTGTCCTAATAGTAGACTTAAAAGGAGAAATATCTGACTTTACCCTATTTTGAAGCTCTTCAAAATAATCTATATCAAGAAATCGAGTAAGCATCTGCTTTCGAGCAGTGGACTTCTCGTTGATGAAGAGATTCATGTTTCCCTGGGGAGAGAGACATGTATAGAAGAAATCGTCAGATGTTCCAATTAAAGATCGAAGAACTTTTTCAGTTTCACGACGCTGCTCGTCGTTTAGGTCTACCTTTTCCTCTCCTACAAGGTTTGTCCTAGAAAGTGAAAGTGTCGTGCTTGCCCACACGTCTCCCTTCTTGGGATAATTCTTGATTGTCTCTCTGCTGATCTCGTAGTCATCTGAGGATACTGATAGATCCACCTTTGCCTTGCAAAATTCCTTCTTTACATTTATGACATGCAAATTCTTCATGCTTCCTCTGTCCGTCGTGTTGAACAGAGAGTAGACAATTGCACCAATTATGGATGACTTTCCAGATCGATTCTTTCCAAATATTCCTGTAATTCCTGGCATTGATCTAAAGTCTACGGAGTTTCCTTCTCCGTATGCAAATAGATTATCAAATTCAATCTTATTGAGGTCCCACTTGACATTTCTTACAGCATCTTCTGCGCCTTCTCTAGAGGTAAGGTAGTACTCAAGCTTGGATAGTGCTGCCTGGCTAACCGCTTCTGGTAGATTCTTCCTGTTGATGAAATCAACTAGAGATTGCTTGACATTTATTGACTCAGATTCAATGCTCTTTCTCTCGTCTCGAGTAATTGAATCAGAGTGTGTTTTGTATGTGAGCTCAATAGGACATACCTTGCTTTCAAGCAGGCTGCAAAAGTTTCTGAGCCTATCTGTGTCTCTAGACTGTACGTCAAGCCTGACCCTTGAGCCTACGGGAAGCCGCCTAATTACGTCTTCTTCGCTAGTATTGTCATTCCAGACGACAGTAACGAATGGGTTTCTATTTTTAACGGGATGAAATGATACATCAAAATCATCCTTTGATCTAATGTCCCAGAACAAGAAACCCTTTTCTGCGTCTTCTGAATAATTCTGCTGGATTGTTGATCCACAGTAGGCAATTGTGCGCTGGCTGTTTAGAAACTGTCGCTTGTGTATGTCACCAAGAAGAGAAAAATCAAATCTTTCAAAGAAATCAAGATTTATCTCTCCTTCGAGCTCATAATCTGTGTCTGATCTGGCACCCCTCACAGATCCGTGATAGAGCGCAATATTGATCTTTCCCGGACTAGGCTTAATATCTTCCCACCCTTCATTATCGAACAGAGAGAATGCATGAAAAACAATATCGGGATCAGAAGTCTTGTAGGATCTCGACTTCTTCATGAGCCTAATTCTTGGATTTTTTAGAGCTGCAATAACGGGTGAGATTGCATCCTGTCTGTGCTTGTTCATGATCAGACCATCATGGTTTCCAAGCAACACATCGACAGGGGCTATCGAGGCCAGAGAATTGAACCACCAGGTCAGCGCGTCTATAAGCTCTGGGGTGATTCCTTGTGTCTTTGAATGGACAATATCCCCGCCGATATAGATTAAATCTGGCTTAATCTCGCGCAGCGTTTTGAAGGCATCCTCGAATGACTCACGATATTCGGAATGACGAGCGAGGCCCCTAAAATGTACATCAGCGAAATGTGCAATCTTCATGTTGCAATTTTAACACAAGTCTATCAACTATTCAACGAATAATTGACCTAAAATTTTCTGCAATTCTCATGATGACATCGTTCATCTCTTCATCCTCGAAGCCATCATCATCCATGGAATCGTAAACTGATATTGCATCACCAATCATAGAATAGAGAGCGTACTTGGGTGTGATAAAGTCATCATTTCCAGAACAAGATTCACAACCGCAGTCACAATCGTGATCAGGATCGTCAACGTCTCCTGGAAGATCTTTTCTCTTGTACAGAGCATCGTCCTGGATTATGGCTCGTATTACTTCTCTAATGTTTGTCATGAATCTAATTATTAGAACACTGAGCCGCTTCTAATCAAACTTATCTTTGACAGAAGTGATGACTTTTCACTCCACTGCCTAAGACTTTTATCGCAAAGATCGATCTGGTCTTTGGTCATTGATCCGACATCTTTTTCACTTCCAAGAGGAAAGATCTTGACATTGCATCCGTACGACATTAGAGAATCGGCAATCTTGTTTGATTTTTGAACAGCATCACTGTCAAGAGCAAGAACTACATCACATTCGTTTGCAACCAGTCTTCTGAATAGGGCACTATTTTCGGGGAGGGTAGATCCCAATAGACAAGCACCATTCTTTCCCAATCTAATTAGATCAAACACACCCTCCACAAGATAGACAGGTGAATCCCAGTCAATTTCACACTCATTGAAAATAATCTTTGTCTTGTCAATTGTTGAATTAACATACCTAAGTCGAGATTTGTCATCAATACTTCTAGATACAAAGTAGTTCTCATTTCCGTCATCATCAAGCGAGATGAAAAAGACTCGACGCGGATCTTTTCCTGATGGAGTCATTCCGACGCGATACCTGTAAAAATCAGACTCTAACAGACCCCTAGATTTGAGATATGCAATTACAGATCTAACATTTGGATTCTTTGACTCCAGAAGACATGCAATTGGAGTAAAACCATCCGGGTATTCGAAGACCTGTTCAACAGGTTCAATCGATTCTAGATCAAACTTTTGTCCAAGGAAGTCTCTTCTGTATTGCGCAACTGTGTCTTTGCTGTAGCACTTTCTGAGAACCGGTAGAAGTGTTTTTCCCTTCTCTCCACAAACCCAGCAATGAAAACTCCAAGACGTTAGAGAGATTGAAAGCTTCTTTTTCTTTGTGTCCTTGCAGACGGGACACGACACAGCAATGTCATTTCCGCTTCTTGAAATAATTCCTTTGCCAAAGTTCTTCTCAACGAAGGAGATTTTCTCAGTAAAAGTTGCTTGCACAAGAAATCATTGTGTGCAATCCTATTCTTTACAACCCCGAAGTCCTGCAAGCGCTATCACATATGCATCTGCCATATCGTAGGAGATCTCTTTCTTTTCTCCGGTCTTCTTCTGCGGCCAACTAACCTCGACTCTTTCATCGACCCATTTGAATACTTTTTCCTTGGTTGAGACGCTTTTGTCCTTGTGATTAATCTTCATTTGCAAGAAATTTCTGGCATTTGTAACATTCAAGGATGTTGCAGTGACTCCAAACGACTTATATGAGATAAGATCACACGCGCCGTTAAATCGGGCAAGAGTATTGATGGTATGCGCTGAAGATAGACCTCTTCTAAACGAGCTAAGGTTTTGCTCTATAAAAACTGAATCAGCTTTATATTTTTTTGATATCTCGTCAAGAGATTTTTCAACGAGAATGCACTTGTCAATAAACGTCTTTTGATGAGTAAGAACTATCGGCTCAATAAGAAGAATATCTTCGTTTTCGTCAAGGCAGCACACACCTGTACAAGAAGTAGAAATATCAAGCCCAATAACACGTCTAGAAGTCATACCTCAGCCTAAAGACTAATTCATCTCCTTCTCGCTTTTGAACAGATTGTGCAAGGCGTGCTCGCATGATGACATTTAGGTTTTCATCATGCAAATTTATGCCAGTAATGTATGTGAAATCATCTGCTTGCTCAGATCTGTTCTGTGTGGGCGGAAAAGACTTATATGTCTGATTTGTTGATGAATTCAAAATACCAGGAGATGCAGGAATTGTAAAGCTTGCCACAGTCTTTCTTACTTCCCCTCTAAAGCTCATGCTAAATCCATTTTTGCCAAAGAAGGGAACGTGGGGAGATAGGATTGCAACAACTCCATGAGAATAAAATATTGCTCCCACTCTATTCCACTTTGCTGGGCTTGATAGCGTGTTGGAGCGATAAAGATTTCCCCTGCCGTCATCTCTTAGTGTGATTGACATTCCTCCTGATCCTGAAAGGCTTGAATCAGAAATGACAAAGGATCCAGGTGTAATTCTGTTAAGGTAGTATGCAGCAGGAATTGTGAAGAATATTGAACGATTGGATGATAGATCTACGTTTGATGGCCTTGTAACGTCTTCATTCATGTTCTGAAGAAGCGGTAAATAGACTTTGTAAGGCAAGTCAGTGATTTTATTTGGCGTTCCATCGTAGAGCAGTTCATCGTACTCAGTCCCTCTGACATATGTTCCCAGAGGCGCAAGCCTTTCAAGAGATATGAAATTTTCATATGTCGAACCATTTATTGAATGAAATCTTGATGAATTGTCGCTGGACAGCATTTCAAAGCTTGGTTCAAAGGTGCCATTATCACAAGGAAGTATTGAAAAGTTTCTTTTTCTAGCTACTGTCTGATTCATAAGATAATCATCAAGTGACTGAGTCCTATAGTCTCTGCCAGTTGTTGATAATTCAGAAACTTCTGTTAGACCAAGTGCTCTTGGCTGATTTGATTGTGCAAAATCAATTACAAAGTTATGCAAGTTTAAATAATTTGCATTGTATCCGAGAGATAAGTGGTAAGACACAGGGCTGTCTGTCTGTAAATAATCAAGCTTTGCTGGTGCGAAGTAAGATTTCAATGCATTGACTGAGGATGTGAAGAAGACAGGCAGGAAAAAACTTGGTCCAGCTACACCCTCAGAAAGGCTGTAGAGAGAGTTTATTTCTTCTAGTTGATCATCAGATAAATACCGCTTAAATAGAGAAACGTGGTGGATCTCTGCGTTGAGAGGGTGACTGAATTTGTATCCTGCCGGATCTGATGTGGCGCCATCTGGGTCTATATCAGTTCCATTGTCAGTCGCTGCTGCAAGATTGAAAAACTTACCAACAGCATCTCCGCAATCATAGTAGTTTCCAATGAATAGTGCATCATTTGTAGTTGTGCTAGAAATGCTTGCGGAATTGACATTAAACGACTTGCCAATCTGGTCAACTCTTATTGATCCGCTTCCGTAGCTTCTTGTATTAGATCCCCACCTAATTGTTACTCTGTGCCAGGTGTCTCTCTTTAAAACTTCATCTGATGAAAATATAAGGTCGTTTGGAGATGACAGAGGTAGAAGACCAGGATTTATGGAAGAAGGTTGCCTGTTTGCACTCTGACTAAGCTGTAAAAGTATTCTAAATGTCTCGGGATTATTATCCGGACCTATCTGTGACCCGCTTATGAGTGAAACACAGATAGAAGATGACATGTGAAAAATTGTTCCAGCTCTAAACGATCCTGTCTCTCCGATGGGCGCCTTTGGCTTGATAAAAAAGTCTAAGGTAAAAGCGCCTGCAGGAGAATATGGTTTTCTTCCCAGCGCATTTGAAAAATTAGGATATATTAGCGCAGATGCTGTCCCAAAATTACTCGATGATATAAAGTTTAAACAGTGGTAATTGGAATATCCGTAGAGAGAAAAAGGATTCTCGTTAATTTGAGATGGTATCAAAAAATTCTGAACTACTTTTCTCTGAAACGCTGTCCATTCATTGATCTCTGTTTGAATATCTCCGCCCATGTCTGGAGAATTTCTGGGAATTTGATTTGGGAAGACAAATCTAACAGGATAAGTTGTGACGTATTGTCTTCCTTCTACGCTTGAAGCTTCGACCTTTTCTAGATATGAATCAATTGAGCTGGTAATATTGGAATCGCCTAATTTATATCTAAATGATGCTTCAAATAGATCATCATTGTCAAAGGTTATTGAAGTTGTTTCAGAGAAGACACTACTGCTCCCAGCTTCCGTAATGCTTTTTAATGCGTTTGAAGGCTTCGTTGCAAGCCTAATGCTACCTGTGAGGCCAGAAGATGAAGAAGAAAATGACTGACTCGGCTGTAACAGGAGCGTAGTTACTTCCGTGAGGTCTGGCCTTACAGGAATTACAGACATATTACCTCAGTAGTCGAGTCTGACTCTAAAAGATAGCTTCTTTTGTTCGTTTTTCTCGACGGGACGTGAAAGCTTTGCGACTGCTAACAAATTGTCGGCTGCGTCATACAACCCGATGGTTGTTATGAAAGTGAACGAGGTTTGATCAATTGCCCCTTCATCTATGACAACTATTCTTCCATCGTCATCGGTGTATGTAGGATTAGATGAATAGTTGAATTCATCAGCCGCAGCTTCACAGAATACGAGTGTTGAGTTTATCGTGGTAATATTTTGGAACGTGATAGAAGTGCTATTTGAATCTGTTGCATTTCCAAATCTGACTGAGGCGACATGATCAACAATGTCATCAATCGAAGCTGACACTACGAAGTCAGGAATGAAGCTGGCAGATACATTTCCTGCAGTCCAAGTTCTTCCCATGAAAGTAGTGCCTGCTGCAGTTGTAATTCCTCCAATAGTATCTGCTCCAGTTGCCGCGCTAATTGTTCCGCTCATGTGCTGGTCAGAAAAGAATACCTTCTCCATGTCGAGAACAACTACGCCGTAGTCGTAGAATATGAGTCCAACATTTTGAGCTGTGTTTGATGCATTCACTAGGTTTGCTACTGTTCCACCGTACGTGTACTGGGGAACTGCGCCTGCTCCGGCATCTGTGATAATAAAGGATCCTGAAGGGTTTGCCTTTTGAATGTTGCTACCCGTATAGGTGTTGAAAAGGGTAGCTTCATAGCCGCTCACGCCTCTTGATCCATCCAGAGCTGCTGACGCGTACACTTTCATTGCAAAGGTTTCTGGCTTAATTGAATCTCTAGAAAATAGCCGCTTAAACGGTAAGAAGAGTGCTGCGTCTATGTAGTCCGATGTTGTGGCATTTGTGAAAGGTGACGTGAACTGAGAGTTAGCATTTCCAAGTAGCGCCTGTGCAAACTGGTTGTACACTTGCACCTTCTCTCTCATCATTGCCGTATTTGAAGCAAATGTCAGCTTGCCTGCTGTGTCAACTCCGTAACCGGGAGATCCCGTAACAATGCCACCTGACACGTAGAGGCCTACAGTCATGTCGAACATTTCGTTGGCTGTGGCAAGAGTGAAGTCCTGATCGAAGACCGTCTGGAATATTGATGAAGTTAGAGAGGCTGCGCCAGATCCTGTAACAAAGACCTCATAGCTCTTTCTCGTATTTGATCCGCTAACACTCTCTTGAACAATATCAACAAGCTGGTTCAAAAAAGACCTAGCTGTCTTAATATCTTTTGGTCCGATTCCCTTATAAACTGGCATTTTTATTCCTTAGACGGATGTCGTGATATTGACTTGGAAGTCTGATCTCTGACCTGAATTTCTTCCGATGACACTAACATAGGTTGAAACGTACGTAGTGCCCGGAACCTTGTAGGCAGTCTGCGTAGCTGCCGGGACTGACTGCGGAGCAAGGCTGAAGGTTAGCCGCGAAAGCGGGTTTGTAGAAGCAGTCGAGTCAGCAGGAAATGTGTAAGAAGCTATGCTTGTTGTAGAGATTGAAACCGGAGTTGTAACTGTGTTCGATGATGCACGCAAGAATCTGTTATCAACATTGACGAAGAAGTCATCGTCTATTAGTTCGGGAGGACATGAAAATCCATCCTCTATGCTAAGGTCGACGCTGATTGTCTTTGCTGTCTTGCTAGCAAAATCTAGCTGGACAATTCCAGTTGGACTCAAAGAAAGTGCAGGTAGATATGTGATCGTGTTTGAAACAGTCGAAATGCTCAAAAGGCTGTGGCGCAAAGCGACAGATGGGTTTGTAATTGCCTCGAAAACAGGCGTATTCTTCTCAATCTTTTCTTTCCCAACGGTTCTTCCATACTGCTGGACTATGCCATAGTCTATTCCATCATCTGCAAGAGCAAACTTTGTGATCACGAATCTGCCTTGAGATGCAAGCAGCCTGCGACCAGCGTCTGTTAGAACAGCATCTAGAATTATGTTGTTCGTGGCCTGATTTAGAAAGCCCATTTTCAATCCTCTCTAGTTTAAATATCTACAGCCTAAGTTCGCAAGTTAAAATCAATCTGCTGTATAAAATCGACCAATGCTAGGCGGAATTGAAGTTGATGAAATTTCATTATCATTTATCAAGATATCAATGTTTTGACTCTGACCGATGTTCAGTTCTGTCATACAAAGCTTGTATGCAACTGATCCTGCATTTGACTTGTTGATGAAAGATATTGAATATCCGTCCCTAGTAACATCGGCATATTCAGGATCGAAGTATATTCTCACTCTGCTATGTCCGCTGTCTTTTATCAGATCACTAAAAAAATCCTCTAGAATGTTTATATTCGGATAGGGTTTGGGAGCGCTCTCTGTAGAAACTCTTGAAACAAGTATTTTTCTTGTTATTGTGTCAAATCTTACTCTAAACTGTTCAGAATAAGCTGAAGATAGTCCGTGTGCGTCTATTGCACACAAAGCGTAGATGTAGTCGCTATTGATGCTGTTGAATTCAGCGTCTATATAGTGCTTAATTGGGCCACTTGACAAAATTAGTCTGCTCTCTGGAACATTCTCGCCTGATGTGTAGGGATAAATGCTCTGATCAAAATTTATCTCAGCAAGCAAACTAAATGGGTCGTTAATGGTGCTTCTTCTGAAGACTTGAAATCGCTTTATGTCCTTCGTTGTGTTTATTGGAAAATTCCATCTAATATAGAGTCCGTTCAGAGTCTGCTGAAAAGAAATATTGTTTGGAGGATTTGGAGGAACGTTCTCAGTGCACTGAACTGTTGTAACGACCCCTGTTGAGGCTACAAGCACTGCAGAAACATCAAATCCCTCAACTGATCCATATTCATTTTTTCTTGCCGTGATCACGTAGGTTTTGTAGACAGTTCTAAGCTTGTACTTGTATACACCCCCATACCTCACAGCAGCGTCTGAGTAATTCCAGGTTTTTGTAGAAATTCCTTCCTTTATAATCGCTGGGTATGTAAGCGTAGATCCATCGATTTGCTCTCCGTACTTTTCCAATATGTAACCAACCACAGTTGTCTGGTTTGTTATCCCAAGAAATGATAAAACAACAGCAGCAAATTCAGCGTCAGATCCCTCTTCTATTCCTGTCGTGTAAGTTATGTAATCATAAAGTTGACGCCCAGAGACATATTCGCTGCTTATTGGAGTAACCGACACATCGATTTCGTCTTCTGTGACAGAATATGGATCAGCTGAGACTTCTGTTCTGGTCCTATCTTGCACAGACTGCGCACTCTCAAGAACAGATGCAAATTCATCAGAATACGCTGAGGCTTGCCACCTTGTTGCAGTCTTTGCTACGTCTGCAACAAAAAGATCATTTATCGAAACGCCAAGATTCAATGCTTTTATATCATTCTCGTATTGTAGGACGACTTCTTCTTCTGTCTGAGATTTTGAAAATCCGTAACCAGCAGCTTGAAATCCTGCAACATATAGAAAGTTTCTCTCTATCTCTGATGTTGCAGTAGATCCTAGAGATAAACTAGTGTTGTAAAAAGTCTCATCAACTGATGTATCATTAACAATGATACTTGAAATTTTTGTGCTAAACGGCGCATCTTCAAATATTATACTGTTCGAATTATAGGCGTTGGTAATTGTTCCAGCAGATACAGTTTCAACAGAGTACGAGCCACCACCCTTTCCACTTATGTTTACCTGTCTTGGATATACAAGACGCTCATAATTCTCAACAATAAAATCATACGCGTCAGATTCGGCATCGAGATCAGACAGAGACGTGGTTTCAGAAGCTCCTTCATCTCTTGTATAGTAATTGTATACAAAGTCCGCAGTTACAGATTCATTCTTGCTTAACGTGACAAGATAAAATGGGATGCTTACTGAGCTCGTGGCCTGAAGTACATCAACATCAACAATATAGCTCGACATCTACGCCTCCACCTTTGTATAAAACTGAGAGACAATATCATTGTACTTGTCTCCGTCTACAACTAGATATAAAAGCTTGTCAAATACAAAGGAGCACTCCATTTCCTCGAGCATTCTAGTTGTCATAAAATCCTGATGCATCATAATCATCGCTCGGAGCCTTGAATATATTAGCTGATTATCTGTTGTGTCAAATGTGAATCCCGCAGATTGAAGAGCAGCATCTGCAATTGACTCTTCCGGATAAGGATCAGATCTCAGCGGTGATTTAGTAGTTGCGTATCTTGGATAGAGACCGTAGATGTCTTCAACATACGCTTGAAGCGCTGCCTGGACGACAGCGGCAGGAAAATCAATCGATCCATAGTAATTAGTTGCTTCATTTCTTGAAATTATATTGAGAGATCCTCCAGTTTCTGAGATTTCGTATATTGAAATTGAATCATCAGAAGTTGAAGAGACCTCGTTGGGCAGAGTATAATCATCGACTACGCCCGGAATCTTTGAAGAATAGGGTCCTGCATTTTCTGGCCTATTCGTTTCAGACGAGCTTATATAGCCGAATCCTGAATAATCGATTCTATTTTCTGATTCATCTACAGGATCAGCAAAAACTCGAACATTGTAGTAAAAGCTAATATCTTCTTTTGCAAGTCTAAGAAGCTCAAGATGTCCATATGGCAAACCAATTACACATATTGATAAATTCTCCTTTTTAAGGATCAGGTCTTTGAAAGCTGCTTTTACTATTGACCTGTAGTGTCTTGATCTAGTTGCAATTGATGAAATTAACGTCCCAGGAACAAAGTTAAGATATCTGCTTGTGCGATAAAGAGCTTCAACAGCTGACTCAAGCGTTAGATACCTTCCTACTATTTGTGCTGTCTTCTCCTCGCCATAGATCTCCTTGATTTTATTGTGAAGAGATATGACAGATGAGATATAATTGCTTTGAGCTGAAAGTACTGTCTTTTGATAGGCAATGAGAGACCTAAAATCTTGATACATCTGGAGTGCACCGGTTACAGGTTTTCTCAGCTCTTGAAGAAGAGAATCTATGTTTGCTCTTTGCTCGTTGGTTGGTTCACTTCCTGTAATTTCTACAAATTTAGAAAAAGAGACTTCATCAGCGCTAGTTGCCGTGAAAATAGACTTCAAACAATCAATCGCAAGAGCAATATCATGCTGGTGCCACTCAACGTAGCAATCGTAATCAACTCTGAAATATCCAGAAATTTTTATTTTTGAGAGAACTCTGAGAAACATGATAAAAGAAGCAAATCTTATTTGTTCAACAATTTTTTGATTTGATGATATCGTAGTATAGTTTGCTGTTAATTCATTTGTAATGTTTCTAAACGTATCAAACGATGACCCTTCAATACAAAGGTTTTTGAAAAAGTCTGAAAATGAAGAATAGGTTGGTACAAATTCTAGTTTCTTCTTTGAAGATATCCCTTCTAAATGAAATCCCTCTGTTGAAAATTCATACCTCCCTAAATCAGACATATTTTTAAATTCAGCATAAGCAGGTGAAAATACAGATTTACCAGATCTCACAGAGAAAGGATAGGCATCTTCATTATGAATAATAGAATACAGCTTTGCAGCCGCAAATTCAGAGTGTGTAGCAATAGAAAATAGTGCCACTCTAGACGCAGAATAGGTCTCATACGTCGACAGTGAATCAATCTCATTGCTCATCAATACTGATTCTTCAAAAAAGCTGATGTAGTGATCAAAAAATGTTTGAAAAATTGTCATTGCGCACTGATTTGTAAAGAAGTTTTTATTATCAGATACAAATCCATCCAGATTTGAGATAATTTGGTCTATTTGAGTCTTTAAGGCTTCTAATTCGGGTATACTCAAAGAAACAATCGAAGATACAGGATCTGACTGTTCAATCTCTGATGTCTGCAGTGTTTCATCAAAAAGAAAAATCTTCTTTCCAGATGATGTTTCTGCAACATACCTAATTGAATCACTGGAAGTGTTAGAAATTGACACAATTTCTGCTGATCCCGGGCTTATCGATGCAGGAATTCCAGAGTTAAGAAGTGATCCTATTTCTGATTCTGCTATTAGAGCGGAGAGAACTGGAACAACCTGCTTGTAGAATGAGTAGTTATCCACCTCAGAATCAAGACCAATAATCGGAAGATGTGATACCTTTCCATCTGATGAATAGAGATGTGTATTGACTTCATATTCAGCAACGGCGTCTACGTAAGAATCCTGTACTCCGTACATTCTTCCTTCAAATCTTGCCAACTGTCCTGCATAATAGACGCCGTTGGAAGAAAGTCTAGAAACAGCAGCAGCAGCAGTTGTATTAAAATCAATTGCTTGAAAGTTTTTACTTACTGCATCACCAACTAGATCAAGAGTCACCTTGGCAAATTCTATCCCTTGACAATTTTCAATATTGTCAGCTGTCAAGCTGGTTACAGGAGCTACTTTTGCGTACTCTATATCTTGATAGGGGCTTTGTATGACCTGGTCTAGAGAATCTGGAGTATAGAGCCTTCCTTCTAAAATCTGAGCCAGAACAGCCTTCATTAGTTGATACTGTCTTGCCGTTTTTGATTGTGCTGGGATGACTGTTGTGTCTCCCGTATCTCCTAAAAGCTTTTCACTCAAGCTTAGTATAATGTCTTTACCGCTATCATATTTTGTAACATCGTCGTCAATGTATTGAACTGACCTATTGTTTGTGGTTGAAGAAGTAGTTGTTTCAGCTGTAGGCAGTGTTGCTGCAAGAACAATTTCACCACGTGAGACATTTGATTCTGATGTCGTTGTTGCAACAGCTGAGTCAACTTTTTGCTGCACATCCTGGCTTGGTGTGGTTATGCTTGTCGTAGAAATTACAGCCTGCTTCAGGCCGGCAATCTGCGGCAGAGAAGTCGCGAGAACTGTATACTTCGATGTATTTTCGTCCCGTATTTGCCCAAGCTGAGCTTGGGCATCCGGATTTTCAGAATAATATTGATCTACAACTTCTTGTGCTCTAGTAATAGTAGAATCTCTAAGAGAATTCTGTAAATCGTACAGAACTCCTAAATTTGATACTTCTCCGCTCTTTTCATAAAGATTTTTCAAAGGAACAATGCAGACAACCTCTGGAATTGCGCTTATAACTCCAATCTGCGAAATCTCAGAATCATAAGCTGACCTATCAAATTCGTAGACTGTTGTGTCTGATTCGACAGTTGAATCTGTGCTCGATGTTCCGCCGGATGATGCTTCATCTGTCCCGCTACTTGTGTAGTCAGTCCCGTATCCTTCTCCCTCTATGATGTCTCTAAGATTTTCTAAGTCAGGTGAAGAGCCTCCGCCACCTAGCCGTCCGCCAGTCAATGGAACAGATTTGAGTCCAGGCACCAATCTGCCCTTGCCAGAATTTACCAAATCAGTAAACGATCCGGCAAAACCCCCGCTCCCGAGTCGTCCGCTAGCCGATCCTAGAGTTGTAGAACTAGGACTTCTGCTAGAATCAAGTGGGCCAATACCTCTTTGACGCGTTTCCCGGGATGGTTGTCCACGAGTAGTCCGAGCATTCAATTCGGGTGCTGGTGACCCAGTCCCGGGAGTTGAATTAAAACCTGCTGATGGTGCGGCAGCGCCTGCGATAGCAGCATTCTTGGAGGCTCTAAGCCTGACATCATTTGAACTCTCTCTGGCACCTGTTTCGATTCCAGACCCAGAAATACCGCCTGATTTTGACACTTCTTTGGTGCCACGATTTTCTTCTTCTGCGGCTCCTGCTCCCTGTACAATTAGATCGACGGATGTATTGGTACCAACTTTGAATGGCATTTTATCTTCCTAGAGTTGAGCTGCCAGATTCGACTCTTGTCTTTCCGACATAGGGCGTAATGATTATTTTTGATGGATCTTTGTTTCCAATGAAAAAATACTGAATTCCTGCACTAATTGGGTTGCTTCTTATTTTTGTTCCATCCATGATAATTTCAAAGTGATCGACCTGGCTAATGTTTCCTACAAAAAACCACTTTAAGTAATTTCCTCTCTGAGTTCTTAGAATTGTAATATTTTTTACAAAACTTTCTGATATTCTTTCCCCGGGAACCAAAACATCTGAAAAAACTCCTGTTCGACCAGCATAATATCCGAGATCTGCCAAAGATGAAGCATTTCCATATTTTAGTGTTGAATTTCTAATTGCATCTCTAGTGAAAAACTTTGAGCTGAAGCTTGATCTAGAGAATTTTGATCTTGTTCCTATTTGCTTTGATGCAAGATCTACTGTGCTTTTTAGATTAAATGAATTGTCCGCTGTGACAGATTGTCCAGCTGCAAGAAGCTCCAATGCTTCAGGGGCTGATCTAACTGCGACCTCAAATCTATAAATGCACGGATCTGTATCAGGGTTTCGCAGGGAAATTTTTCCTGTTTTGTAGACGCCCACCATTTCTTCATCTCCCGTTTTTTGAGAAATTCTAGAAACAAGCACACGTGTGATGGGCTTTAGATTGTTTGTCATTTTTTCAAGATCGTTAGAAAGAATGCTTTCTAGCCCCAAATCCTTGAGATCTGATACAATCTCATCGTAAGACGTAGATGTGTTGTAGTTAACGTTAACATCAAATGAAATCTCTCTCCCCCGTGATATCTCGCTGATATTTGATCCTGTTGAATTTGTAGATATTGCCGCAGTAATTTTTGCCAAATTATCAAGCTTCAAAGCGGGAACTATTACTTCAGATGGGCTAGATCTGAGTATTCCAGCGTCATCAATGTAGTCAACTGTATATGTGTATTCGTATTGGGGCTTTCTTGCAGAGTCTGCTAAAGTTAGTGAATTTTGAGAATTTGACAATGATTCAACAAACTCTCTATTGATGTCTGATATTCCCTGTCTATAAAGCATGACCCTTGAGACTGTCTGGTCGATTGATGATACAGAAAAAGAAACAGATGAATCGCTCAATGAAGCCATGTAGAAAGGAATCTTCTTTTCACTTTTGGCAAAAGCTGACTCAAATTCAGAAAAATTTCCTATTCCTTGCTGCTGTATTCTAGAGACAGGACTTGCTCTAATAATATATTTCTGATCACTATCGGGTACATCAAATACAACAGTTGCATTTCCGCTCGCATCAACGCCAGATGAAGATTGCTGCCCAAAGGGTGTGTAATCAAAACTAGATTGTGCATCGCTCTTAATCAAAAACTTGAATGCTCCAGTATTTGGGTCTCTCGTAGTTGCTGATGCGAAGATACTTCTTCCTCCCTGCCTTGTAACTGTTAGATTAAAATCGTCGCTTGGCAGATCATACCTGTTTATCATCTGTGCATGATCAACTTCAATTGTATCGATTACTGTTTCTGATCTATTAGTTGCAATATTTACAGCTTCTATTGTGAAAAGGTCTCCTATTCCAGATCCAGGTATTTCAATCTGATAGGAAATCTGTGATACGGAAAGATCTGGTCTATCAACGTATTTTTTTGCAACAATCTTTTTTTTGTCCAGGCTATTTGCTATTTGTGAAACTCTTTGTGCATCAATTGACTTCATCATATTTTGAGATGTCATGACTGATTTTTTTACAGAGACCGATCTGTCTCTCTTCTTTGCTGCAACAACTTGTAGAACAATATCTCCAGCTAGCCTTCCTATTGTTGATAGGTCAACTGATATTTTGAATTCATAATTGAAATATGTGACGCTTCCCTGGATTCTATGCGAGACTATTTGATATCCGTTCTGTCCTACAAATGACACATATTTTGGTTCGAGTTTTCTGGCTGCGTACAACATTAGTCAAGCACCACAGTAAAGAGGTTTAAGAAAGTAGCAGATTCATACTGATCTGTCTGGACTTTTCCAAAAAATATTACTCGCTTGTTCTGGCGTGCTCTATCTGTTAGATCAGTTACCTCGCCATAATCAAATGATTCAAGCTTTGTAACTCCATCAACAGTAATTTCGTACATTTGCATGACTATATCATTGCTTAGAGATGTATCTTGGAAATTTGAATCAAATCTTTGCTTTATAGGATTTTGATCAGTGCCAAATATTTCATTTTTCATATCTTCATATGTGTAAGAATTTGACTCCTTTATATTCACAAATGTCCCAAGATTAACGTCAGTATCTCCGTTTTTAACAACTGGCGGCAAAAACTTGAACTGTGGCGAATTTGAAAATCTCCTATCAAAGAATAGAGAATTAGCAGTTCCAATGCTTGAAATAATTCCTAGATTATCACTGCTATTTATTGTAAAAGATGCTGTTACAGGATTAATGACAAAGCTATCTGTATCATCAAGCGGGTCTCTTGATCCAATTATAGTATTAAGCTTATAAGCAGCCTGAAATGTATTTGTTAGATCAATAATTGCTGATGAGAATGATGAGCTAAACGTGGGATTAATTCCGTTTATTGCGAGACTTCCTGAATATATTGTGCCGTCTGATCCTAGCGTTGAAGCATAGCTACTAGATGCTAGAACAATTGTCGGAATGATATTTCCAGAGTCATCTGTGACAACAGCAAGCATGTCCTGCGGGAGTGATGCAGGAGATTCTAGATATATCCTATCAACAGCAGAATCAATAGATCCTGAAATGCTGCTTGGATCGTAGTATGTCTGCCCATCTGTAAATGAAGCATAGGCAACATTGAGTCCGCCTCTGGCCAGCATGCTCCTTCCCCACGGCGTCATGACAACATCCATAACCCGGGTCTTGGAATCGAGAATCCCCATTTATTGCCTCTAGATATAACTATTGCAGGCCAAAGCTTCCCGTAACTCCAAATATGAGATTGTTTGGTCCAAACTTAGGAATATAACTAGGAAGAGTACCTCTATTTTTAGTCTGACCATCATCAGAAAAAGGAACTGAAGCTGTGCACTCAATGCTTAGATTGCTGCACTGTGTGAGTTCTCCGTCTACAACATTATCAGATGATGCACTCACAAAAGTTGCAACTACAACACCCCTTGCAACTGTGTCTCTTCCCTTGACCTGTGTGACAAATTTTCCGTCTCTTGACTGCTCAAGCATGTCTCTGACTTGGCCGTATCTATCCCTTCTGTATACAACGCTTGGGCTTTGAATTCTTGGATTCATAAGACCATATCGAATAGATGCAGCTCCTGTGTAGTTTTTTCCATCTGCTCTACCGACATCAACAGTTGGAATATCTCCGTTGTAATAGAGTGCAAACTTTGCAGCATCTCCAGAAACCGATGATGCAAATGTTGATCCCATCGTGTCATAAAACATTCTCAAGGATATATTTTTTATCCTATTCTGATTTCCTATGTTTTCATAGGTAAAACTTCTCTTTAGAAGCGTGTTGTTGGCTCTATTGTCATCGAAAGCAAATCCGTTAGTGGCGTCCTCAATAATAAGAAGCCTGTTTGGATCCTGCGGTGCGGATGAAAATATTGGTCCAACCTGCGTGGTATTTGCGAGTCCACCAGATATTACAGGAACAGGTGGAACAAAGGTGTCATAATAGATCTGTTCCTGACTTACCATTCTAACGTTTCTTTGAAGTGATCCAGTAATCCACCCCTCGCCTCTTGAGGCTCTAGCCACGCGCTTTCTTTCTCCGGATAAGAAGTCTCCGTAGAAAATGTTGTCAACGTAAGAACCAGAAAGAACCAGAGGATCAAAAATGTCAAACTGGTCAATAGGTCCAATCTCATGTATGTCTTCGTGTATCGCGTCTGATCCACCAATCTGATATGAAGATATATCAAATGCACGACCCCTGGCGATCAAAGACCCATAAAAGATGACACTTGTATTTCCAGGCCTGATCTCTAGTCGAGAACCTGTGACAGCAAGTATGTCATTGTCAATTCCATCGTATGACCTGCCAGGAGATAGCATATTGGAATTTGCACCAGACTCTATTCCAAAAATGATCTCGTCTTCGGGAAATATGATTGCAATTGTCTCTGAATTTGGATCATATTCTGAGACTGTTCCCACCTCAGTTCCAGAGGTAGAAAATCCGCTTCCTGAATCGATTACTTGGCTGGTTCCTTCCCAGAATGATGTAACCAGAGACCTTGGGCTCGCCTGCACAAACTGATCCAAGAAAAGAGATGGAATGCTTCCAGACCTTACATTCAAGTTCTCAGTTGTGCTAACTCTTCCAAAAGATCCTAAGCTTCCAGAGGCTCTCTGTCCTCCAGTCCAATAGTTCTGGATGAATACTGATCCAGTTACTTTGCTTCCTCCTGAAGCTGCATCACAGGCATACTTTGATGTCGTTCCAAAAACACTATTGAAAGTGAGAGGCCTAAAATTTAGATTTATGTTAAAATCTTGCTGGACCTCAACAGGCACACCACTTGACGAGGCTATGTTGTGCGACATAGAAAATGGTGCAGCAAAACCATAGCTATGAATTGGTGTCAATCCGCCCGATACTATATCTAACGTAGGAGAATTGTAGAAACAAAACGACTCTTTTGCAATCAGATATCTGATACTACTTGATATGTCTTGCTTAGAGTCGTTATCTGCGCTTGATCGATTCTGGACGTAGACGAAAAAGACATAGTTGTCAATGTCCCTGCCGAATCCAAGATCCATTGTTTCTCCGGATCCTGTCGGAGGCATCTGAGTTCTTCTGACCCTTACTGGAATATCGACAGATATTCTATCGACAGCAAGAGCAAAATCAGAATAATCTAACATCTTAAATGTTTCATTGGTCCTAGCGTGATATCTTGGCGAATGAGGTGCACCAAAAACAGATGTTGGCTCTCCTATGGTGTGATATCCTCTTGCGCGAAGTGCGCTTGCATCCTCAGGAACGTAATACGGTCCTTCTGAAGTTATGCTGTATGGACTGCTAGAAAACTGAGAAAGGTAACTATTGTTGTTCTGTGTCAGCTGAAACTGTCCAGCTACTGCAGGTGCTGCAGAAACTGAAAGTGATGGGTCATAATTAATTATAGAATTTCCAGTTTCGGGATCTCTTGCAGCAACATCTATCCAGTTTCTGCTCGAAGGGTTGTAATATACGAAACCAGATCGCTGGGTCAGATAGAGCGGACCAGACGGATCTCTTGCTGATTGTGCTCTATTGAGCTTTGTTAATTCAATTGCATTTTGAGTTGGCATGATAAAATTTACTGAAACCTTATCATTTGCCCGGGCAGAAAATCCAGGATAAACTGACTCAGGAAATCCTTCAATATCTGATCCTGACTTGTAAGCTATTGGACCAGCTCCTGTTGACTCTCTATACAAGAAGAATGTAGATCTCTCTGTAACAACTGCTCTATCCTGATATGAGTTTCTATCCTTGATGCTAGCAGTAACTCTCAATGATCCCGTGAAGAACCCTGAACTTCTTGCACGAGTCGGAGTAAGCATGTAAGGAGCAGATACAACTTGATTGTCTTCAAATATTAGTGTCGTAGCGTCATCATAGGGCTTAAGAAAGCTTTCTAGATCTTTCTGGCCAGATATTCTCTGAATTGGTGGAAAGATATTCTTATTGTCAAGATCTCTGATATATGCTCTCGGTGAAACATTTAAAAATCTGCTACTCATCTTAGAAGTCCTGCAAATGCAATTGAATCTGTTCCAAACACGGAAGAGTACAAGGTAGTGCCAAATGCACCAGTCTCATATTCAGAATCATAGTCACCTGTATCAATTGTATACCCGAGGCTGCTAGTCAAGGGCATGTCAACAAAAATATCAGTTACAGACTGTTTTGTTCCATAAAATCCTTCTCTTGATATTCCTAGCTCAGATGCGCCTCCATCAAGAAATGGGTCATAAGAAACACCAGTACTAATTCCGTCTATAGATTCCTTTGAAACTTTTGGTCCTCTTGTTTTTTGAGGAATTTCTTCGTTTACAACATAGCCTCGCGGCCTTATTTCAAAAATTGTAATCTTTCCATCTGTGCTAGTCTCTGACTCAAAATCAAGAGTCTGACCTCGAATTATTTCTCCAGAGACTAGAACCTGCTCTGCTGTCTTTCTTTCTACTTGGTCTGTAAAAGAAGTTATGTCAAGAACATCAATTAGCTGACCTAGATTAACAGGCTTAACCTCCTGGTCAATCATTCCATCGCTTGACATTTCAGCCCACTGCCCAGAAGATATGAATAGAGAATTTTTTCTCTTGTTCATATCTCTTCCTTGCCTTATCTCAACACCGTATCCTGTTTTGCTAGGCTGGAATGTCGGTGCTGTGGTTGTAGGTGCGGGAAGTTGCTTAAATTGTCCTACGTCATAAAAGGGTTTCATCTTTAGACAGTTCCATCAGCTGGTTCGTAAAATCCAAATGCTTCAGAGTATTTTGCGTAGTCTCCGTCCATGTTTGTTGTCATGAATGATTCTTGAGAGTAGTATTTAATCTTTCCTCTTTCGAGAACATGAGGCTCAATTATGTAATTTATTCCTAAAAATTTTGTTCTCTTAGGGAGAATTGATTCAACTAGATCGGTCAATGCAACATCGACCCAGCGAAATACATCATAAGTTCTAGCAAGATCAATCTTTCCTGTTAATCTATTGAAATAAACAGTAGAAAAGTGATCAATCTTAGAGTATGAATCATTAAACATCTCAATTGGATTTCCGAGAGAATCCTCAATGTACTGAGTTGTCCCAACAGTTGTCATAATATCTTCATTTAAAGCTTTGACAGCACTATGCTCTATTGAAAATCTTACATCATCAACAATCTCGCTAACGTCATAAATTTCATAGACAGGTCCAGAAATTGTAAGACTTGAATCTGTTTGCGTTGGCACATCGAGCCCTCTGACTCTAACCTTGTTGGAGACCTGCTGTAGATCAAATCTTGGAGATATTCTATCAACTGAGGCTAGATATGGAACGATAACACGTTCTCCCGATCTGAATCCAGACCCTGATAGGTGTAGGCTATTTTGGCTGAAATCGAATATTCTTATATTTCCTGCGCTATCAGAGGATGTAGTTGCCTGGTCACATGATGCATCAATTCTCATTCTCTGGAAGGCACCTGTCTGCACAAGATCAAACCCTAGACTGATCTCCGGATTGCTGGTGCCTATGCTTGCAAAATTTCTTGCATGTTCGATGAAAGAAGAATCATCTAGTCTCGAAGAGAAGAACTTAATGTGTGAAACTTTTCCAGTAAAATTTGAATACAAAAAGTCTGGCTCGCTATTCAAGAGACGTGTAGATGCGTCTATGCTCTGCGACCCCACGATAATTTGAGATCCCGATGCGTTGTATGAAGAGTCTATGCCCTGGAAGGCGCTATTGCTGTATCCAGTTGAAACTTCAGTGTAATAAGAAGAAGTTGAGAAATAATTTGCCTGATTTCCAACCTGTCTTGCACACTTTAGGGTGTATAGTGAGGCACTCAATCCAATTTCGTCGTTCCTTGCTCTCTCTAGGCCAACAGTCCACCTCTCTCCATCAAAAATATTTACACCTGTCAAGAAAAGAATCATCGAAGCAGGAGCTACTCCAGATGCTTCCATTGAAGGCTTAAGCCCGAGCCTTAGAGTCCCTGATCCCTGTGTACCCTGTACGTAGATTATATTTGCATAAAGCGAACTATTTAGAGCGCTTCCGGTACCTGCGAGCCTCATGAGGCTCTGAGACATCGGGTGATTTAAACTCTTGTCAAAAACATAGGAGGCTTCGACAAAGAACGACCCTGATGTCATCAGTCCGTCATTTGGATTGTTAGATATACCATGAGGCGGAAAAGCAGCTGTATTTACAAAAGAGCCGCCTATCTCAGGAAATCCTTTTTCTACTCTGGATGCAGACAAAAAAGTACTTACAATCCGTGGAGAATCTGTCCTAAATCCGGGATAAGAAATTGACCCGGATGGAGTAGTGAGACTTCCTGAGAAGTTGACCATTGATGTTACTTCAATTGTTTGATCTCTAAGATCTGCAAGTCTAGCTTCTCCAGACATTCCATACTCTCTAATGGTAAAGAAGTTCTCAGGAACTATTCCTGACGATAGCATAATTGACCTTACTGCTGATTTTGTTCCTTTTGCAGAATTAACGTAAGACATGTTTGAAATAATTCTACGCCAGAGATCATCTCGAAGAGATCGAAGCGTATAAGTTGTTAACTCATCATCGTTGACATTGTTTCCAAATGAAAATTGCTCTGTAGTTGACTTTGCAAAGAAGTTTGGAAGATCTATTCCAAAATAGTCGGCTGCATATTTGATCATCTGGCTGTTTATCTTCTCTTCTTCTCCTAGCTCAACAGCCAGAAGATTAGACATGCTGTCAATAAACTGCTTGATCTCATCAACCTGTATGGACATCAAAGAGAGAGTAGAAAGGAGGGGAGAAGATCTTGGCATCTCTCCAGTTCCTGGAATAGAATCTAGTTCAGGAAATTCACCAATTCCTGAATCAAATCTGGATAAGCCGCTTGCGATAGCACTTTCCTGCAAATAGTGAGCCGGCACAAAATTTGTTACAATATTTGGATTCTCTTCATCGTAATCTGAGGCACTCGTGATCAGATTATTAATCTCTGTTTGAAAACTAGAAAAATCAGGATAGAGAACTGGACTATAATATGGGTTCTGATTTGAAAGTGGGACTCCGATAGAGCTTGTCATACGAAGGTGCTGTGAGAAATTTAAAATTTCAGAATGAAGACATTCTCCAGAATAGTCTAGTGCTACATTATTCATGTCATACGAACCGCTTGGTTCATCAAATCTAAAATAAAGCTTTAAGCTAGAGGTAGAAAAAATCTGACAATTTTTGTATTTCTCAATATTTTCTTCAGTTCTCTGGTCTGTAAAAAATCTCAATTCATCAATTGCGCCGCTCAGGGTTTGTCTGGGAAAAAATCTGTAGTCAAATATCTCGTGTAGACTTCCGCTTCCTATAAAAAGACTTGAAGTGTCAAAACTAAGTGATCCAAAATCCTGGTAATCAGATGATGAACCTACAAGATTTTGATCAACAAATATTTTTGCTCTTTTTCCTCCATCTTCATCAAACAGACAAGCTCTGACGTGTGAAAAATTTCCCTTTGAGAAAGTTCCAGATGCTATCACGTATGAATCAGAAGCTGAGGAGACAAGAAATAGAATTCTACAGTCAGACGTTGAAGCTGATTGTGAGATAGCAAGCGTGTATCCCGCAGAGCCTTGCAGTCTCTGAACAATAACCTGATTATCGTTTGAAATAGGGGGAACATAAAGATGTGCCTCTATCTCAAAGGGACTTTGCCCAATAACAATTGCTGCTTCTCCGCTTGCGCCAGGTGCTTCCGGAAAACTATAGCCCTTGTATGGCTTTACCTCGATGTATGTACCACCTGTCCGTTCAGTTACTTGAGTTCCAGAGAAAAAAAGATATCCTATATTCTTTGGAACACTATCAAAAATGTACTTCTCAAATCCTGTAAGTCTAAAGAGGAATTCATCTATTTCTGCACCAGATCCTGTATATGGGTACTCATTTATCGACTTGTACAGAGCAACATCCAGCTTTGACCGGGCAGGAGAAAAGAAAGTGTGATTGCTAAATTTAGAAAAGTCTAATGAAAGCTGCTGTGTAGACTTAAATCCTGCAAGATATGAGTCTATCACAAAGTTGTTATCAGAGACATCGTGGTCAGCTAGTGCTGAATTACTTATGCCCCTTCTAACAGCATTTGTAGTTGTCTGGCTTTTTCTTCCTCTAAAAAGAGGAGGACGCGTTCTTAAACGAGGCATCACTCCACCCTGAATTTGGCGGCAACATCATTGATTATGATCTCTTGCCCTTTATTAACTATCTTGAAGTCAAATGTATATGTTCTACCTTTTGGCAAAGCTGACATATAAAGATCAAAATAGTGTGAAGTTGAGTCATTGGATGTTTGCGTGCCAGGAACGTGGAATGGAATAATCACATCGTCGCTTTCAAAATCTCTAACTCTATAGTAGCAGCTATCAACAATGACCCCTGTATTCTCAAGCGGAGTCTTTACCGTAATTACGTTTTTTGTGAAATTTTCGATAAATAATCTAAATCTGAATTTTTCAGTTGTCTTGTATGTCGAACGCATGTTAGTAATGTTGACGAAATATCTCTCTGGATTTTGCTGAAAATATGTTGTTTCTCTGCCGTCTATGCTTAGGGCACCTGTGGCAAATTGAACTGTTTGATCGGGCGAGAGCCACTTTACGCCAAATTCAAGTCCAGTCGCACTAGTGCCGGTGAGATATGCTCTTATATCGGAATCAAAAGAGTTTACCAAGAATGATGACTTATAAATTCCTGTAATTGGAATGTTTCCAATCTTGTATTGTGATCCTGAGAAAACTTTTGTGATACTGCCAGATTGCAACTTAACCACAACGCAATTATCTCCCACAAGCTGTGTCAAGCTTGATCCAGATACGAGATTTGATGCGACTCCTCTTGAAAAAGAGTTTAGAAATATTGATCCAGTTGTATTAAATTCAAATATCTGCGTCTTGTCAGATATAACGTCATTGTATGTGACAATTAACTTTGGTCTTTTGGCAGTATTAGTTGTGTTTCTTGATGCAAATCTCTTTACAAATCTAGACTTGGTATCAGATTCCTGGTCAGAGATAAAGGATACTCTGAATCCGGAATTTGAAATAAAACCCGCGAGAACACCTGAGACTATTTTTGTCACATTTACATTCAAGTCTTCCTGGCCTGTTGAAAAGGATTGAACTGATGAAAAGTTGACAATTCCTTTTCCGTCGTTTAGATTTCCAGATGTTATTATATCAATATCGTCGCTTCCAAGCAGCCCGCCTGCATTTGCACCCGATGCAGACCATGTCACGACTGTTCCTGAAACAGAAGCAGTAATGAAATTTGTTACATCAATGTCTTCAAATCTTACAACATCTCTTCCTGTTCCTTCATCAAAGCTCTTTGAAAGGGGATATACGACTAGAGAAAAATTAGTCGGTGTCGTCTGTCCTCCGAAGACATCATGCAAATACAGGCTGCATGTAAAGTCATTTGAATTTATATCAAACTCTCCTAGCGTCATTGAAGAGCTTAAATCTGAAAGATCAAAATGAAGAAGACCTCTGCTTATCTCAATTGGGCTTGTCTCACCGGAAAATGTACTTTCATCATATAGCTTAAAAATATCAATCGTTCCTGCCTGACCAGTATTGGAGTCAGTTGCCCGCAATGTATTTGATATTATCTTGTTTGTTATGTAAGCATCCTTGTCGGCCTGAATTATTCTGTACATAGTCTCTCCTAGATTGCGTTTCCAATGATGTCTGTATCTGGATATTTGACTTCAAATATTCCACCAGTAGGCGGAAAGAAAACGCCCCTATTTATTGATCTAGCTGGGCTAATCGAAAAAGATGAATAACTCCTTTCGTCAACATCTCCTGTCAGGCTAGAAAAGCTGTAGCTATCTAGTCCTATAACTCCATCTTGATTGAGTATTAGATTTATTAAATCTGAGACTCTTATTCCTCCATCGATTTGCATGTTTTTTATGTCAAGGTAGTCTTTGAGGGCATTATTTATTTTTGTTATTATTCCTGATTTATCCTCTCTATCGTCAATTATAACTGTGTAATTAAATCCAATATTTATGATCTTGGAATCAAGGACATCAAATGAATCAGATATCACTCTGAACTCATTTATGTAAGTTGAAATATTTCTCTTTAGAGTGTCCGGAGATTGTGTGAGATATCCATCTGCATCTCTGCTAATCACAAACAAAAGTGAAGAAAGTGGATTAACTGGGTTTGGCTGTATGCCTACCCTAAATGCCCTACCAAAATTAGTTGGCATTAAGAATATTCTTGCTATCAAGTCTTCTTTTGAAATCACTCTATTTTGAGAATTTCTTACACTAAGAGCAATACTTCTTAGATCTTCAAGCGTAGGTGCATCTTCACCACCTTGCGCAGAAGACAGATTGTTAATCAACAGAGACGACCTAACACTAGCAACTTTTGAAGGAGTAATTCCGTCTTTGAAGTGGGTCAGCAAGTTACTAACCGACCTTATGGTGTTTGATGAAACGTTGTGAGATACACCACCTCCGTGTCTATACCTTGTTCTAATAGTGGTATTCATGGGAGTAACTCCCATGCTCTTTGATCCAAGCAATGAATTTGGATCAATTGAAACACGAGAAAATACTCTCTTGTCACCGTAAAGAGGAAGAGATACTTCGCTCGGATCCGGAAGTATATCATCATCTAGTGTGTCTGCAGCTCCCGATCCAAAGACAATAGTAACATTTCCAGAATCAGCATCTGACCTTGTAATAAATCTATAAGGGGCCGGAACAACAGCAAGCGCATCATCGACTGCATCTGTATCTGAGTTGTTATTTTCAACTGCCTTGAATACTGTGTCCTGTGACAAAGCATCAACTTCATAATACTCATTCCCGTCAGAATCTCTAACCAGCAATATTTCGCTTACATTAGAATTTGACAGAGAGATTGTCTTGAATGGTGTAGCATCAGGACCAAACGTAAATTGCTCTTCAGTTATATCGCCAGATGACATCAGCCCTGTTCTGGTGACCGAATATGTTAGCGGATTTCCTGTTGAATCTGTGCTAGATATTGTGTAGGTTGCTTTGTAATTTCCAAAAGAATCCAATTCTGAAAAATCAATATCGTCCAGAAGTGTGAAAGAAATTCCAGTATTGGATGTTGCTCTTGTTCCCGCTTTTATAGTGGGCAATTGTCCGTTATTTGGAAGATATCCCGCTGTTGAAAGCTGTGCATCAACTGTTATAGTAAAATCAACATCACAAAATGCTGGTGACGCACCCTTTATTTTCACACCTGCGAGTCGTATGAGTCTCTCGACGTTTCTTCTCTCTACTGCAGTATCAAGGCTAAGCTCATTAAATTGATGGTCCATATAGAAAGATGTGATATCTCCAATGTAAGCGACTAGGTCAATAAGCATTCCTCCGACAGACGCTTCTGAGAAGTCTTGAATCTTGTCAGGAAAGTATATCTTTGCGTACTGCAAGAGTTCAGCTCGAAGGCTGTTAAAATCCTTTGCAAGATAGTTTCTTTGTCTTTTTTGCTTCAGATTTTTCTTTACGTCTGTCAGTGACATTTTTTATCCGATGTTTGTGACAATAATTTCTACTGTTTTCTGGCTGGTGGATGCTCTAGGTATAGAGAATCTAACCCGTATTCTTATCTTTGAAACACCATTTTGATCAGTTTGCAAGGCTTGTGTCTCAAAATCATCAAGGCTGATGTACGGCATGTATCTTTCTGTCGTTTGCTTGACTAGAGACATTGCTCTTTCATCGTAATCAGGTAACGCCAGCCTTTCTGTCAAGAGAGATCTTAGATTTGCACCAAAATCAAATAGAGGCACCCTCTCTCCGTGATTTGTTAGAAGCATATTTCTAAAATTATCAACCATCTGGTCGATGGCCGCGCTAGACATTTCAAAGGGACCTCCAAGCTTTCCAGAAAGAACAATCGGCGTCAATATTCCTACGGGTCGAATCTGCGCAGGCTGTACACTCCTGGGGTTATTTGATAAGTCTCCAACACTCTTAAAGCTTATTGCTGCCATGTTGATAACTATTTGAGTATGATGCAGTCATCGATTGTTTTAAGAAACTTCAAGAATCTTTGAAACAGACGTTGCAATCAGTCCTGACCCTAGCACAAATCCTACCAATGTAACAATGAAAGATTTGACAAAGAAAATAACAACACTGATTGTTGACGCAATCTCAAGTACAGCATTAGGATTAATATCAATAGTTGCACTAATTCTCTCCCAGATGAGGCCAAGAAGAGCTTGAAGCATGTCTTTTACTGCTTGAACTATATCCGTAAAAATTTTCTTAATGGCGTCAACTAGCTGCAAAATAGATTCAGTTGCTTCGCTTATTGCTCCAGTTATTACTCCGGTTACAGTCTCGATAATTTCTGATGGTATTTTTAAGAATACTGTCATAAGCTTTATGAACTTTGTAGCAATTCCATCTTGTCCATCTCTTTCAACTGTTGCAAAAAGAGGAGTAATGCTCAGAGAAGGATCCAGGAAAGAAATGTCAAGAACAGGAAGGCTAAAGTCTGGAACTAGAGATAGAGCAGCATTTTTTATATTTTCTGCAATTTCAACAATTTTCTGTGTGATTGTGTCTTTTGCTTCTTCTATTTTTGAAATTACTTCTTCGACTGCCTCTCCGGCGCGGTCTAGTGCCTCTTCAATTGCAGACTTTATTATCTCAAAAAATTCTTCAGCTTTTTCCAGGGCTGCATCTATTCCTTCAGAAAGAGAATCAACTATCTCTTTTAATTTTGAGGCAATCTCTTCTCCCTTTGACAAAAAGACACCAATTTGAGAGACTATAATATCTGTTATTGGCGAGCTTAGAATTGAGTTTATTGGCTCAAATATTGCAGAAAGCTCTGTTAATATTATTGCAATAGGTCTAGTTGGGTCAAAAAGAAATGGAAAAGCAGCACCCGTGTCTGGCACGGTGTCCAGGCCTTTTGCAATACTAGAAAGCAATCCCTCTACGTAATATGCGTTCCAAGCAGGATATTCGCTGATTACATCTTCTGTGGTTCCTGTCTCAAATTTTCCTAAACTAATTGAGCCCGGAGGAAGGCTAGTACTCCCAAGAGTAATTCCATCTCTTAAGATTCCTACAATAGAATCTCTATATTTTGATATCACACCGCTACTTACAGAGTCACCATCTAAAATTCCAACCGTCGACAACGTTCCCATTAGGTAACCTTGACCAAAACCTTGGTGGAAAAAATTCCAGTTGCAGGAAGAGCGGGGGCGCCAAGTATTCCTCCTGCTGTTGAGACAAGAGATGGTGCTGCAACTTTTCCTGCAGTGACAACTGAATCAACAGAAGCAAGAATTGCTCCTGTTGCATCTTCGCCGCCCAGCTTTATGATTCCCAGAGAGGAAGGCGTGATAATAATGTCTCCATTGCTCTTTAATATTATGCTAGATGGATCAGAACTAGGTCCGACAAGTATTTTCATGTCCTTTCTTGCCTGTATTCTTACTGAGTCCGTTACGAGTGAGATAGTTGGAGATTCTCCTGCATCATCGCCTGGCAGAGAGTAATAAGAATCAGCATTAAAACCACTTGATACAACAATTCGAGATGAATCATCACTCTTTAAAGTTCCAAGACCAGAAGTCTGCAAGGGCTTGACAGATTCAACATACTTGTCTGCGTTTGTTATCTTTTGGCTTTCAGGAAGCTTTATTGTGTCTGATAGTCCTGCAACTATGTCTACTGTTCCAGTTCCTGGACTTCCATTGTTTGTCAAAACTATTGCAGTCCCATTTGATCCCTGCAAAGTTAGATCAACTGATTTGCTCTTTACAGAGATAATTGGTTCGCCAATAAATTCTGATCTTGCATTTGAATTCTTTCTAACATCTGCTAAATTTACTGTAGATGAATTTGGATCATAAAAAGTGCTAGAAGTTGTCTGCGCAGCATTTTGTGACTTTAGTGAAAGGCTATTGTAGAGATCTGCACGCAAATCGTGAGTAAAATTTAAATCATCTGCAGATTCATTTTGAACTTTTCTTGATAGCCAGTATGGAACAAGATCTGCCTGCTGACTAAAAACCCAGACTCTCTCTCCTGACTTAATCGGTAGTCTTATATGAGAGAAAAATGGATAATGGATGATTTTTTGAAGGCTAGATTTGTCATCAACAATGGCTGCTATAATTGTTCCATTTGGACAATTTTTAAAGAACTTTTTGTTAGTGACACCTGTGAGAATCTTAGTGATTTGTTCAGAAGTTAGAGAGCTATAATCTGTAATGTAGTCTATGACAACAGCCTCTCTAAACATTACTCACCCTCGTTGATTTGGCTGAAGATTGAGTCAGAGTCTACTGGCCTGCTCTCCTCGCTAGTGATTATCTCAGCAAGCTTTATGAGCTGATCATTTGCCCTAGACATTCTCTCAATGTACTTGACAACAACGGGACCAAGTATGCTGTGATTTGCAGCGTTCCCCTTGAGCTGAATGAAAGTGTCAGTAAAAAGAATTGCTGCGCTCTCTCTATCAGCCAGCGCATTGTTGTAGATTTCTGACCACAGGAGTTTTTTCTTATCATCGACTCCTTCGAGAGAACTTAAAAGATCATCAAATTGAGCAACTTTCTTCTGTCGATTATTCAGAATGTCAATCTGATCATTTATCTTTTCCATCTCTGATTTTTTACCGGCCATCTGATCTCCTAGTCTACAATGTCAAATTCACATTCAACCATCGCTTCTCTATAGTGCCGTTTAATTGATGACATTGCAGTTGATATCTGCTTTGTGGTTAGGTTTGTCATCTCTCTAATATACACAAAAATTGCACGCTTATTGAAAAAATCAATATCATCAATGTTCTGGAATATCTTAACAATGGCGTCCATGCACATCTTTTCATGATCTTGAGTTATTCTATCAGATACCTCAAGAAACATCATCTCAAGCTGCTCGGACTGAATTGCTTTCTTTCCAGCAGATCCGTATATTTCAAATGTTGGCTCAACAATATCAATTATTTCAATCTCTGGAACTATTGTCTTATCATCGATATTGATATGCTTCTTTGTGTGCTTTATCTTCTGTCTCATCTTCACAATGATCCAGTTTTTTGCAACAACGTTGAAGTATGAGAATGCTTTTGATCCTCTCGATGCGTCAAATTTCTTCAACTTTTCATACAGAAAACTTACGCAATCATTCTTGAATTCATCGACCGATACATGTACATTTGCGCCATGAATGAATATTAGATTCTCAACAAGCTTTCCAAAGGCAGGCAGGATTTCTTCTGTGTAGATTCTATCCCTCTCTGCCTGGTCCTCTTCACTCTGGAACTTAACGATTGCATCATGAGTTCCTGAATGGAAATAAAGCTTTAGGTCGTTCTTCTTTGGTCCGGCGCTACTACTTTTCTTTGCTCTCACCTGGACCTCCCATATCCGTTATTGAGTTAGCTATTTTGAGAATCAGATCTTGACACCCTTTTATTTCAGAAATTACCTGTCTTACTTCAACTGAATCAAAAAATACAGGTTTCTCAAGTATCTTAGAAAAGATTGCAAATTTTTCATCAAGTGCATCGAGGCATTCTTCCACAGCGTCTTGCATTTTGAGGATAATTAATCCAAATCTTACGTTGTAGTAGATGGAAACGCAAAGAAGACAAAAATTAATTGCGGCAAATAGGTAGATGACCACATCAAGCATTACTTAATATCTCTATAAATGTCCGCTCGTACATCTTGAGAATTGAATCTCTTGAGAACTTTGATCTGCACAAGGCAGAAAGCTCTCTTGCCCATTGAGTCGGAGTCTCACTTGAATCTCTAAATTTTCTTATCTTCTTTTTGAAGATATCTTCAGAGGGATTTGCCCACTTAGATCCTGCTACGAATATTCTTCCATCAATTCTTGACTCTGGAACGTCTATCATGTCGTGTTCAATCTTTATCCACTTTCCAGTATTCAAGAACTCTGTGTGGGCAGACCAGCCTGTTGCAATTACAGGAAGCCCAGAAGCTGCTGCCTCGAGAAGGGGTAGCCCAAAACCCTCGCCCCGTGTTAGGCTGACAAGTGCCTTAATCTTTGGATTTCGATATAGCCTAGAAATTTCCTCATTTGTCATATTTCCATGAATAAAATAGACAGGAACCTTACTAATTGATCGAATCTGAGATACCACAGATCGAATTGCCTGGGATGTCATTCCCTTGTCGATAGTTGTGCCTCTTCCGCTATTTGTCTTGAGAACAATTCCTACGCTCTTGTCATCCTTAAATGATTCACATATCCACTTAATTGTATTCACTATGTTCTTTCTATCTACAGACGAATCAACAGAGGTCAGCTGGCTTACTATCAAGAAATTGAATTCTGTTCTTAGCGGTATATCGAGATAGGAATCTACCTTTTCAATCTCCTCAATGAACCACTCGGGAATTACGTAGACAGGAACATTAATTTTTCCGGACTTCTCGAGGACGCTTCTTGTGAAGCTTGATGGGACAATAATTGCAGACATCTTATTGCAAGCTTCAACCCATGCAGGGTTACAAACATCCGTCTCAACAGCAGCTGTTATTCCTACGTTTATCTTTGCAAGTGTGGGAGTCCACTCATCGGGTAGCTGAACCTGGAAAGATACATCAAATCCCGTCTGCTGGTCTGTTGATCTCTTCATTACATCGCCAACAAGCCCGCCTTCTGCCTCTTGATCAATAAACCAGGAGGTATTTCCCCACTGTACTATCTGTGTAGATACCTCGGAGGATGGTATCTTTTTTACTGCCTCAAAAACTTGTCTGCTGTGCTGCCCGTATCCTGAAATGCTCAAAAGCGGAGCACGAACTACGATGCGCATCAAAACTCCTGAACGCTATAGGTCTTTCTATTTTTCTTCCAGTTCTCGACGAGATTTGACGCAGTATTGTGCCAGTCATCTACAGTCTTCTGGAAGCTAAACTCTGATCTTGCATAATTGAAGACTTTTCTTGATAGATTCTGTCGTTCAACATCAGAAAGCTCATACATTTTCATGATTCCAAGTGCAACATTTTCATTTTTAACGTAGTCTTCGTAAATGTAGGGAACGCTCTGCGAACCAACCAGAGTCTTCAGATCGATGTCAAGACCGACGCCATTGTGAGATCCGTCTCTATGATCAATAGCTTGTCTAGTCATGCCACCTGTCTTTGCAGCAATTATGGGAGTTCCTGCATTCATGGATTCTAGAGTTGCAAGACCGAATCCCTCAGCAAAGCTTATGTTAATGCAAACGTCTGAGATGTTGTAGAGAATATTCATCTTGCTGAACTCTAGTCTCTCTTTTGAGAAGACTATATTATCCTGCACTCCTAGCTGCTCAGATACTGCGTAGAGATTTGGTCCCTCTTGGTCAAGCGGGTCTGTATGCATAATGAGAGTAGCTTTTCTGTGACCGTGCTTCTTTTGTAGATCATCAAGGAAAATCTTCCATGACTCAATGACGTCGCTTGGTCGCTTCCTTCTTGCGTTTCTATTCACCCATATCGCCACAAAATGATCTGCGCGATTGCTACCAAGAAGCTGATGTCTGTACATTCTCTTCTCATGCTGCGAGATAGGATAGAATAGGTCAGGCGGCAGCGCATGAGGAATGAAGTTTGTCTTATCCGGGAATCGATCTTTTATCATGTCATATGTTGCATAAGAATGACAATTTATTAGATCTGTCGCTTCATATAGCGAAGAATTGAAGGAAGGATAGGGAAGATTATCCCAGACATGCCACCATGCAATAGGGCATACCTGGTGAACTTCATCCTCCATTTCAAAGAGCCAAATAAAGAATCTTGGATCTGTGAATATGAGAAGCAAATCGGGCTTCTCAGTGGCGAGTGTAACCCTGATTAGGTCTCTATTTCCAAATCCGTCGATTGGCTTGATGATGAAGTCTTCATTAACAACGACTGTCCTGTAATCTGTGTGCTTGACAGCAGCACCAAATTGCCTAAATGTCCAGCCGCCCTTATCAAGCATGCCGTTCACGAGATGTCTTGTCTGGGTTCCTACACCCGAAGTGGATAGAGCGTGATCCGATAGAATTAGAACTTTCTTTTTCATGATTCTCTAAGAACAATAGGCATTATCTAGCACTCGTAAATGCTGGAAATTCAGCAGATCCTGGACAATGATCGGTTCCTTTGAACTCGCAATATGTGCATGACATTCTATTCTTTAGATACTTCCCAGAAGAAACTCCATTAATCATTGACTTTACTAGCTTATTTGAATCATCAAGCATCTTAGGCCCAACAGATATTTCAACTAGTTCGCAAGACTTTCCCTTCTTTGATCCACGCTTTAGGAGAACAAATCCGCACTTTATCTCTTTGGGATCAACTTCAAACTTTTGGCTTGTATAGAACTTGTAGAGGGCAAGCTGTGCCTGAACAAGAAAATCTCTTTTCTTGTCTGACGACCATCCTCGAGCGCTGGTAGTCTTCCAGTCTATAATCCAGAGCTTATCCTGCCCCCTTTTGTTCTTTGCCTTTATCATTCCATCGACAAATCCCTTAAATTTAACATTAGAATCTTGAACAGATTCATATAGTGCATGCTCTGATGCAATAAATTCCCAATCTGGGAATGTCTCTGACATAAAATCAGGAATATCTTCGATGATCTGCTTGGCTTCCTTTACCCAGGTATCAGGATTATTGAAACTTTTTTCTTTCCATCCATTCCGTATGCTTGATTCCAGCCGATCTAGATTAAACTCTCGGGATTTGAGATAGTCTTCACACTCAGCGTGGACGTGTGTTCCAAAATCGATATTAGGGCTTGGAACAAACTTATCAATCTTGTCAATATAGACTAGCTTGTGACGCCAGGAGCATTCCTTCCAAGCCTTTACCTCAGAATAAGAAACATGCGGTTTTCCAGTTGGAAAAATCATTTAGTCCTCATGTTATCTTACTTCGCTTAGGAGTCGTATTCAACTCTTTTTGCTGACTGCTCGACCAATCTGGTGTTCCCAGTCTCTATCTTTTTCTCCGCGGACCTCTAGATTCTTTTCCCACGCAGATACCAAAACCTTTGGATCAATTCCGTTCTTTCTAGCAACTGATATTAGTGCGTTGATGTCCTTTGGGAAACAATGTCCGCCAAATCCTCTTACATGGTTTCCCTCGTGAGTTGGAACCGGGCCAGGAACAGACCAGTGGGTACTTCCTAGTCTAGTATCGAATTTTGCGTACTCTACAACCTTGTCATAGTCAACATTGAGACCGCTAGCATCAAGAGATTCACAAATCTGTGAAATCTCGTTAGCAAAAGAGACTTTCACTGCAAGAAAGCAGTTCGTAACGTACTTAACCATTTCAGCTGTGGTCGAGTCTGTCTTAACAATTGGTACACTGGGAAATGCTCTCTGGAAAACATTCTTTACAGTGTTTATCTGCGGTCGTGGTCCTCCCAGAATAATTCTATTTTGGCTTCTCATATCATTCAGAGCATTTGCTTCTGTTAAAAATTCGGGATTAAAAACTACGTAGAGTCCATTTGAATTATATTTTTCATTCCACGACTCTGTTGATCCCGGAGGAACTGTAGATTTAATAACTGCAATTCTCTCACCCGGGATAGCAGCAAGCTCTTCCAGAACGCTCTCAACAATCGAAAGATCAGCTGATCCATCTTCTTGCATCGGAGTTGGAACACAGACAAAATATACCCCTGAAAATTGTGTCCCTTTTTCTGGTCCCACTCTTTCTGCGTAGTCTATCATTCCCTTTAGAGACCAAAGATCAGACATCTCAAATACACCAGGGACTACTTTTCCAGCTTTATCAAAAGCATAGACAGTAAATCCTCGTTCAGAAAATACAGTCGCAAGTGAACCGCCAACAAATCCTTGTCCAATAACAGCTATGCTCATTTTATTTTCTCTCTCTCTGCAGCAAGATCAGATTCATACATTAGCTTTGCGAGACTCTTGAACGTAGTCTTTGGTGTCCATCCGAGCTTTTCCTTGGCCTTGGTGCAATCTCCCTCCAGCCAGGGCACCTCGTGTGGTCTCCTGAGCCGATCATCTATGATGAGATGCTTGTCAACATCAAGGCCGGCAATCTGGAAGACCTCATCAAGGAACTCTCTAACTGTATGAGTCTCTCCGGTGGAAATCACGTAGTCATCGGGCCTGTCTTGCTGCAGCATGAGCCACATTGCCTCAACATAGTCCTTTGCGTATCCCCAGTCTCGGAGCGCATCGAGATTTCCAAGAGAGATATTGTCCTGGAGACCGAGCTTGATCCTTGCCGCTGCAAGGGTGATCTTGCGGGTCACAAATGTCTCGCCACGACGAGGGCTCTCATGGTTGAAGAGAATACCGGAAGAAGCGTGGATGCCGTATCCCTCGCGGTAGTTACGTGTTAGACCATGAGCAAAGACCTTCGCGCATGCGTATGGCGAGGCCGGCATCAGACGTGTCAGTTCATTCTGGGGGTGTTCCGGGTTGTCACCGTACATCTCAGAAGAAGACGCTTGATAGAATCGACAATTTGGTTGCATTGTGCGAATGCACTCTAGAAGTCGAAGCGGTCCCATGGCAACTGCGTCCACTGTCTCTTCCGGAACGTCAAATGACACCCTGACGTGTGACTGTGCAGCGAGATTGTAGACCTCATCGAACTTCTGGTTCGAGAAGAGCCGGTAGAATGCTCCGACATCGTTCATTGAGCCGTAAACGAGCTGGAAGTTTGGATTTGCGAGGAGATGGTCAATTCTGTCAGTCGCCAATAGTGAGGTTCTCCTCTTCACTCCGACGACCTTGTATCCCTTCTCCAGAAGGAGCTCTGCCAGGTATGAACCGTCCTGTCCTGTGACTCCAGTGACCAGTGCTGTCTTCATGTTCAAACTATAACACCACGAACGTTCGGGTATCTTACTTGAAAGTACTTAATAGTCTCTCTTAGACCCTCGCGAAGAGGTGTATATTCACCCTTCCAGCCAAGAGACCTAAGCCTCTCGTTGGACGAAGGCTTTTCGTACTGTCCGTCAGGCTTACTCTTATCAAAGTTACAACCTCCCTCGTATCCAATCTCCTCAGCAATCATACGAGCAAGACTTTCAATCGAGACCTGCTCTGGATTTCCAATGTTGACAGGCTCTGCTTTGTCATAGTTCTCTGCAAGCCAGAGAATAATTCTTGCTGCATCACGTGCAAAAGTGAACTCACGTAACGGCTTGCCACTTCCCCAGACATCTACATGGTCGTGTCCGTAGACCTTTGCCTCGTGAAATTTTCTGATGAGAGACGGTATGACATGACCGCTGTTTAGATCGTAGTTGTCGTTAAGACCGTAGAGATTGTTAGGAATGACTGAGATAAAGTTACATCCGAACTGTTGACGGTATGCCCTGCTCTGTACCTCTAGCATCCTCTTTGCGTATGCGTAACCAAAGTTTGAAGGGTGTGGTGGACCGAGATGAAGCTGGTCCTCTGTGAGCGGGTATTTCACGTATGCAGCATCTGGATAGATGCAAGTTGAGAGGATAGAGACAAGCTTTAGTCCGTCATGCTTGCAGGCTTCAAGAATGTTCATGCTCATACGAACGTTATCATCAAAGAAATCTGCGACATAGTCAGTGTTTGCTTTCACACCTCCTACTCTTGCAGCGCAATGAATAACTGTGTCAAACTTACCATTTGGACAAAGTCTGAGTTTAAAATTGCCCGTGAGATCACAATTTTTCGAATTAAAACCAATTGATCCTGGTGAAAGAGATAGAACCTCACTTCCAAGTAGACCAGTTGAACCTGTAATCAGTCTCATCATGATTCTCTATTGACTTCCCAGACAGTCAAAGATTCTCTCCACCAGTAGGAAAAGTTGGAATATTTTACAGAGGCCTGGCCTAATGCATTGCTAGCAGGAACATTTAGAGTAAATCCTTTCCCTACCATAAGATCAACAAAAGAATCAAAAGGCAAGGGATTTAAATGCTGGTGGTGTGGATCGCTTTCTGGATTTTCAGATCCACCATATCGACTCCACGTCATTATTAGATACTTACCCGTTAGAGATCTTAGATTTTTTAGTAGAGTCTCTGTGTATTCGGGTTCGATATGTTCGCCAACTTCAGTGCATATCACAATATCGAACTTCTTTTCTTCTAAGCCTTCCGGCAAAGGATCTCTTATATCAATAAAGTGAATATTATCAACAATTGATTTGCTAGCGTACTTTTTATGATACTCAAAATATTCTATTCCTTCAACACTAACATTTTTGAATCCTGATTTAATGAAATCAATAAGATGACCATCTGCACAACCTACATCAATAGCACTTGAGACACTACTAAAATTAAATACTTCTTTTAAGACTTGAAAAAATGATTCATATGGTGCAGGAGAGCGACCTGTCTCCTCGCCCTCTGGATATCTTTTCTCAATGTTAATTTTTTCCATTAAATCCACCTTTCTTTGGACACGACTGGGACATACTGCAAAAAATCAATCTGGCTATAGTCAAAAGACTTTAGTCTAAAATTGGTCCATGATCCCATATACGGTCTTTCAAAATCAACTATTCCAGCAAGAGCATCAATACCAGATCCTACATCATAGAATATAGCATTTTTGTATTTTTTAAGTCTGTGAAGAAGTCCAGATTTAACATGCCCAATTCCGACTAAAAATATGCGAGTCTCTTCTGATGAGTTCTCAAGCTGAGTTGCAACGCTTCGTTCAAGAGATTCAAGATCATCACACGCAAATTTCTGCGGGATCTTAATATAGTCATTAAAAGTCTCAAGACCAAGAAACTCTTGATATTCTACATTTTCCATTAAACCCTGGATTAAGTCAATCTTTTTATCAGCTCCAATTATACCAATCTTTCCAGAAAAATTCTTTGTTAGCCATCTGCTAGAAACAAGACCGTATCCAAATTCAGCAGGAATATTGATTGGACGGTCAGGGTACAGATCTCTAAAAAGGTGAGTGTTATAAAGCTCAACAGCAATCAGATCGTTTTGCACAACACCATTAATAAAATCATCGTGATTAAGCATCTGACTGTAATCTTTTCCAATAGATCTCTTTCCAGGAGTTGCACTTCCATATGGAATCTTTTTAAGAAAGTAATAGTCGCCATCTCCAAACTTATAAATTGTGCAGCTATTTCCCGCAGAAGTCGCTTCAATTAACCACTTCTTGAATCCTTCTAATCCCTCCTGGAAGTTTGGACAAGCATCCGGATTTTGAAAAACTGGGTGTTGATCTAGATTTAGCGATCCTTCTATTTCATATTGTGGCAAAAAACCCGGATGCTTATCAAGCAAGATTATCTCCTAGTTAGAAAACAATAATTTGTCTTTTCTAGATTTATACTAGGGCCTGTATTGATTTACGACATCAGAAATATACCTTAGCTGATTCTCTTCTAGCCACCATCCAACTGGAATGTTGATCATTCTGCTGCAGAAATAGTCGCAGCCTGGCAGACTATCTGAAACATAGTCCGAAAAGACAGAATATCTGTCATTTCTCACGTGAACAACATCTGATGCGATTCCCTTTTCAAGGAGATACTTTGAAAAATGAGAAGGAGAATCAACAACAAGCGTATAGATCCAGTATGCAGATTCAGCATCCGGAGTCTGTCTTAGCTTTTTAACATAGACATTTTCTATTTCACGATCGTAGAACTTTCCATTTTTTATGTGCTTCTCAACAATTCCGTCAATTTTTTCCATCTGAAGTAATCCAATTGAAGCATTGACATTATTCATGTGGAATTTGTATCCAGATCTCGTAATGTCCTGGGACCACTTCTGGCCTGTGAACTTTCTATCAAGACCAAACCACTTTATCTTTCTGAGTGTTTCAATTTCTTCTTTTCCAAGATTTGTAGAAATTGCGCCCCCATCGACTGTGGTCAGGTGCTTGATTGCTTGAAAAGAGAAGCAAACATAATCAGAGTGACTTCCGATCTTTTGACCCTTGTATGAGGCACCTAGTGCATGTGCTGCATCTTCAATAACCCTGATTCCGTGATTCTTGGCAATTCTATTAATTTCATCAATTTCAAATGGTAATCCGCTCCAGTGAACACCTACGATTGCCTTTGTTTTCTTGGTGATCTTCTTTTCAACAGAAGCTGGATCAATATTTCCTGTTGTGGGATCAATATCTGCCCAGACAATTTTCGCCCTAGCATTGTGAATTGGTTCATTTGTTGCCATGCATGTCATAGGTGTCGTAATAACTTCGTCTCCCGGACCGACTCCCGACATATCATAGGCAAGTGTGAGTGCGCTGGTGCAGCTATTGACAATGGCAACATCTCTATTCTGGATGTATTCACCAAAACTTCTCTCAAATTGATCTGACTTTTCACCCTCGGTAATAAATCCTGAGTCGAAGACTTCTTGGATTGCTTGACCAATGCCTACCGGTGTGTGTATCTTGAAGAGGGGAATCACTTGGTTTTTCTCCTGTATTCGCTGATTATATTCTCAATTTCTTTGTCAAGGAATCTTGTTTGCTTCCATCCTAGATTCAAAACCTTGCTATTGTCGAGAGCGTATCTGACATCAGCACCCGATCTATCCATTACGTTTTTTGTAACATCTTTGTAGTCAACTTTCATATTTTTACAAATTATCCTTACGACTTCTTCTACAGAATATTCTTCGTCAGAAGAAATGTGATAAGACTCATTTCTATTTCCTTCTTCGATTATTCTAAAAATTGCGTCAACATTATCATCAACGTGAATCCAGTTTCTAATATGGGTGCCGCTTCCGTGAATTGGTATCTTGTTTCCATCAAGGATGCTCGTTATAGATCTAGGAATTAATTTTTCTGAGTTTTGTCTTGGGCCGTAGTTGTTAGTAGTTCTTGTGATAATGTATGGAATTTTATAGGTTCTTCCCCACGCAGAAACAAGCTGTTCAGCGGCTGACTTTGTTGCAGAGTAGGGATTACTTGGTGTGTGCTTGTCAGACTCCCCAAAGAAACCATCTTCAATGTCTCCAAATACCTCGTCTGTGCTGATTTGTACGAAAAGCGGGCACTCATATTCCCAGGCGGACATTACGCTTTTTATGTTCTTGTTCTTTATAATTTCAAGCAAATTATAGACACCTAGCACGTTGGTTCTAACAAAATTGAAGCTGTCTTCTATTGAGTTATCAACATGTGATTCAGCAGCAAAATTTATTATTGCGTGACAGTGGGGAAGATCTTTGATTTGTGAAATATCCTCTTTTATGTGAACATAATTTCCCTTAAAATTCAGATCCTTATTAGCTGCATAAGTCTCGCAATCAATGTTGATGATTGAATATCCCTTTTCAAGGGCTTTCTCGACAAAATGAGAGCCTATGAATCCTAAGCCTCCAGTAACTACAAAAGTCTTACTTCTGGACATTTTCAAAAAAGATCTCCCAATTTTCAAATTTCTCTGTGTCCTGATTTTCAGGATGCCATGCAATATTAGGCAGGTTTATTACAGTTGATATCTCTGATTCACTATTATTCACAATTCTTATAGGCATTCCTGGCGGAATAAAGACTACTCGAATTTGATTTTCATCAACTCTTAGATTGACCTTTTTTACTTGACCATCCTCAAAATACTCAACAAAACTTTCTCCACCAATTGCAGTCAGATACCCAGATCTTTTCCTGTGAAGAATTGGCCCCTTTTTCATAAGGGGACCAATCGTTGTTGCGTAGACCATTGCAGGTTGATATCCTGGAACAAGAGAATCCCAATCCCTGTATATTGGAATCATGAGACCCTCAGCCGTCTTGTTGATGAATATTTCCCTATAAGAGAGAGTCATTTATTTTCCTTTTTAATCTTATCAATAAAATCCGAGCTTATACAATCAGAAAAAATTGAAATTCCAGGAAATTTTTCATTTATTACAGTGTAATTAAGCTTATCCCTAGTTGAGCAAATTGAAGCTCTTTTGTATTTTGTCATCCACTCAACATTGTCTCTCTCAGGAGTTCCGCCTTCAAAAATTACTGGGATCCCACTTTTTATTTTTTCCTTGAATATTTCATGAATTTGATAAATCTTTTCTCCATCATTTGAAACATCAATGTGACAAAAATCAAAATTTAGATTGGACCAATCTCCCTCAAATATGTTTCCCTTCTCAAGAGTCACAAAATCTGAAACGCCAAGATCATCTATCCTTTGCTGAACATCTGATCTTTTGCTGCTCTTATAAGAGTAATCTTCCCACAAGTCAAAGCATGTAAGTGATCCATTTCCGAGTGTCTTCAAAGCAAGGCCCATGCAAATTGCAGAATATCCAAAAAGAGTCCCAAACTCAACAATTTTTAAGGGAGAAATTTCTAAAACTGTCTCATACAAAAAAATACCAAGACCATTCTTGGAATAAGAAGACTCAATTTCTAGCCTATTTATAATTTCTCTTGCCTCATTCTCTCTTATCATTAATTCCTCACGTTCTGGAATCTAGTAATCTCTTGGATTTTCACCATGCGGATACCAAGTCAATCCCATCTCATCTCTAGTGTCAAATTGAATCTTCTCTTTTTGAAAAAAATTAAAAATTTGATCTTCAATTGAGATTGAATTCTTGACCATTTCAATTAAATTAATTGATCTACAGTAGCTTAAAAGATCCTTAGAGCTTATACAAAAAAGACCTGTATTAAAATGTCGACCGTGCTCTCTGTTAATTGTGAATAGATTTCTTGGATTTGACAAAAAAGAATCAATAAAATTAAAGTTTCTTGTCTTCTGCCTCGGTTCGTGATGAATTATCCAGTCATATTCTTTTATTTCATTTTCAAGACAAAGCCACGTAAAAATCAGTCCAGCACCGTTATTTAATCCCCCAAATTGATTGTTTTTAGTTAAAAAAACTCTAGAATTTGAGGGAAATCTATCAACAATTCTTTGATCAATCTCGGAAAAACTAGAAGATGTATTATCAGATATGATGATGTCCACATTCTTGAATCTATCATGTCCGCTCAAGAATGTATCTAGCCCCGCCATATACTGGTTTACTCTATCCTCTCCTGTAAATCTTCCAGAACCATATCCGGTGCGAGGAGGCGGATTAAATGCACAGCTCAGGATGATTAAGCACCTGCTTTTTTCCATGTGAAATCTCCAGTATTTGTCTCGTTTTATGTTTTCTGAAGTTTGCTAACTCGTCTTAGTTTCTCTGGTCTTCCACAAGGTTCTTTCTCATGAAGTAGATGTTTGTGTGCTCATAATCATCATCTTTGTTTTCTACTTTCAAAAAGTACAAAGAATTTTCTCGAATGAGTGCACGATAAGCAATAAATCCTGATGTTTCAAGAAGCTGAAGCATATCAGAAATCTTTATTCCTCGCTCTTTCCAGCATCCTCCGTACTCGAATTGTCCGGCTAGTATTTTTTCGTGATTAGCATATCTTCCAATGCTAGAAAAAGTCTCTAGCTCAAATCCCTCTGTATCAATCTTGAGATACCATGAGCTAGAAGGGGATTGATCAAATTCTGATTCATCCAGTATGCTCTCAAGCCTTCTGAGGCTGACTTCGATCTTCTCTCTTTGATTCAGTATCTCTATCTCGTTAAATGCCTGTCTGTCATAGAGAGCTGAACACTTGGGAAAATTAGGCGTCACAAACATATCAGACTTTTTTTCTTCTGTGGAGATTGCGCATTGAAATACTTTTGCGCTTGGGAATCTATTTCTAATGATCTCAGCCTTTTCTGGTATCGGCTCGATCATGATTGCATTTTTTCTAGATCCCATCCCTAGAACAAAACTAACAAAGTCACCCTCGTGACTTCCTACGTCAATTATTCCAAAATCTTTTGGAAAAACTCGATCAATTATCGATTTTGCAATGATAAAATCTTCTTCCACAGCAGCTCCCGTCTCAAATATACCCGAGAATAATGTTCTCGTATTTCTTTGCAGCCTGCTCGAGAGTAAAACTCTCCTCTATGAATTCTCTTGGTAAGAAACTTGAAATTTTTTGAGAAAATTCATCAAATCTATCAATATTAAAGGTGTCAAAGATCTCACCGCAGCGCTGGTCAAAATATGGAACGCTAGTTGAATCAGCAGGGTTATCCTTGTAGTGAAAATAGTCAAACTTTGATTTATTCACAACATAGCAGGGCACACCCATTGAGAGTATCTGCATGTAAGCAATTCCTTGTGACTCAGTACCCGTCAAAAGAATGCAAGATCTAGCGCTTTCACAGGCAAGATATAGATCTTTCTCTTCGTATTTTCCATACTCTATGATCCTGTGAGGGACGGACCTGCTTCTGAGGTGATTGATGACAAAATCAAGCTCTTCTCTCTGCCGACTCTTGAAATAGACTAAGACCTCTTTCTTTTGTTGATTTTTTGGGGACCAAAGATCAGTATCAATGCCTGCGGGCCACACATCAATTGTGGATGATGACATCTCTGCGTATTTTTGGTACTTTTTCTTAACCCATTCGCTTGGGACAACATAGTGATCAAATTTTTTACAAATTTCTCCCCACTCACTTGGAAAGATGAATAAATTTGGTCCCATTATAGCATTTCTAGGAAGAGATCCCAGAGCTTGAGTGGGCTGTAAACATCCCTGGATAACATCGGATTGTATCCTGCTATTTCCATAGACAGACCATCCAATTCCAGCTAGGCCTCTTGCAAGACTTTCAACAACTCTTCCAGGTCCTCTTTGAGTCGAAGAAAAATGCAAGTTTATTTCTTTTTTCAACTTCTTTCCAGAAGGCTTATAGAAGAAGGATAATGAGCAGAAGTATTGTTTATCTCAGAAAGCGACAAGAAGTCAATCTTCTTTCCCTGATCCCAGATCTTTTTCAAATTTTCTGGTAATTCCTCGCCCGACTTGTTCTTGTACTCATCTTGGACACGATTGATGGGCAAGTTCACTATGCAGGAAGATGCCATACAGACACATCCAAAGTTTTGAGACATCTGCTTGGCAATTTGCAACCTGTCCTCGAACTGATTTGGATTATTGAATTCAATCATCTGAATCCATGATAGCATCTGATCTTTTCTAAAGACGTGTCCATCAACAGATATTGGGTAACTCCAGTCTCCAGATCCAGCGCGCCAGTCCCAAGCAAAAAATCCTCCCTGGATCATTCCGTCTGGGATTGGCTGCTTCTCTCCTGTTGGATAGCAATAGTTTAGATGCATACCCATTCTCATTGAGAATGTTAGAATGCTGGGATTTGCATCCAAGATGCCGCACATTGTCAATATTGAGCATCTCTTCTTGAAGATGATATCATCAACAAAGAATGTGCAAAATCTGCTTGCCTCAGAAAAGCAAGACATGATATCTTGCTTAAAATTTCCCTGATTTACGAACCTAACATGTGGAAATTTTTTTCTTATCTCTTCGAGACCATCAACATAGAGATCATCGTATTTGAAAATAACAGATATTGAGGAGTGATCCTTGATGTCAGAATAAAAATGAAGAGATTCTAACAATGCATAGAGCTGGAGGGGTCTATTCCTAGAAAATATTACAGTATCGATCATTTTACCACGCCCGTATAAAGATACAGGGATCTATAGAAGCTTGACAATGATAATGCAATTTTTGGATCATAGGCTGGACTGTGTTCGAACCTATAGGTTACAAGTCGCTCAGGAAGTATTTCAATTTTTGCAAACTTGATCGCTCTTAGCCAGAAATGATAATCCTCGCAGAAAGGAAAGCAATCTTCGTAGACCCCAATGTGATCAATCAGGGACCGCTTAAAGATCATGCTGGAATTTGCAAGGCAATTTCTTCCAGAAAGCATGCTGCTGATTATTTCATTGTGTGTCAGAGGATGGAATATCTGATTTTCGTAGAGCGTTCCATCTTTATGTGTTGTCAATATCTGTGTACCAACAACATCTGCTCCATTTTCATCGATGCACTTGATCTGCTTTTCAATCTTTCCATCGTGCCAGATATCATCAGCATCCAAGAGGGCAACTAGATCACCCTTTGCAATAAAAAGACCCTTGTTTCTTGCAGGAACTTTTCCCTTTTGAGATTCAACAACGATCACCCTGCCATCTATTTCTGCTTCTTTGTTGGCAACTTCCATTGTTGAATCTGTGCAGCCATTGACAATTACAATGACCTCTTCAATGACAGGACCCTGGGAAAGCGCGCTCTGGATTGCGTCACGAAGTGTGGATTCAGCATTATAGGCAGGAATTATGACCGAGACGCTGTGATTCACTGGATCCCCTCGATGTGTGGGACCTTGTTCTTCCAGTCCACCTTTCTGTGAAAGATATGCCCACCTAGCTCTTTTGCCAGCTTATCTGCAAGCTGTCTAATGTCTTCGTCTGAGACTTCTGCCCAAGGCTTATCAAAGAACATGTTATTGTCAGCGCTATCCTCCTGTCGGATATCAAATAGGCTCTCCCAGTGACGCTGCCAGTAATCTCTGTATGTTCTAATCTTTCTCTCCATGTTAAACCACGAGTAGTGTCGAGGAGAGGGCAGGCTGCTGACAACGTGCTTGAACCATGACTGGTAGGCGTGAAGCGCCTCTGGATGACCTCCAATGGCTGCGATTCTTGCACGATGAGCTTCTTCTGTGTAGAAATTTGCGCAAGGAATTGGGTCACCTGTTGAAACGTGAATGTAATCACATCCGTCTGTCCCCTGCCTTGCATACAGATTCCCCTCAGAATCTGTCATTCGAAGCTGTGCTGGTATTCCATGCGTTATATGGGGAAGATTTCTAGATAGTCTCCACTTCCAGGGAGTGATATCCATTCTAACCTTCTCTTTTGATCCCCAAAATTCAACAACTGGAAGGCAGACAAGGTTTGAAGTCTTTGGAAATGACTTACAAAGATCTCTTACCTTTGTCCAGTCAGATTCTGGTAAGACCTCATCTGCATCCATCTGCCAGCAAAAATCACCAGTACAATGGCTTCTTGCAACTGCCTTCTGGTCTCCATCAAATACAGCAAACCGCTTGTGTGACCAATCTCTCTCGTTTCTTACGAGCTTGATCCTGGGATCATTGCTAGCCATTTCTTGGAGCCTTTCCCAGGTTCCATCCTTCGAGCCGCCATCAACGATGACAACCTCATCGCAGAACCCGACCATTGACCTAATTGAATCCTCGTACGGGTATTGATGCTTGATGCAATCAAGCGTGGTTGTGTATCCGGATATGCTGGGTTCATTCTGTGCTATCTTGTTGACAACGCCCCAGAACATATCAGGCCTGTTCCTGAGATAAGCACAGACGTCATTTGGCGCTGCCTGGAACCATGGCTCTGCAGCATGCTGCACGTTCTCATTTGTGACAACTTCACATCCGAGCAGCTTGGCCTCTATGACCATTCTTGGGCATGTATCTCCGCCTTTTGGCAAGTAGACAAATCCCGATGATTCTGACATCTTTTGTAGCATTTGATCATATGGAAGGTCCCAAACAATCTCATACTGCTTGTTATTGCTGATGCACCACTGCTCAGCGTCATCGGCGCCCTTTATCCATGATTTTGATCCAAGAACTAACCATCCAGATCTTGTATTTTCAGATTTTGATAAATCATCAACCTTTTGGAAAAATTCATCTCCAAAAACAGAGCTTAGGACAGTTGTCTTCTTGTCATTAAGAAATGGAAATCTATCTGTGTAGCGCTGCTTTTGTGCTTCAGACATCCAGAAGACGTGATCAGCAGCATAATAGAACGCAGAAACAAGCTTTCCTAAGTCTTTTTCGTGGCAATCACAATCCTTTCCAGTCTCTGACTTGTGCTTCTCAATTGACCTATATTGGCAGAATTTATAATCATACTCAAGGATGGCAAACTTAAGATTTGATGCAATTGTCGGAATGAGATTAAAATCGATTGATGCAAAATTACCAAAAACCCAGATGTCATCCTTGTGATTCTGGATTAGATTCATTGTAAGATTTCTGGCGTGAATCTTGACAACCTCAAACGGGCTCTTTCCAATAAGAGACTCAGTTGTAAGCTCAGCACCTCCAGCATAATTTTCTGCAAAAAGATCAGCTACGAAGACTACTTTGTTTTTCATAGAAAAATAGTAGTCAAGAACTCTTAAATGTTTAAAAGAAAAAGCCGGGCTCAAGGCCCAGCTTAGTCTTTGTCAGCTAAAGAGCTAGATCTCTTCGATCACAAACTTGTATCTCTTTCCAGAGTGATTGTTTGTAATTGAGAGGAAGTCTCTCTCCTCAATGATGGTCCAGTCACCACGATCGTTGCGAAGGTGCAAGTCGCCGGTGTACATGTTGCGCCACCGGAATGAAGGTGAGCCAAGGTCATAGGCAACGTCTGCTCCTGGAAGCATATTCTCATTGACAGTGATCGTTCCTGCACCTGACGTGGATCCAATGTTAATATTTGTCGTCGAGTTAGAAGCACCACCAGTTCCAATGTTGATCGTCTTTGTGGTGGATGCGGCAGTCGCACCAGTTCCAAGGTTGTAAGTCGAGGATCCCGTTGAAGCAGTTCCAAGATTTACTGTCTGCGTCGACGTGGTGGTGCTTGCAATTGAGAGTGTTGTTGAAACACCTGCAAAATTAATCGTTGTTACGTCGGAATTTAGAAGGTCAGCTCTTGTTATAGTGGGGCCTGATCCTAGAATCAAGCTTCCGCCTATTGTACCGCTCTGGACAGTAAAGATGTTATCTGAGTCAGCACGGAAGAAAGCACCTTGGCCTGTAACACCCTTTGCGATGTTCAGGTATACAGCTGATCCGCTGACTATTGTTGTCGAAGTACCTCCAACAACCATTGCCTTTCCAGAATCAGCTGTAATAAGCGCTGCATTTGATGAAAGAGATACAGATGATGAATTTATTGTCAGGTATGGCTGAGCATGCTTCTGAAATCCAACACCAGTATCACCATGTCGCATCAAGAAGTTGCTTGATCCGCTGAGGTTTAGATTGGATCCTGCTGCTGATCCGAGTGTAAATCCGTTTGCGCTAGTGGCAGTTCCTACAGCAGCAGCACCTGCAAATGCGAAGCTTGTTGATCCTCCGTGCGATCCGATTGTGACGCCAGATCCCGTAAGAACAAGGTTTCTTGCTATAGATCCAGCCCCTCCATCTCTTGCAAACAACGTGAGGCTTGTCGATGGAATGCCCGTAACCGATCCGGCCTGTATTCCATTGACGTCAAAATTGACGCCAGTCGTTGAATCAAGATCAACAGCGGCGCCGCTGAGGATTAGTGACTTTCCTCCAACAGCTCCGAACTTAGCTGCTCCGGCTGATCCTGTGAGCTCGGCATGAGAGCTTCCTCCAATCTGGAACTCAATGGGCTGATTTGATGCAGGATTGAGGGTAATCTTGCTCGCTGTTGAATTGACTGTGACAGGTCCCGATGCCTGGGCAAGAAGAGATGTACCATCAGAGGAAGAAACAAATGCTGTAGTTCCTCCAACATCAAATCTAGCCGCCCTTACTGGCTGCAGAGCAGTAACGCTAACAGCTGTTGCAACGCTTCCTGTTGGTGAGCTTGTTGTCTTTGTTGCTACGAAAGATGAGTTGGAATTTGACCAGACGAATGCAACATTATTTCCGTCACCAGTAATTCCACCAATGAATCCTCGATCACCAGCAGATAGAGCAATTGATCCAGAAGAGAACCCAAGACCGATGACAGGATCTTGAATCTCTGTGACTGTTGAATCAATTGTGGTAACTGTTCCGCTGATGTAGAGATCGCCCTTGACTGTGAGGCTGTTGTTGACTGTAGTCGTGCCAGTGCTTGAACCGATTGCTACTGCAGTAGCAGCACCGCCAATGTTAACAGTTGTTGCACTTGTGTTGAACAGGGTCGCTGTTGCAGCGGTGGTCGTAATATCTCCACCGTTGACTGCTAGATCACTGCTGGCGCTTACAATGCCAACAAGAGTCGATGTTCCAGCAACAGTAAGATTTCCACCGGCTTGTAGATCACTAGAGCCGCTTATTACACCGTCATTGCCTAGAGAGACAACCTGCAGTCCTGATCCATTCTTTGTGACAAAGGATCCAGAGGTTACAACGTTATTTGTATCATCAATTGTAACACCGGATGTATCCTGGATGAGCTTTCCGGTCAATCCATCAAAACGAGCAATGGCATTATCCGTTGCGCTAGCCGGTCCGTCAACGTCTCCACCACCTGCGCCTGCTGTAAGAGATGTGAGTGTTACACCGCCTGAGTTTCCGCTATCAAAGAATGTGAGGCCGCCAGATCCTGAGGTGATCTTTGCTGCACCTCCTAAGAACTGGATCTCGTTAGATGTGATTGTGATCGATCCAGTTCCTACGGTCAAAGATCCGCTAACAACTGCATCTCCGCCAAAAATTGCGGTTCCTGAGGTTCCTTTTCCTCCAATCGAACCGCTGACGAAGAACGAGCTATCTGTTCCTGGGTTTGATGGAAACGTTCCTGGGCCTGGATTTCCAAAGATAACAGACCCTGTTATTCCAATCTTCCAGGCATCTGCGCTACTGCCCGAGATGTTGTTAGTGATTAATGCCATTTTTTCCTCTCTCGATTAACTATCTTGATCTTGTTAAGGGGAAGCCTAAATCATCTGTTTTTAATCAAATTCAGGTGCTGGCTCGAGGACAAATTTGTATCTCTTTCCTGTCTTATTAAATCTAATTGTTAAACATTCCTCTTCCTCAATGATGGTGTAATCTCCTCGATCATTTCGAAGGTGAAGGTCGCCCGTGTAGACATTTGCAAATCTTCGGACGGGAGATCCCAGATTTCTCGACATATCAGCATCTGGAATTATGTTTGATCCTAGATTTGATCTAAAGTTCACAACATCAGCACCTGTTCTTCCAAGATAAACAGATCCTGATATCATTACGTCACCGCCAAAGACTGCAGTTCCCTTTGTTGCTCCGTCTTTTGAGCTAGGCGCACCTCCGACAAAGAAGTTTGTATCAGAAGATAGGAATGGATTTGCTGCTGCAGGATATATGCTTGGCATTATTGCAACAGTTACCTCGGATGCAGCCGTACTCGATGTTACGTACAGGAAGTTAACTGTATTGCCACCTGTAGTCCTGATACTTCCAAAGAAATCTCCTCCGCTTGTTAGGTTTCTTAGCTCGAGATTTCCCGCTGGGGTCTGTTCAAGTATTCCATTTCCTGCTACATCAGTTAGTGTTAAGAGGCCACCTCTTACAGTTGCATTGCCCGCAACAGTAATATTTCCTCCTCCCAAGATATTTGAAGAAGCGCTGATCACTCCGGCTGTTGTCACAACAAAATCTGTGTCACCAGCTGCATCTTTTATGATAAGAGATCCAGACGATACTATGTTTCCGCCAAAAAGTGCAACAGATGTTGAAGAAGATCCGGATACAAAGAAGAATACATCTGATCCTGCATTGTTTGTGACGTATGATGATCCTAGATTTCCTGCTAGCGCAAGCGAACCGGTCGTATTAAGCCTTCCAGCTACTGGATCAGTGAAATAAGAAGATCCTCCGCCTCCACCACCCGTTGAAGTGATAGTGATAGAGCCGTTTGAAGCTGTTGAAAGCGAGATATTTGATCCTGCGATAAGATATGAGGATCCATCTGAAACTCTCTGTAGAGACCCTGTGATACCAGCAGAAAAAATAGCATTTTCTGTTGCTTGGACGTATTTGAAAGATCCTGATTTTGCATAAATCTGATCCCATAGAAGAGCAGGCGACCCAAGATCATAGTCTTCACTTGATACAGGAACTATATTAGATCCTACTCTTCCTGAAAAATCGATGATATCGGCTGATGTTTGTCCAAGGACTGTGTTATCAAATACAGTCAAAGATCCACTGATCTTTACGCTACCACCAAACACTGTGAAAGCGTTAGTGCCTCTACTTCCTGTGACAAACAGGAATGTATCAGATCCTGCACCAAGCGCAGGCGTAATTGATCCTAGCCCATCAGCATTTGAAGCAGATATTATGACAAGAGAAGGACCAGGAGATAGGCTTCTCGATGCAATTATCTGACTTGTTCTAATCTGTGAAGTAAGAAAGTCTCTTGCCATTTTATCCTCTCACCGCGACGACCCTAATTGCCCCTGTGAAAGCGGCTGAGGTGTTTAGTGTGCAGCCCGATGATGTTAAGTTACTTACGAACACTTCAACATTTGTCTGCACGGGCAAGGCTGTAATTGCAGGTGCTGATATAAATGCTGTTGAGAAGCTCACGCTTTTTGTGGTTTCTCCGACAAAAGGAATTATCTGGTTTTCAATTTGAATCATCAGGCCACCTGTATTGCAGAGAAAGTTACCTGACCAGTGAATTGTGCACTTACAGAAATTGTAACCGATGTTGTAGTTACTGCATTTATGTAGACATTAACGTTTGAATTATCAGTTGTTTGAACTGAAATTGCAGAGATTGCTGGTGCAGAAGCGAAGGATGAGACAAAGTTGTAAGTCTTTGGCCCATCCTCATTTGCAAACTCTATTACACCTGTCTCAACATTGAAATCTTCTGATGTTTCAGTAACTTCCCTTTTTTCAAATCTCGCATAGGGATACACCTTTGTGAACCTATTGAGATCTCGCTTTTTCAGTGTTACAGTTGCCACTTTTCACCCTACTTCTTAATTATGCTAGAGGAGGCGTGAAGCAAGCGTAGCAAGCTCAGATCTTTCTCCCTTTGTTAGTGTAATGTGGCCTGCAATTCTCTCGTTTTTGAATTTTTCTATTGTAATGGTGAGTCCGTTTGAAAGACTGTCAAGGTAGGGAGTATCAATCTGTTCAATATCTCCCAAAAGAACAATCTTTGAATTCTCTCCCATTCTTGTGATAATAGTCTTTAGCTCATGAATGGTAGAGTTTTGAGCCTCATCAACAATCAAAAAAGTGTTATTAAAGGTCCTTCCTCTAATAAATGCAAGAGGAGAAACCTCTATTTGCCCCTTTTGTCTCATTGCCTCAAAGTACGTGACATCCTTGAATGCTTGCCTAAAATTATCAAGGATGGGTGAAAGCCATGGACTCATCTTATCATCAATATCTCCAGGCAAGAATCCAATTTCCTTTCCAACAGTCTGGAGAGATCTTGTAATCACTATTCTGTCGTACTTCTTGTCCTGGAGCCCTGATAGTCCTGCCATTAGAGTCAAAAAAGTCTTACCAGACCCTGCAAGGCCTGTCATTGTCACCATTTGAACGTCGTCTCTGGTAAGAAGATCTAGTGCAAATTTTTGCTCCTTATTTCTTGGAGATATTCCAATTACCCTAGAAATCTTATTCACAGGCTGCCTAATGAATCCGTCATAAAAGACGCCAATTGCAGACTGATTTCCGGACCTGAGTACAACAAACTGATTTTGATGTAATTCCTCATCAACTTTTGATACTTCGATTTTATCAGACTGATAGAACTCATCAATAATCGAAGAATCTTCAATTTCTATCTCTTCGACGCCAGAGTACATCTGGCTCTTGTCTTTGACAATTCTGTCCTTGTAATAGTCCTCTGCATTTATTCCTAGAGAATCGCACTTAACCCTGAAATTGATGTCTTTTGTGATGACAACTACTTTTCCGGGCGTATTTCTCTTGCAGTTAAGCGCGCAGGCAATGATCTTGTTGTCGCCTGTTGCAGAATCTAAGCCTCCTGGGACCTCGTATGTTCCAATATCAACTCTGATTGTCTGATCTCCTTCGATTGTTACGCCATCGTGAAGAGATCCCTGACTTCTAAGCTTATCTAGATATCGATTGATGTATCTTGCTGATTCTCCTAGAATTTCTTGCTTCTCCTTGAATCTATCAAGCTCATCAAGGACGACGATTGGAATCACAACGTCATTTCCTGGCAAAGAATGAATAGAACTCTTGTCGTAGAGAAGAACCGAGGTATCAATTATGAAAGTCTTTCTCTTTGCCTGGGCTGTAATTTCAGTCTGCATTTTTTCCCTTTAGTAAAATCTATACCGGACAGTTACATTTTAATCAGAGGTAACGATGAAGTGTTATGAAATGCATGATTCTGGAAAAATAGATTGCCAAAATAAGTCATGCAGGCAATGGATAAACTGTAAGCAGCATCAAAATTGCACGCTGATTGCATCAAAGTCAGGACCAATGTCTCTCCAGGAAATAGGGGACATCATGGGTGTGACAAGAATGAGAATCTGTCAAATGGAAAAGAGAATAGTTCAAAAAATATCTGATTTCATTAAGTAATAAAAAGGCCACCTTTCGGTGGCCTTTTTATTTTGTGCAAAATCTATCAGGTAGACTCTGCTGTGGTGTCCTCAGCACTCTTTGAAAGCTTAACGAGATCACCTGCAGACTGCTTGATCAAGCGAAGACCCTTCCTTGCGCGGACGCCTGCAGACTTATTTCCCTTTGCATTCTTCTTTACATCAAGCTCAACACTCTCAAAAAGGGTGCGAAGCTCTTCCCACTTATCAACAAGACTCATCATACCTCCAATTGTGTTTTTTCAGCCTCTTCAAGAGGACTTCCTACAAATAACTTTGTCACGCCTGATATCTGCTCAAGCGCATCTCTGTTTTCTAGCGATATGCTTAAGAGATAGATTATTTGAAGTCTTTGCATATCATCAACTCCAAAATTTTCAATCTCTTTCACTATTTCTCTGCACTGTTGCAGTTTTTCAGCAACTTTATGCACCTTTGTGTGACCATAATCCATTAGAATCCAACTCCATCGCTGACTATCTCATTTCTGGTTCGGAAACTTCCATCTTTCTTGATCATCAGTATCTTTAAGTTTGTTCTGTTTGCCTGTTCGTCACGTCTAATAACAACCTCGGTCTCTTGGTTGTTTTCAAGGAGCCACTCAATCTGTTCCCACGTTGCTATGTCAATATTTTGTGACTTGAGGTAGGCAGAAAGCCTCTCTGGTAGTCCAAGTTCAACATCTTCAATTGTTCTAACACTTCCGCTCTCTTCTTTTCCATGAATTATCTCAGATCTACAATGATCGGTAATTCTGTGAAGAACGCCACAGTTATTGCATTGAACGACCTTTTCTCTTACCTGATCATCTTCAACTATACTGAATGCAATGAACTTGTGAAAGATAGGAGGATTTGTGCTCCTGTACTGCGGTAGAACACAATGACACTGGATGAGGTGCTTGATGCCCTCGGTTGGCATTTTTACCTCACTACCTCTTCAATGGACTTCTCGATCTGGCCAGAAGCATTGATGAATCCCTGCTCAAAAGAAGACTCAATGACTCGAATTAGCTTCTGAGCGTCATTGTCATCGATCTTATAGATTCCTTGCATCTTTGCTTCAACGATATTTGCAATTACCCTATCCTTGACATGATCAACAGCGACCTTAAATTCCGTTCTTAGTCGCGATGTTTTTGACATTTTCTTTTTTGCCTCACTTAAATTAAACTGTTTCGATACCAGCAGCAACTGATCTGATCGACGTCCTCGTCGATAAAAAAACCTTGATAGCCTGGTAAGCCATTTCAGCGGGTACCACATTGTTCCTTCCAAATAATAGACACATCTTAGCAGATGAAAACTCTTGGAAATCATTTTTTTCAATAAATCCAGATTTAAAAATCTTGGGAAGAGATCGAAATGTTCTATCTAGTCTCTCAACAATGTTAGGATCATTTTTTTGATCATCTATCCCGACTTCAATCTTTGTAGAAGAAGAAGAAAGGCTCCTTATTCTAGGCTCAAGAATATGAGCAAGATTTAGATTTTCATCAATTCTTTTTCTCAATCCCGTTGTATGAGCATGAACATCCTTTCTTGCAGACTCTCTTTCAATGCTAATTTGATTTCTTGAGATGATAACTCTGTCTGCTTCAGACTTTTGTCTATCGATTCCTGTTGAAATCGTATCTCCTCGGGCTGCTGCAATGGGTTCAATTCCAAATATTATCCCAAGATCAACAAGAGTGTTGACGTGAAATTCTGTCACAGGAACTTTAACAAGAATTACGTCTAAATTTCCTGCAATGTAGTTCTTTGTCAAGGTTTCCATGACATCGGGTAGACAATCTAGACAAAATATTACACAAGGAATTCTATTTTTAGAAGAATCCTCGAGAAATCTGTGAATTTCGCTCACATTCTCAATTATTCCATCAATAATTATTGATCTTACATTTTTCCTATTCCAAACACCTTTTTGAAGAAATCTCTGATCAATTTCAAGATCAGAAAATCCATATCCTAAAGACCTTGTGATCTTAGTGGCGGAAAGGGGAGACTTCTTCACAAGAATCTTGTCATCAGACATTATTGTAGAAAAAGTCTTCTCTATAATTCTTCTGTAAGGTTCACTTCCGGCATCAAAAGTCCTGAGAATATCTCTCTTCCTTGAGGGAATTGATCTCTCTGAAATTTTGGACAATATCTTGTCCCACTCATCATCGGGCTCTGCGCCAATCGACTTCTTTGCGATGTCGTCAATTACTGCACTTGATAAAATTCTAAGAAATAGCTCTCCTGCGCCAGCAGCATATTTTTCAGCCTGAATTGCTGCTGACTCGATCATAGGGGTTATCAATCCGTCTCTATTAGATCCTCTCCTGATCACAAGGGTCTGTACTGGATCCCTGTGGGATCCAGACTGAGTGAAGGCATCTCCAGCATCGCAAATTTTTTGTATGTCATCACATGCTTTTCTTGCTTTGCTGGAGATCTCTCTTTCATTTAGGAATCTTGTGTACATGTCTCCATTATTATCAGGAATCTCTCCAAAGATTATTGGCAGCGAAAGTAATAATCTCTTCTGCTGATTCTGGCGTGTAACCGTAGTCCTTGACCATGGTCTCAACCATCTCAGAGTACTTCTTCTGCTGCTCATTATCACGGCTCTTGGACTTGGTGACAATCCTCGCTAGATCCTTGACAGTGGCAATCAGATAGCTCTCAATTGCCTCTTTGAGGGGCTCATAGGACTTATAATCAACCTTTTGTCCGCGACGAACCTTGGCAAACATGTAAGCCGTGACATCAGCTCGGAATCCATCACGAGAAGATCCGACAATTCCGATCTGCTCCTCGATTGCCTTCATAAACTTCTCATCAGGCTCTCTCTCCTCGTTTGTCACACGATCCTTGAGCCGCTGCTTTGTGGTGAATGACTCAGCATTGTCGAGGTAGTTGTCGAAGAGCGACTGTGCCTGTTCCTCGTAGGCGGTGACAAAGGCCTTGGCAATCTCACCCTCAAGGATTTTTAGATATTCCTCGCGAATAAGCTTCTGCAGAATCTCTAGGTAGTTCTTCTTCTTCTCCTCGTCAATGATCTGCTCCTTCACCTGCTTGATAAGCGCATCGATGACTCGCATGGGAGTGATGAAACTCTTATCAGAATCAGTGAGAGCAGAGTCGATTGCCTTGGTGATGAATCGTGTTGAGATTCCGTCCATTCCCTCGTGCTTGGCCTCGTCTCGGAGGTCCTTGATATCAACCTTCTTGGTGCGACCCTTCTCGACAACTTCTTGGCCATCATAGATCTTCATCTTGGTGAGAAGATCGCACTTCTGAGATGGCTTTAGGCGGCTCATGACCGAGAACATTGCAGCGACCTTGATGGTGTGCGGAGAGAGATGTGCCTTAAAATCAGATCTACGAAGCATCTTATCGTAAATCTTCATCTCCTGAGTGAGCTCTAGGACGTATGGGACCTCAATCTTTACGACTCGATCTAGAATTGCCTCGTTCGTATGCTCCGACTTAAATCGATTCCACTCTGACTCATTACAGTGTGAGATGATGACTCCATCGAAGTAAAGCATTGCGTTCTTACCAGGAGTCGGAACGTTCTTTTCTTGGGTTGCTGTGATGATGGTATGGAGGAACTCGATCTCATTCTTAAAGATCTCAACGAATTCAACCACGCCGCGGTTGCCAACATTGAAGGCACCGTCAAGAGAAAGAACCCGAGGATCATTCTCAGAGTACTTGTCGAGCTTCGAGATGTCCTCAGAACCGATGAGTGCAGAGACGTCCTGAGAGTTGGCATCCATGGGAGGTACAACAGCAATACCACGACGAGCACGCTGTGAAAACCCGCTGCGAACAATTGGGAACTTCTCGTACTCTCCCTTGAAATCCTCCATCAGCCTGTGTCGACAAATTGGACAGAGGTCACCCTCGATGTGCACACCAAGCGCCTTCTCAAATTGATCTCTGAGGGCGCGCGGTAGAAGGTGAAGGGGCTCCTCTCGAACTGGGCACCCTTCGAGGTGGTAAACAGGCTCAGCTGCCTTCTCAAGCGACTTCTTGACAGCATCTGCAAGTGCGCTCTTTCCGGATCCAACTGGTCCCATGAGAAGAAGAACCTGTCGACTCTCCTCGCCCTTCAGTGACGCAGACTTTAGGAATCTCATGATCTTAGCGATGACTCGCTCATGACCATAAAACTCGTCCTTAAAGTAATTGTAGATCTTGAGCTTGTCACCATCGAATAGCTTCTTGCAACGTGGATCTGATTCATCCATTGTTTCGATTCCGTATGTTGCAACTGAATCGAAAAGTCGACGTGCTGAAAGCTTGGAAACATCTGGATTCTCCTTTAGGACTTCCAGATAGTCCACCAGCGTTCCTGTCCAGGGCTCCTTCTGGCTCTCTGCTCTTTGCTGCTTAATAAGCTTTAGAAAATCCATTTTAGACCTCTCAGATTTCAAAATATTCGTCCTCGATCTCAGTTACCAGCTTAACTGGACCACCCCAGATCTCGCTGATATTTTTTACGCAATTGTCAGCATAGTCAAGCTCAAGATCCCTGCCATCATGTTCGTGAACAAGTATCAAAGTATCCTTCTTGACTTCATCAACGTAAATGATAGGAATGCCATTGCCACCCACTGAGTTCAGTAGCGTCTGACGACACACCTTCCATCCGTCCTCATCTGACAAATCATCAATTGTCCAGTCTCCGTTCCGCTTCTTTGCTGAGTAGGTGAAAAGATTAAGCTTCTCACAAATGTCTCGATCCAGATACTGCATGATGAAAGACTCGTCATTGTGGACCTCCCTTGCGATAAAGCACTCCTCGATTCCTCTCTCCTCTTCAATTTTCTTGAAGAGCTCAAATCCCAGATGATAAGGGTTGATTGATCCACCCCAGGGTCGAAGAACAAGGTTATGAATTCTGAGAAATGGAATGTGCATACTGTCAGGTAGCTCAAGCTGATTTAAAGTACGATAGTGCCAAAAACTTGCCCATCCCTCATTCATTACCTTTGTCCTGATCTGTGGCATGAAGTAGAGAGATTCTCCCCTGATGATCTCAATAATATCTTTCTGCCAAGGCTTAAGGTCTTTACAATTTTCCTGAAGGAATAGTAGAAGATCATATTCAGGTGCTAAAGGATGCTTAATCTGATCAGAATCTTTAAGATTTTTTGTATTCTTACTATCCTTCCAGAAAGATTCAACTAGATCTCTCTCTTCTCTCCTGAATCTTCCTCTCCTGTCAACCTGATACTGAATACTGTGGCATGAATCTATTAATTTCTCAACTCTTTCTATTCCAATTGAAGGATCTTCAATGTATGACTGAATTCTAGATCTTGCGCTTCTAAATCTTGTTGTTACATTGTCAGCATCTGTATCTCTAAAAGTTCTGTTCTTCTTAAAGAAATCAGAATGACCCACACAATGAGCCATAATCAGAACCTGAAGATATAGAGGATTCTCAAGCATCAGATATGCAATAGAAGGATTTGAGTTAATGATCAACTCATAAGGCAATCCCTCAGCTCCTGCATTGTACATGTGATGAGTTCTTTCAAATGACTTTCCATATGACCAGTGAGAAAAGTGAGAAGGCATGCCATGATAAGACATGTTTCCTATCATCTCAAAATAATCACATGTCTCATATGCAATCTCATACCAGTCTAGCCCGCTCGCCTTAGAGATTTCGCATATCCTCCGGTCCCAGTCGGCAAGCTCCTCCATGGTCCAATTAGACATCTTCGATTCCTCCAAAAAGCTTCTTGAATACTGGCCAGATATCCTGTGCATTCTTAATAATGTTCATTTTAAACTTGGTATTCTGAAGTGAAACAAGGCTTCCCCAGACTGTCTTATCAACATCCTCATTCCAAGAGCTATCTGAACGAACTCCTGTTAAAATCTCAGAATATCCAATCATTTGTGATATATCAGCAAGCTCTGCAAATTCTTTCTTTGCTTTTGCATTGTCTTCAGGCCAGTTATCACCATCAGTACAATGAAAAGCGTAGATGTTCCATGAAGAAGGGTGGAAGCGCTTCATTGCAATCTCTCTGGCAAGTGCCGGAGCCGAGCTAATGTACGTTCCTCCAGACTCGACACGCTTAAAGAACGAGTCTTCGTCAACTTCCCTAGCCTCAGTTGTGTGAGAGATGAATACAATTTCAAGATTCTCATACTTGTATCGAAGAAAATGGTATAGAACAAAGAAGAATGATCTTGCTATGTATTTAACATCTTTCGTCATTGATCCTGATACATCCATCATAAAAAATACAACCGCGCTTGATGACTCCTTTGGTTTTGACTTAATGTGATGATACCTTAGATCATTATCATGAAACGGGAATAGCTCTTCACCTGTCTCAGGATCTATCTCAATCTCGCCTGCTCTCTTTGCAGCAGATTTTCTCTTGATTCTCTCAATTGCAGAAAGCTTCTTGTCAAGACGAGGCTGGATGCCAGTAGTTCTAGTTCCGTGGCGCTTTGGCTTCTCCTGCATGATTGTCTTGAGTCTCTTCTTATCAAGATCTGGCAGGCTTAAAGAGTCAAAAAGATATTCAGCTAATTCCTCTAGGGAGATCTCAACCTCATATGCCTCTTCGCCTTTATCTTTTCCCGCCTTGTTTCCACCGCCCTGACCTTGTTGTTGACCCTTTCTAACAACCTGACCTTCCTCAATGTCTTGACCCGGAGCAGATCCTATCTTCTTTTGTCCGGTGTTGTCACCGTATACAAACTGCCATTCCTTAATTCCTCGAACTGGAATTTTTATCCGCTTCTTTCCGTCTTGGCCAATAATTGATTCTTCAGAAATAATGTCAGTAATACCATCTCTAATGGCTTTTTCAATCTTCTTCTTGTGTCTCGATCGATCTGAAGCAGACCTATCTGCAGACGTCTTGTGTTCGCGAAAGATTGACAAAATTACTCCTTAGGACATTAGAATAATACACCAGCATGTTGATTCGTTCTATAGCTACATATTTAGAAATACTAGCAATATTCGTCTCACGGGCTTTATTTTGGATCACAAGAGGAAAAGAAAAGATGAGAAAAATGATAGTAGAAAAGAGTTGCGCTCAAGACAAAGATTCTGTATCTCTCATCTGCCAATTTTGTCTATTTGCTACAGATCATCTTAAAATCGGAGATACAGATTATAAAGTTGTCATTACTGGGGATAAAGAAAAGCACGGAATTAAAACAACGGCATATTTCAATCCCCAAACAAATGATCTAGTTATCTTTACAGCTGGCAGACATCCGCACGATATTTGTCGATCAATTGCACACGAGATGGTCCACATGCGTCAAGGAAAGCACAATTTCTATGGAAAGAAGAATATTAAAGATGTCGGAGGATTCTTTGAGGACGAAGCAAACGCTGTCGCAGGTCAAATTGTAAAGCTTTTTATAGCATACAGATGAAACTATCTTCCAAATGCGATAATCTTCCATGCCTCTGGAAGGACTGCAATTCCTTCTTCGTGATCATTATCAAATGTCTCATCCTCAGCGTCTGTGTGCATTGCTTTACCTTGCGCTGCATCTAGGGCACTATCTGGATCCTCATCTGGAATTACTTCAATTCTAGACTGCGTGCCTACAGAATATGAGCCAGGCTCGGCGACATAAGACTCTCTCTTGCCTGTAATCTCACCTTCTAGAAATTTTTTAACTTCCTCTTTGATGATTCTTCGAACCATTTTTTCGGATATTATCATTTAAGGCCTCTGTGATTCTACATATCTAGCCTATTGTCACTCATCCGGAAAAATCGATGAATCAAGCAATACCAGCCTGCCATCTCTGGCAATTCCAGTATTTTCACCGTTTATCTCGCTAACCCTGATATTGTACCGACCTAGCGCTCGGATGAATCCAGCAAACGTGGACGAGCTATCTTTGAGATCACTGCGGATCGAGAGGAGAGAAATATCAGGATTTTGACTTTTTCTCACAATTTCCCCGCCAGGAAAATAATGTCGCAGGGTATCTTCCTCCCTCAATCTCTCCTGACGCCTGTCATTGTACCCTCCGAGGAGCACACGAATTAGGGTCGCGTATTCCTCAAGGCCCGTTTCCCCTAGAGATTTTGGATTAGGCAGAAGATCTGTTCGAAAGAATCGAAAGAAATCCGCCTCACGACGCAGCGGCTCAACTTCCTCCATGACGATCCAGGAGAAATCAGGCGCGTGCTCATATGATCGCGGAAAAACATCCGTTACGAGATCGTCTTGCCCCATTGTCCAGTCGTCCTGATTCATCTGACCAACATCAAAATCATCTGCTGGAATAGATCTCAGCCTGTCCTTGGAGATCTTGAGGACACGATTATTTCCAATAGTGAAAGTGACCCGAAAGGAGCCGTCTGCAATGTACTCAACCGGAATCCCGAATTTTTCTCGCAAGGATTCAACTTCAGGATCATCAGGTCCAAACATCCACTCACCATGTCGACTAAACATCTCCATGAGAATATCTGAAAGTGCATCCAGGGTGCTTACACTTGTGACCGCTTTCTGCTTTATTGAATCTGCAATAACCTCTTGAATTAAAGATTTAAGTAGATTCATCTTCATCTTTCAGAAGCTCCAAGATCTCGCCCGCCTGAATCGCTCCAACAGGTCCAGTTAGCACCATCCCGAGCAATCGCTCAACGAGATCCTCGTCCTCCTCAAATTTGAGGAACTCGGCGACCCTCCCGAAAGAACCGTTGATGGTCCGAAGGGCCTCGATCTCCTCAGGGTTGCTCTTGATGATCTCAATCGCATCAAGGTAACCCGCTGAGTACTGCTTGTTCTTCTCATTGTACGTGTTTCGGAGCCAGGCACTGATCCGCTCACAGGCGAAATCAAGATCGCTGACCCCTTCAACCCAGCGTTGGCTCTCATTGGACGCTGTACGCTGGATCTCTTTTCCCATCTCCGGATGCTGCCTGTAGACTGTTGCACCGAGGCTATCGAGGAAGTACTGTGGACTTGCGACAAAGTTGTCCTCAGTGTGGCTCTCGTAGTACTCCATTACCTTACTGAAGATCGAGATGAGGTGCTCGGCAGCACGACGCTGGTCATCTGCATCCTGATCTTCAATCTTCACGTACTTCCAGCCGCCGTCAGGATCTTTCACCACACGCCACGCAGCGTCGTCGGCAATCTCCTTGAGGCGCTTGAGACCGGTGCCGGTGATCCAGGTACGGCAGAAGCAGGCGATGACGTAAGCGACGTCATCGATGTGGGTGGGATCCTCAACATTTGGCAGCGGCTTCGGTGGGTCTTCCTTCTTTGCAGGCGGTGTCCAGTCCTCCTCGCCATCGTCCGCGTCGGAAGCGCCGTCCCAGTCATCTTCGTAATCATCATCATCGACTGCCTCGAGGACCCGCTTCATCTCTTCCTTGATAATGTTTCTAAGTCTTGTTTCATTGATGAACATAGGATCTTCTCTCATGTCTTTAATTATCCCAGAATATTAATGATCTCATAAGCCTGGATGACGCCATCCGGGCCCGATAGTATCATATTTGTCAAATTTTCTTGATATTCTGGATCTATGTTACTAAAATTCACGTCCCTAAAAAAGACAAGTGCTTGCAAATAATTCATGTACAATTCTTTCATTTCTGGATCTGTTTTGTCAAACACAGATCTGAGCTCTTTAATCTCTGTGGATATAATTTTTTCTCTAGGAAAATCTCCTATTGACATCGATCTAGATCTTATCTCAGCCATCTGGTTAAGGACATTATTTATTATTGATGAAATCTTATAGTATTTTCTCATAAATTCATCGCCGAATTTTTGTCTTTCTAGCGCTTGGAGCCCTGCAAATGTTTCTTCAATTTCTTGTCTTTTTAGACCTGGTGAAACATTTTTAATTACATCATAGAAATCATAGCTTTTGAAAAATGAAGAATTCACTCTAGAATTCTGTAGCATGTCTCTAAAGCTCTCAACTTCAAGAATTATGTCTGGATTAATGTCTTTGGAATTAGGACTCTCAAGAAAAATCTTGATGGAATATATGCGAGACTTAATTGTTTCATCTACTCCGAATCTCGCAAGAAGGGCACACATTAGCTGATAATCACTTTCCTGTGCAAGCTCATATGATTCCAAAAGAATCACACGAATTGCATGACGGATGGAATTTTCTTTTTTCATGACTTTAATTATTCCAGAACTGATGCAAGCTCTGCAGCCTGCATAAGACCTTCCGGACCCTCAGCAATAAGTTCGCTGAGCTTCTCTCGATATTCAGCGTCTATATTAGTAGTGTTGACCTTCCTAAATCGAGATGCGCTTCTCATGCAAGACACGTAAGTTTCTATTGTTGATCTTGGGATTTTCTGCAATATGAATCTGAGCGAGCGTATATTGCGCTTGGCCCCATCATGAGCGCTGATACCTGCATAGCTCTCTTGACCCTCAGCAAGCATTCTCAAGTTCCTTGCTAGGCCAGAAATGGGAGTCCTAATGTAGACTTCGTGCTCAAATAAGAAGGAGAAATTCTCATCGATCCATACTCTGATCCTTTTCCATATATCATTTCTCGAATCTACATCAGCATAATCGTAAGCTAGTCCTATAACACTGTCAAGATCTCTTCTTCTTGCCAACTCAGGGTCAGAGAGGCCAGATTTCAGCGCTTTTCCTACGTTCTCAATGTATTCAATGTCATTTTGGTCAAAAGTTTCTCGAGCGGGGCTTGCCAGGAATCTAGAGATTGAATCTGCGAACCTAACAACGTTGCTTCTTTCTTCATCGTTTAGCATTATCGAGCAGATAAAATAAGCATTATCATCTGCTGAAGATGACTTATTTTCCTCTGAGTCCTGGATCTGCTCAAAGATGAGCTGCCGAATTAGAGATTCTTTTTTATTCATTGCACTTCTCTCTGATCTATTTGTTTGATGGATTCAAATTATTGAGTAAATTTCCAAAGCCTGCAAGAATCCAGATCCGTCAGGGCCAATGATCTTCATGAGCTGCTGCTTCTTTATTTTTGGGATGTCCTTCATGTTGCTCGCCATCTCGTACATGGAATCCATCAGCCTAATGGCCTCCTCGAGGTCGTCCCTGTTGATCTTTTGAAGCTTTTCGATATCTGGCTTCATGCCTCGAGGTGTGTTGTTGTCACGGTTAAACTGGCCTGCGGCCCAGCCATTTGCAAGAGTCCAGAAGATCTGCGGGCTTACATCCTTCGCGACGCTGTCGTATAGTTGACCCTTGATCCTTGAGATGAGCTTCTTCGCCCGAACTGGATCGTACCCGAGCGCCTCGATCACCACCTTGGGTGCCTCATCAAGGTCGAAAGGAAAATCCTCTCCGGATCCCATGGACATGATCCCAAGATCAGCGACCTCCTCAGCCTCCTTCTGAGACAGCATGCTGTCAAGACCGAGCTTGATGAGACGTTCCCTGTTCTCAGGGGTGAACTTTGCCGACCAGCCCGGTCCAGGATTGATGAGCCTCCGGAAGCAATCGACGTAGAGCTCAGCAGGAACACTCGGCGGAAGGATGCTCATCACAGTGTATCTCTCGAGCAGAAGTGTCTCACTGATGATGCTACGAATCAAGGCCTCTTGTCTTCTCATTGAATCTCCGATAGATTTACATATCCCGGAAAGGGATTCGAAAATTTTTTGAAAACCTCAAAAACAAAGAGGGAACTTCCCGTCAGTCAAAAAATCCCAGAAGAACATCCGAGCCTAGCAGCAAAAATCAAGCCTTTCTGGCAGAAAAAATGATGTCACCCTCACGTGAAAAATCATACGCGATCTTCTTTCCACCATAAGCAGATCTTAGCTTTGACAGGCGGACAAGGGCGCGCTCAGCTGCCTTCTCGCTAATACCGAGCATTCCTGCAATCATCCAGGGAAAAATGATATTTCCACCCTTGGCGCCGCCCATGCTGTCGACTATGTCAATTGCCGTCCTAAGAACTTCCTCTTCTACCTCTGTCAGAGGATCAGTGAAGTAGCCATCGTTGGATTCTCTAATCAGAGAAGAAATTTCACGTCTTACGATTCGACGAAGATTTGACTCAGATATGTTCATGATTTTTTCTCCTCTAGTTCACGTCAACGACAAGGATCTTTCCACGAAGATTCTGTCTCGCCTCGACGGCAGCCTGCTTGATCATTTTTCTAAGCAATTTGAACGCCTCCTGGACCTCCTCGGGTGCGGTCTCGAAAGCTTCAGAAAAAACAAATCCCTTGCCCGTGATGAGCTCCTGCGTCATCACCTCGGCAAGTGACTCAATATAGGAGCCGAGCTCTCCCTTCCTGGCAGAACCCATCGTTAGATACTTGTCGAAAGGAACATTAGCGCCCTCATCAATGATAGGAAATAGAGGATCATCAGGGCCCGCATAGTAGGTCTTGCTGCCAAGCTCGATGAAAGTGGGAGAGATCTTTGAAACCTCCTTGGCCGAATCATCATCCATACCATCAATGTTGAAAAATGCGTGGAAGATCATCCAGGGAGATGCCATGGTCCCACGCTCGGCGCCCGAGGTCGTATACAGTAAGATCAGATCATCAGGGCCCAGGTCATCAGGAGTTTTCCGATAGCCCATCTTCTGCATCTGTTTGATCTTTCTAGGCGTCAACGTCAGGACAATACCCCGGTTTGTGACACCATCAGTGAAATCTGTCCCACGTGCGTCAATGTCCTCAATATTTCCGACATAGGGCGCGACAAAGACTCGAAATGGAAGATGTGCGTAAAGTCGGAGCGCCGTATCTTCAAACTTCTTGCTAAGCGCAAGAGCCGTCGCCGCCCGGGGATTGGGAGAATATTGACCAGTTCCGCCTGCTTCAAAATCTTTGCTAGGCTTTCTTGAAAAACCAACGCCCAGCCTTCCAGCATAGGGCATCTCATCTAGCTTTCGAGAAAGCTCTTCTCTAATGATCTGCCTGATCGTGCTCTCTAGTATTCTCAAGTGAAATCCTTGTTAGGGCTACATATCGAGGCTCAAAAGTGACCCATTTTTCCCGGGAAATTTTTAGGACCACTTTTGATTCCCAAAATTCTCTCGGCCCAGATTTTTGAGCTCGCGCGGGAGCCCTCGGCAGATGATGGGGGCGATGGGCCCTTCGGGTCAAATTTTCTCGGGAAATTTTCGGGAGATCGCGGGAATGAGGGAAAATCAGCGATCCGGGTGAGAGGGCTGACTTGTTTAAGTCAAAATTTTCCGGGCGGTCGGCGGAGACTTAGGCGGCCCCGGCGCCCTGCAGGGAGCGCCGGTGGGCTTGGGACCCTGGGGGGCCCGCCCGGGGCGGGCCCCCCAGCCCCCTGCCATAGGGCCCCCTGGGGCGCCCCCTGCCCTGCCAGGGGTAGCCCTGACGCTACACGAGCCCTACCCAGCCCCGGGCAGCAGGGTGGGCAGCGTCCGCCAGAATGCAGGGCTGGGGGGCAGACTGCCCGGTGGCTACCTACAGCAGGCTGAGGATCCAGGCGCTGATGACCGAGCCGGCAACACCGAGGGCCACCATCGTGACCACCTGGCGGCGTGTCATGAACCAGTTCCACTCCATGTTGCTCCTCCCTACCTGATCATAGTACCACAGCGGGTCGCGGTGACACGCGGCTACGGGTTCTTTGGATCCCAGCGCCTCTGCTCGGGGATCGACTCGGTGTACAGCCGCACCGCTCGGGCAACATCTGTGTGCCCAGCCGACTCTGCCAGCCGCGCGATGGCGTTGCCCTCTCTCTCTATGATGTCGTTCATCATCTGTGACACCTGGCTGATGTCCTCTGGCATCGTGTTATAGACATCCCTGAGGTAATCAGCTGACACCTGGTAGGCATCGTCTGTCTTGTCGAGGAAGTCGATTGTGCTGAGGCCGTAGCCGCCCCACTTGATCATCTTGAAGGCTCCCTCGATGACAGTGCCGGCGCGGATCTCCACCATGTCCATGAGCGCGCCGACATAGCCCAGGATTGACATGCCCATGAAGAAGATGGAGATGTGGTAGGCGGTCTCGTAGGCTTCTAGCACGGTGGCTCGCTGCGCCGGGTCCAGCCTCTCCTGCTGCGCGAGCGCATCCTCGTACCTCTTCTTCGCCAGCGAGAACTGGACGACAGAGGTGAGCAGCGCTGTTGTGTCAAATATGAACCCAGTGTACCTCAGGTTCCCCTGGATGAAGTTGGTGACGAAGCCGAACAGGTCGTTGATCGCGCTGATCGACTGGAGGCTGTCCTCCATGTCTTGAGTGTCTAGCATCTGCAGCACATCAGCGTGAGAGGCTGCGACCGTGGCTGCTGGGTTCTTGTGTGCTAGCCGCCCGGTGTCTGGCTCGAAGGTCCCGAGCTCAGCCTCTCTCAGCAGCTCTCTCACCGCCTCTCGAAGCAGGCGGCCCTGTGTCGTCACGCTCATCGTGTAGCCCCATGTTGAGGCTACATATCACCCGCCGATCAGCTGTGGACCAGGGCCTTGCACATCCGGGCGATCGCCACCCGACCACCGCGGCCGATCAGCAGGTCCGGGTCGTGCCCCTCGGTCACGGACAGGGTGGCCTCGGGGACACCGTGGCCGACGGGCTTCGGCATCCGGGGGAGGAGCCCGTTCCAGTTCACCTTGAACCGGGTCGGGTACCGGGGATCCATGCGGTCGGTGGCCACGAACTTGTGCTCCTGGCCTTCGGGGCCGACCGCGATCCCGCTGACCGCGGTGGTGCCCAGGGGGGAGACCGTGACGGAGGTGATCTTGAAGGTCCAGCGGAGGTTGGCGGTGGCCATGTTGTCGTCCTTGGTTTGGGGTCCGTTAGCTCAGACATCATACCATTCAACGCCTGAGGCGCACGGGCCTCAGTTGAGGCAGTTGATCAGCGGGCAGATCCCGGAGAGGTAGACGAGGGCCGCGACATTGGCGACGAAGAGGGACCCAGCGATCGAGACGGTGCCCCAGATGACGGTGTCGGTGGTCATTTGATTCCTCCTTCCTGGGCGGTGTCCATCACCGCCTCCTTGCCAGATCATCATACCATTCAGCGGTCAGCCCGCACGGGCTTCAGTGGTTGGCGATCCGGTTCGCCGCGGTCCGGTCGAGGTCCCAGCCCTTCTGCTGGACCGTCTGGTGGCTCGTGTCGACCAGGTCCTTCACCTCACCGCCCACCGTCCGGACAGTGAAGTTGCGGCCCGCAACCTCGATCACCTCAGCCGCCATCCACTCACCTCGGATCCGAACCACCAGGCTCTCACCAATCAGGGGATTGACCATGTTGCCTCCTTGTGATCCTATTCTACCACCGCGACCCTGCCCCGCACGGGCCGTCAGCCGACCATGAAGGCCGCCATCGGGACCCGCAGCGGGCGGCAGGCCGTCACCTCGGCCACCCAGGCCTCGTGCTTCGCCTCGGCCTCCGCCTCGAGCCGGGCCCGCTCACGCCACTCATCCTCGAGGTCCCGGGTCGCCGCCTCCCAGCCCTCCGCCGTGTCGTCCTCCGGGCGGTACCACCGCGGCTTGATGTTGTGGACCGCCTTGAAGGCGTCGACGAAGTTGTAGAAGGCCTCGACCTGGGCGTGGGTGGCGAAGGAGGCGGTGTTGATGGCCATGTTTGACTCCGTTCTCTGAGGTTGCCTAGCTCTGTTATTCTACCAACGGGTCCCAGGGACGCACGGGCCTACGTGAATCTTGAGCGGCGCCTTGCATCGATGTAGGCATCACCGGAGTCTTCAGCATCGCCAAACATTGGCTGAAACCGCTTGCTGTAGTGAGATCGGGTCGCTGTCTCGTCTTCCTCAGGCTCCCGCCAGGTCTCAGGGTCTTGATCGGGATCAGGCTTTCGTAGCTCTTCTCTGATGATGTGTCGAAGCTGGCGCTCGGTGATCCTCACATGTGCCCCTAGATGGGTCTACATATCGCCCTGGGCCAACAGCGACAACATCGCACAGACACAAGTCAGGCCCCAGTGACGGGGCCCGAGGTGGTGTTAGCGCGAGCGCTTGATTTGCAAGCCGTGCGGAACTCTTCCCGCCTCTATGCGGCTCTGGATCTCACCGGCTGGTAGATCCAAGAATTCATCCGGATCGTCGCCGTACTCGTACTCATCCTCGTCTGGCTCATCGAGGTCGAGATTTGAAAACATGTCATCAAACTTCTTGCCAAAGTCAGGGTCAGTGAGCTTGGGTCGCCTGAACATTGTGGGCTCTCTCATCTTGCGGGCGGTCTCTGCACCCGGGCCAGAGAAGTCATCCATCCCAGACTCCTCGTAATCGCCTGTCTCTGGGTTCTTGCGGAATGTAACGCCCTTCCTCATCTCATTCAGCTCCTCGCGGACTATCCGGCGAAGCTGGCCCTCAGTGATCCTCATGATGTGCCTCCTGTGATTCTACATATCGCCCCGCTCACCCAGTGCAGGATCAATGTTGCGCAGCGCCAGATCGCGCCCCTTGCATCAGGATCTCGGCGCCGTGATGCACATCGGGCGCCCCCAGACCGCATCTCCTGCAGCCTGTGGCGCCCTAGTGATTAAGCCTTTGAACGCTTCCAGGCCATGTAGGCTGCCCTTCCCTCTTCAGCTGATCCGAAGTCCTGTCCGTGAGAAGGATGCGAAGATGGGAACTTGAGGCCGTAACGGAACTCATAATCAGCCTCTGACTCACCGGGACCGTCGTCGTCAACTCCGTAGTTCATCTCAGCGCTGCGGTCGTAGTCATATCCGCTGCTGTACCCGCCGCCGTAATAGCCGCTACCACCGTATTTGCTCCCGCCGCGGCGGTAGGTCTCTGTCATCCTGCTGATCTCTTCCTTGATGATCTTTCTCAACTGCGATGCTGTGATTCTCATGTGATCCTCTTGGTGTCTGTACTTATCACCATCCGTAGAACTTTAGCAGCGTTGTGAACACAACATTCCAGAACAGGATCAGCGTTGCCTTCAACAGGGTATCGAGGACCCAGAGCTCTACAGCCTGCCGTGTGATTCGAGCATGGTCACCACCTCGGGCGGTAGCTCCTCCTTCAGGATGCTCTGTGTCCCCACGCGGCCGTCCTTCGTCTTGTAGCCGATCTGCCATCCGTGCCTCACCTTCTGCTCTACCTCTAGCTCTGTCCCCTTGGGCCACTCAGTGCCGAAGCGGGTCGTGTACTTCTGCTTGAGAGTTACAACTTCACCAACCATTCTCTCCTCCTTAGCCTAGCGCCCAGCAGAGCGCAGCGAAAGCGATTGTGAATCCGATCTCCATCACCACCCGGGCCACATCTCTCGCCAGCGGCGGCGGCATCACCAGGAGCGACAAGCCCACCAGCCCGAGGGCAGCGGAGTACATGATCACATTGGCGATCAGGAACGCCGTCCCCCAGCCCCCAGCGATCAGGAGCACCGTGAGCAGGGACCAGCACCCGCGGAGCATGAGCGCCCAGGTTGGGTCATTCGCTCGCAGCGCCCGCCACATGTCCCAGATGGTCAGGGCGCCCCAGAGAATTGCACCGATCGATGGCATAGAACATCCTAACACCCAGTGGGTGCTTGTGTATCAGGTTCGAGAGATCTGGGAACAGACCACCAGCATCACGACCCAAGCGACCATCAGGCCCAGGAGCCAGGCGGGGCCGTCGGACCAGGCGATGTGATCGACGGCCATGAGCTGGTGGAAACCCGAGATGACGTTGTCCATTCTTCCCTCCGTGGATCTATTATAACACGTGACCAAGATCCTGCACGGGTCTCTACCCAGCGTCCTCCCAGTCCTTGATCCGCTGCCAGAGGTCGAAGAGCCGCTTCACATCGGCGAGGGGCAGGGAGGTGAGTCCCTCGCTGAACTTGAGCGAGAGCTCGTCCATGTCCACCGTCACATCACCGCCACCCATGTTCACCGTGATGCTCCGGATCGGCTGGAAGGGGACGATGCAGCCCGAGGGGCTGACGGGACGGACAGCCGGCGTGCCGTCAGCAGTGGTCATGCCCCTGTCAGCCATCAGGACCTCGACGGCCTCCTTCGCCTCCTTCAGGCCGACGCCGGGCCGGTCCTTGCCGCTGAAAGGATCGATCGTTCGGTGGCGAGAGGCGTCGCGGACCACCTTGATCGCGTTGATCTTGTTGGCGTAGCCGCCGCCCGTCTTGTCGTCCAGGAGCGTCTTCACCTGGCTCATCTCTTCCGCGGTCAGCATGATCTTGATCATCTTTCCTCTCCGTGGTTCTATTCTACCAGGACCCCGCGCTCTCGCAGGAGCTTCACAGCTGCGGTGTGCCCGTGAGCCGTGAGGATCTCGATCGCTTTCGCCTCAGCGGTGGGCTCGTCATCGGTGTCAGCGAGGATGTGACCCAGCTCGTGAGCCTCAATCGCCAGCAGGTGGTCGGGAGTGCACCATCCCTGGCTGGCGATGCGCCCATCGATCACAGCGACTGGGTACTCCGTCCCGCGGATCGCATAGCCGTGATTCTGATCAGAGAGCCGCTCGACCACCGTGCCTTCATCTCGGTCCTCAACCTCGACGACCAGCACATTGCTTGCCATGTCGGACATCCTGAACTTCATCTCGCCTCCCTTCTACATCTATCGTATCACTTCGCATGCCCGTCACACAGCGTGCGGACCCAGCCTCCGCCGCGGGGCTTCCCAGGTGCACCACAGATCTCACAGGTGCGGAGCGCAAGCGATTCAGCGAGAGCGATTGCACCGTCGATGTAGTCGTCGCTATTGCTCACATAGAATCGCAGCCCGCCCCACTTCTCCTTCACCTGCACCGCGACTGTCTGGTGGCCCTCATCCCATTCAGCATCAGTGAGGTCCTTAAAGTCGCTCTTCTTCCGCTTCCAGTCCAGGTGGTGCTGGATTGTGTTACACAGCGTGTCGACGATGTCATACCAGCCGTCGTCATGCTCGAAGCCGAAGCACATCAGTGTCTGGCGGGGATCGCCCCGCCTGTCACAAAAGATCTTCGGGTATCGCTCACACAGTGACTTGTCCTTCTCCTCAGTCATTTATTCCTCTCGTTGTGTCTATCGAGCATCGCTTGAATCGCTTCGATCACCACCCGCTGGAATCCCTCTTGATCGTCCGGCTGGAGCCCAAACGCTGCATAGAACTGGTCAACCTTGTCATCCTCGATCTCGAAGACAAATCGCGACCCGCCACCCTCTTGCGGAGCCTCGCTAATGCTCAGCAGCCCAGGAATATCACTCATCATTCTTCACCTTTCCAGACGCAGCCAGCTCGGCGTAGCCTGGGTAGTACCCAGTTCCCTCGTGTAGATGCCTGAGCAGATTCTGGGGCCCGAATCCCTCAGCGTCACAGTGGGCATCCCAGAAGTCCTTGATCTCATCATAGGCTCGCAGCTGGACGGTGCGGAGCCGGAGGATCTCTTGGCTGAGGCGGGTCACCTCCGACTCAAGCGCAGCGACCTTGCTCGGCTCCGACACCCAGCGAGCGAAATCACGAATGACACCCTTGTGTGATCGAAGCAGGTCCTCGACATCCTGCTCGTTGATTCTATGCAGCCAGCCTGGCACATCGTTTGACATCGCTCCCCCTAGAAGGTGATCACCTGCTCCCAGTCAAATTCCTCGGCATCCGTGAGCAGCGCATCAAAGAGGCTCTGCTCAGCGCCGGAATCACCCAGTGCCTCCTGCATCGCCTCGCTTGGTGGCTGGTCAGGCCGCCGCTCGATTACAATCTGGCGCGTCCTGGCGCGGTCCATCACTCATCCTCGCCACGCTTCGTGTTGCCTGTCTGGGGCTGGCGCTTCCGGATCACCAGGGTGGCCCGTGGGCGCTCGCCTGGCTTGAGCTCGGCGTCATCCTTCGGGTAGAAGACCACGAAGGTGCTGTCGCGGAGGTCAACGAGCGCTGGAAGATCGGCTCCGCCGATCAGGTACTCATCCCCGTTCTTGTCGGTGCGGGGCGTCAAACGGATCTCAAATTGGTTCATGGTAACATCCTTTCTATGATACATCTTTGTCGTCTGGCTCCTCGCTCACCGGACCATTCCGGAAAGGGAGGACATTGGGTCGAGGCGGAGCCTCCTCCTCGTCATCATCGTCGTCGTCATCGTACTGCCACCCGTTGGCGAGCAGCATCGCGATGAAGGTCGCCACCGTCTCCTGATGCATCTTGATGATCCGATCCCCGGTCCGCAGGCCGTAGATCGCGCCAAGGATCGCACCGCTGATGAAAGAGAGCGTGACGAGGATGAGGGCGACTGAGGGGTCCATGGCTATATTCTGGTCCAGGGCTGCGGGTTGTTAATGCTCGAGCGAGCCGGTCCGCACTTGGACCAGCGTCCATAGGTCATCCAGCGCCGGGTCCGGGTCCTCCTGTAGGGCAGCTTTAAGCGAGAAGAGGTCGTCGGGTTCCATCTCGTTCAGGAGCCAGAGGTTGTCTGCGACCTGACGAGGGGTGGGCGGTGCTTCAAGATTGATCATGTTGACTCCTATCGGAAAGAAGCGAGGAAGAGAAGGATGATGATGCCCATGATGATCGCCATTGTTTGCCTCCTTACCTTGTTATTGTACCAGGTCGCCCACCGCCCGCACGGGCTTAGCCCTCGACCTCGATCACCTGGAGGAGGCCCTCGATCGTGTCGAGGTCGAGGCCGGACCAGAGGGCGCGGGAGATGACCACGCCGGTGTCGAGCCCCTGGGCCTTGGTCGCGAGGATCTGGTCGATGAAGTGGTGAGCTGCCATGTTTGCCTCCAGGGCGGAGTCCATCCCCGCCGCCTTGCCAGATTATTCTACCATCAGCTGTCAGGGTCGCACGAGGCCCCGGCCGGTGAGGCTAGAGGGAAAGGAATCGAGAGATATCAGAGGAATCAATGTAGAACTCAATGCCGGATTGAGTCTTGAGGCGGAGCTGGGGATGGGCCAGGCCGGCCTGCTTGGAGGTCAGGATGGCCAGGAGCTGGACTTGATCACCGGGGTTCAGGTGGGAGGTGGGATCAGGATTGATGGGGTAGGAATTGAAGGGGCCGGGGTGCCGGGAAACAAGGTTGGGAATGCGGGGGTTGAAGTTGATGCAGGTTTTCTTGGTGATGGTGAGGGTGGAGGGGTTGGTGTTCCGGATGATGGTGAGGTTGAGAGCCATTTGTCCTCCTTGGCCTATTCATTATACCAATCGATTCCGGATTCGCACGAGGCCCGGAAGGCCGGAGGCCATCCCGTTACGGGGCCGCCTCGAGCCCGAAGAAGCCGTCGTCACCGAGGACGAGGTCGAGCTTCGCCATCATCGCCGCGGCCTCGCCGCTGACCACCTCCTCGGCCGTCAGGACCGGGACCACGACCGGCGCCGCTTCGACCACCTTCCGGGGCCGCTTGAGGACCGCCTCCGGGAGGGTCATGCCCGCCGCCTTCACCGCGGCCTTCGCACGATGGCCGATCGAGACCCGGGTCCCGCGGTCGAAGTCACCGCCGGTCACGTGCATGAGCATCTTCGAACCCCAGCGAAGAGGGGATGCGACAAACACTTCACCATCAGCAATCCCGTGGACCACGATGTTTCCGTCCTCAAGAACCACAGATTCGATAGAGATGTTCTTTGAAGCCATGTTTAACTCCTTGGTTGATTGCTGTTTGTTTCCGCCAGGATATTTTACCACTCATCTCAATGTTCGCACGAGAATCGATACATGAGAGAAGTTGTCGCCATACTTAGACTAGACCCCTGGTGAGTTAGTTCTCTTCTCCGGCAGAGAACTTCTGCGACAAACGATTTGTTCGCAACTCAGTATCAACCAGGGGTCTTTTTTGTCAGAAGAGAATATATAGAAACATCGAGGATTGATACTCCTCGTCCGGAGAGAAACATGACCAAAGCAATATACGCAGAGTGCATGTATTGTGGGAAGCCACACAGAAAGAAATCAGCAAGCCCACGATGTTCCAAGTGCAAATACCTCGACCCTGATTTTAGGAAGAAAGTTTCAGATGGTCTCAAACAAAGCCTCAACAATCCTGAGACAAGAAAGTCAAGATCAGAGAAAGCAAAGCGAATGTGGTCTGATGAATCATACAGAGAAAAACAAGCTGAATCATATTCCTCCAGAAAAGACGAAGAATATCGATCCAAGCAATCGATTTCAAATAGCTCTATTTGGTCAAGCCTAGAGCTTCGAGAAAGACAATCAAAAATGGCAAAAGAAAGATGGGACAATCCTGATTACAGGAGCAAATTTCTTGAAACAGTCAGGGAAGAAGAATACAGAAAGAGAAAATCTCTCTCGCTGGGCGGAGATGGTGACTTAAGTAGAATCGAAAATGATCAATCATCTGCGCTCAAGCAGTGGTCAAAGAAAGTAAAAACAAGAGACAACCATCAATGCCAGCACTGCGGATCAGTGAATGATTTGCATGCTCATCACGTCAAGCGAAAAGCAATGTTTCCTGATCTGGCCCTTGAGATTACCAATGGAATCACGCTCTGCTCATTGTGCCATGCACAAGAGCACAGAAAGCTGAACAATCAGTAGACAACGACTTTAATTATCTGGTCGTCGTAGCCCCAGCACCACTCGCCGGGGCGGACCATGCCGTCGAAGCCGGGCCGGCCGTTCTTGATGTCCGATTCCTTGGACTCGACCTCGACCGTGCGGACCTCGCCGCCAAAGGCGCGGTACTTGATGATGGAGCCGACGCGGTAGTTGTGCTGCTTGTTCATCTTGCCTCCTTGTGAAGTTATTCTACCACACCCGACCCGACCCGCACGGGTCAGATCGACGCGAGTCCCATCTTCAGGAGGTCGATCCTCCGGACCTGGGAAGGACGGGGGTCACGGTGATTGGACCACTTCTTGATGTCCTTCTCGATCACACCCTTCAGGAGTCGGATCGAGTCCTCCTGGGTCGAACCCCACTTTCCACACTCCACAGTCCTGGATCCATCCGCGCACATCCAGGTCTTCCACACGTCCTCAGTCAGTCCCTGGACCTTGAGATAGGAGAAGAATCCATTGGGGGCGACCGTCGTTTCGATGAAGAAGTTGAGACCCATCATTCTGTCCTCCTTGGTTCCTGACCTCGATATCATACCATCGATCGGGTCGGTCGCACGGGTCAGATCGCGACGGAGCCGTCCTGGGGGAGGTGCAGCCGGGCGACCGCCGCATCCATCTCAGCAGCGGACCACTCTTGGAGCTGAGCATCGACCTCGGGGGCCAGACTCCGCTCCCGGGCGAGGTCCCACAGGTCGCGGTTGATGACCGAGCCGGTCTCGAGCGGGAGCTCTCCCTTGAAGGTGGCGTTGCCGACGAGACGGATGAGGGTCGCGATTCGGTGAGCGGTCATGCTGTCCTCCGTTGTGTGTAGATCATACCATCGATCGGGTCGGGCGCACGGGTCAGCTGCCGGCGATCGTGGTCACCTGCCTGACCTCTCGGTAGCCGCCCACGCTGAAGTAGGAGCGCTGCCGGTCAGCGAGCGAGACGAGAGTTGGATCCAACGCTCGGGCCCACTTGAGCCGGTTCTCGATGATGGCGATCTGGTGCTGGTGACCGCGGCCATTCGTGGGCGGCGGGACATGGGCCCAGAGCACCCGCATCCCCATCAGCCGGTCCACAGCCGCGACCCGATCCGGGCACAGGCCCTGGTGCACCATGGCTGCAGCAGCACAGGACATCGACCAGCCAGTGCCCGTCGGGGTCCGGCTGTCGAGATGGGTGATCAGCCTCTCAGCCAGCGAGCGCCCGTGGGTCTTGCCCGCGTACATGATCTGCTCGCCCTCGAACAGGATGTAGATGCCCACGGGGTGGGGCTCGCCCGCCAGCGCCTGCACCATCAGGTCGCGGACGGAGAGATCGCCCAGCACCGGGGCGGTCCCGCTGCGGTGGAGAGCCGCGCCCTGGATCCGACCTAGCGGGAGCCCGCCCCAGTCCTCGAACCGCCAGATCTGGGCGCCGCTCACTGGCGATCCCCAAGCCAGAGCTGCAGGTTGCCAAGCATCCAGCCAGAGGTGAGAGCGAGGGTCAGAAGAGCCAGAATGTCGATGACCATGTTGCCTCCTGTGATCATTGTATCAATGTATCAGTGCGTTGCACGCGAGCTACATGAGCCGTTCGATCAGCCTGATGAGCCCAAAGGTGACGAAGGGAGAGACCAGTCCCGCTGCGATGAAGATCGGGACGGGGTGTCGAATGATTGTCGGGTCCGTGTGCCTCATAGGATGTGGGGCCTCGGGTCGTAGAGCCGCCGCTCGGCCTCGAGCGCCTCGATGTGCAGCCGCATGTCCCGTGCTGCCTCCTTGCGAAGGGGTGATGGCGACCTCTCCATCGCAGCAGCCTCGCGCCGGAGACACTCGATCGTGTTGTTCAATTGGTTCCAGGGCATCCCGCTTCGGGTCATTTGGGCTTCCTCTTGCGCAGTTCCTCGATCGGGATCCCGCTGAAGGCAGACCGGAGCTTCTTCTTGGCCGCGGCGTTGAAGGGGATCCCATTGACGGAGTGGACCTCCTCCGCCATCTTGAAGACCCACTCGATCGTCCCATACTTGTCCCGCAGCACGCGGCCCGCCCGATCAGGCTCTCGGCCCCAGTAGACATCCCAGCAGGCCTCGGCGACTGTCCGGGGCATGTCATCGGGGTGGGGGTAGGTGAATCCGACTCTGTCGCTCATGTTGTCTCCTTGTGTATCATATCGCCCGGGATGGGCTCGTTCACTGGATCTCACTGCACGGGACGCTCTCCTCCATGATCAGGTCCTCGGGCCAGCCGGTGCTGATCTGCCCGTCGTAGAGGAGCTCCCAGTGATCGGTCCGAGTGGCACCTGCCCGCGACCCGTTCGGGACGAACTTCCCAATCCGCCGGACCACGATGAAGTAGTCCGACTGCCCCTCGACCGGGTGGTGCCACTTCCTGAGCTGCCCGAGATGGACGCTCATGCGGCGAGCCTGGGCGACAGGATCCTGACGCCGGTGACCTGAACCAGGTGATCGATGTGCACATCGTCGAGCAGCTCACCGTCCTGGAAGTGGACCGAGACATAGTCGGGGTCGTCCTCGTCGATCTCCATTACCTCGCCCAGGAGGCCGTTGCAGTGCTTGATGAACTTCCCGAAGCCGTCACCGGGCTCCATCTCCCAGTCTGCCAGGGTCATGCCGCCCGCGGTCGCATCGAAGCGGACCGTGTCGCCCACCTTCAGGCCGCCTACCACAGGGCACCAGAGGCCGCGACATCGAAGGCCCGCTGGCGATCTGCCTCGACCGCAGCCTCGACCGTCTCGCTGCCGTAGGACCGGCGGGCACAGGGGTCGCAGTCGAAGAGGACCGGGGTCCCGTTGACCAGCGCCTCGAACCCAACGCCGCTGGGCCGGCCGCAGGAATCGCAGCGGGGCTGCGAGGGGCGGGTGACGAAGACCAGGTTGCTGCTGCTCATCTTACCTCCAAGATCGTTGTCCACATTCATATTGTAACACAGCGGGTGCCGCCCGCACGGGACGCAGCGTTCATGCCTCGCGCGTCGTTTTGATCGAAGATGGGTGGTTATATGGACCGCTGCTCCAGGTCAGCATCCAAGGGCAGAAGCTCCTCTGGCCAGCAGGTGAGCGTGACGCCAGGGACGACAGGGTCCACCAGGATGATGAGCCTGTCATCATCGCTGTCACAGCCCAGGACCATGGCAAGCCGCCCAGCGTATTCGGGGGTCCACATCTCGGGGATGAGGCGAACGATGTCGCCCGGCCCCATCAGAAGGCCCCGTCCTGGACCAGGGCCTTGCACATCCGGGCGATGGCCACTCGGGCCCCTCGACCCATGAACAGGTCCTCATCGACCCCGGCCGTGCAGGCGAGAACCTCTTCCTTGACCCCGTGCCCGACCGGCTTGGGCATCCGGGGGTGGAGGCCATTCCAGTTGACCTTGAACCGGGTCGGGTACCGAGGGTCCATCCGGTCAGTCGCCACGAACTTGTGGGTCGTGCCGTCCGGAGCAGTGGCCACCCCGCTCACCGCGATCTGACCGATGGCCGAGCGGCGGATGTCCGTGATCGAGAAGCTCCAGCGAAGGTTGGCGGTGCTCATTTCGTTCTCCTTGGTCCGTGGTTCCTTACCTTCCCATCATACCAGGTCGCTGTCCGCCCGCACGGGACTCGTAAGCTCAGGCTCCACGAATGAGTTCGATGCCGAGCGAGATCGAGGCCATGATGCTGATGAGGAAGGCGGTGCAGGCGACCGCGATCACGAGCCAGATCAGCTCGTCACGGGTCGGGAGGGTCGCGAGAGCGTTCCGGATCTGCCACTTGATGTCCATTCTGTCCTCCGTGCTCTGTTATTGTACCATGCTTGCAGCCGCTCGCACGGGCTCAGTCCTTACACTTCTCACAGATGTACAGCTGATTGGCCGGCCAGTTCGCCTCGTAGGTGCCACACCACTTGCAGTCACGGCCCCAGTCCTTCGCCGACCCGACCATGTTCGCCTGAATGATGCGGGAGGGGCTGTGGGCCGCCTGGCGGCGCTTGGCGGTGGCGGCACGGGGATTGAAGAAGAGCTTGTCCATTCTGTCCTCCTTGGCCTGATTATTCTACCATCCGTACCGCCGCCCGCACGAGCTCAGTACATTGAGGCCAGGATGTCCATCTCACTGAAGCCGAAGGGGAACGGCTTGATCTGGTGGCTGAGCTCGGCCATGGCGACCAGGTGGTGCCCGCGGCCGGTGAAGGTGCAGACCACCATGTCGTTCCCGTAGTCGCCCTCCCACTGCTCGACCTTCAGGCCGAGCTCCTGGGCCAGGCTGAGGAAGCGGGGCAGGGTGTCCTTCGAGATGTTGATGTCGAGGTTCTTGGTCATTCTGTCCTCCAGGGCGGGGTCCATCCCCTCCACCTTGCTTGGATATTGTACCATGCCGCCGGTAAGTCGCACGACTAGGGGGAAACTGCCGTCTTGACCTCCTTCTTGGTGTAGGGGTGGGTGTACCGGACGATGAGCTCGATCGAGTCTTCATAGGACCATCGGGCATCGACCACCACTGCCTTCAGGTCATGGAGCTGGGTCTGACCGGTGGTGGGGTCCTTCAGCTTCCGCTGGATGGTGATGAAACGGTGGACCAGCGGGAGGAAGGCCTGGTCGAGGGCCTTCTGGCGGTAGTCAGCTAAGAGGTCGTGGGCGGTGGTGGTGAAGGTCTCGAGCTCGTCGGGGGTGATCATTCTGTCCTCCTTGCTCCCTTATCATACCATCAGGTGTCGGCCTCGCACGAAACGGCCGCCCCCGAAGGGGCGGCCGGCCGAGCTCCCATCAGGCAAGGAGGAGGAGGAGCTCGGACTTGTTGAGGTCGGAGTAGCCCTTGAGGCCACGGTCCTTCGCACGGGCCTTCAGCTGGGGGACCGTCAGGGCGGTGAGGTCCTCGTGCGTCGGGGTCGGGTCCACGACCAGGTCGAGGAGGACCGGCTCGACCGGGGCCTCGACCTTCACGGTGACCGTGAGGTCGGCGGGGTCGGCCGCCTTCCGGGGCCGCTTGAGGGGCGCCGGGGTCATGTCGAGGCCGGCCTCGCGGACGGCCTTCTTGGCCGCGTGACCGACCGCGATCCGGGCCCCACGGTCGAGGTCACGGGCCGTGACGTGCATGAGGACCTTCGAGCCCCACTGGAGGCGGGTGGCGACGAAGGGGACATCGCCGATCGTGCCGACCACGGTGGGGGTGCCATCGACGGAGGTGACGGAGCTGATGGTGATGTTCTTGGCCATTTGTTCTTTCCTTGGTTGGTGGTGGGTGGCTTGATCATTATACCAGGTCAGCGGCATCCCGCACGGGACCTATTCGGCGGCCAGGTCCTGGGCGGTCTCGAGGAGGCTGTCGATCGTCTCGAGGTCGAGGCCGGACCAGAGGCCTCGGCTGATCAGGGTCGCCGTGTCCGCCCCGCCCTTGATTGCCGCCGCCGCCTGATCGATGAAGTCGTGATGAGCCATTCTGTCCTCCTTACTCTGTTATTCTACCACCACTCTGTCTGCCCGCACGAACCCTCAGTACCCCCGGTGCGTGATCCGCTGGCCGACCAGGTTGAACACCTGCCCACAGGCGCACCGGGCACCGTCATGGGTGATGGTGAACGACTTGCCCGTCTCCTCGCACGCCACCCGGGTCCGGACCCGCTCCTTGCCGTTCACCGTGATCGTCACTTGGGTCTTCGTGTGCATGCTGCCCTCCTTCTCGACGGTGTCCATCACTGTCCCCTTGATGATTCAGTTATACCAGGTGGGGGTCACCGTTGCACGAACCCTCAGCCGTTCGCCGGGGCCTCGTAGTTCCGGAGGTTGAACTCGCGGAGGGCGGCGCAGGTCTCCTTGTGGATGCCCCTCTCCTCGGCGAGCTTGAAGAGGGCGTTCGCGATGTCGGCGGTCTCCTTGGAGTCCAGGCCGTAGTTGACGTAGGCCTGGGTGGTGAGGCCGATGAGCTGAGCGATCTGGTTGGCGTTCATTCTGTCCTCCTTGCTCTGTTATTCTACCAGGTCGTGGGCCGCCCGCACGGGCTCAGCGGATCCAGCGAACCTCGACATCCACCCACCGGTTGCCGTCCGGGTCGCCCGGGCTCGCCGCGACGATCTTGGCGCTGAGAACCCAGCGCCCCGGGTGCTCGGCCTCGAACTGGGCCTTCGCTGCGAGGATCGTCTCGCGGATATCGGCCGAGGTCTGGAAGAAGCGGATCTGATTGACGTGGGTCACGATTACCTCCTTGCTCAGTTATTCTACCATCCGCTCCCCAGCCCGCACGAGCCTCAGTCGTGGGAGCCACGGCACCGGACCCCGTGGTCGGGGCAGCTGTAGCTGACGATGCAGCAGCACGGGACCTCCTCGGCCTTCGGGCAGCAGCGGCCACCGCTGATGGTCTCGGTCACCTGGCGTGCGTGGTGGGTCCAGGCGATGGGGGTCGGAGTGCCGCGGCCGAGGGAGGACCGCACCCGGGTGTTGAAGTCCTCCGGGCTCACTCCGAAGATTCCGGCCGAGGTCTGAAGCGCCTTGTAGTCCGCCCGGTACTGCTCGATCGACTTCGTCTTCATCTTGCCTCCTAGCTCTGTTATTGTACCACCCACTTGCCAACCCGCACGAGACCCTAGAACGGGGCCGTGCCGCTGTCGACCTGGGCCACCCAGGCCCAGAAGGTCTCGAGCTCCTCCGGGGTGGGGTCCTCGAGCCCCACCACCTCTTCATCATCACCACCGAAGTCGATGTCATCCACGATCAGGTCGCGCATCTTGCCTCCGTAAAGCCATCATACCATCACAGTCGTGGCGCGCACGGGCAGCGCGTCGTGCGGGTGCAGCTCGCCCGGTGTAGGGTTAGGGCGGTGGCGGCCCGCTGCGGAGGCGGTCGACGACGGCCGCGACGACTCGGTAGCTGACGTCGAGCAGAGCTCCGGCAGCGTAGAAGGCGAGGCCGGTCGCCACAGCGGCAGCGACCAGGGCACAGACGGTGTTGACCAGTGACATGTCAGCCCTCGTATCCGGCCGCGACGCAGCCGTTGATCCACTCGAAGAACATCTTCTGGCCGCTGATCCGGCTCACCTCATCACCGAGCTCGAGCCACCAGTCCAGGGGATTCGGGTGGTTGTAGTCGTTCGGGATCCCGGTCCCCTCGTGGATGATGCAGACCAGGGAGCCCTTCCGGCTCCAGCCGCCCGGGTCCTGCCCACCGCGGAAGACCATCTTGTTCACGTCCAGGTCCAGGCCCAGCTCCTTGCCGGCGATCTTGAGGGCGTGTTTCGTGGCGACGTAGGGGCTCATTCCTTTCCTCCTTGCCTCGTTATTCTACCATGTGCTGGGCGCTGCGCACGGGCGCAGGATGCTGGGCGCTCGATAACCTGGGCGCAAGATGAGCGCTCGACAGCGAGCGCCCACCCCGGACCCGGAGGTCTCAGGCCTCGAGCTCGACCTCGAAGACCACCTCGGACAGGGCCACCGGCTCGGAAGGGGCGGCCTCGGAGGCCTCGACCTTGGTCTTCCGGGGGCGCTTGAGGGGGGCCGGGGTGAGGTCGATGCCCTGGGCACGGACGGCCTTCTTGGCCGCATGTCCGATCGAGATTCGGGTGCCCCGATCGAAGTCACCACCGGTCACGTGCATGAGGACCTTGCCGCCCCACTGGAGCTGGGAGGCCTGGAAGCTCTGCTCACCGACCGTGCCGAAGACCACCGCCTTGCCGTCCACCACCGTCACGTCAGAGATCTTGATGTCCTTGGCCATTTGATTTCCCCTTGATTGTTGCCGTGATTGGCTTGGTTATTGTACCAGGTTCCCCGTCATTCGCACGGGATCAGCGTTCGTATTCCTTGTACCGGCGCTGGATCTCAGCCACCTCTTTGCGGACGATTCGTGCGAGGGCCTCGCGGGCGTTCTGATCGTGCGACAGGGTGAAGGCGAGGCACTTGACCATCGTCTGGGCGACGACCGTCGAGCTCGCACCGGCGAAGCTGTCACCTTCGAGATCCATGTCGCACCAATCCACGAGGATGTCAGCGAGCTGAGCCATATCCGTGTCCATGATTCCTTCCTCCAGGGCGGGGTCCATCCCCGCTGCCTTGCTTGATCATTGTATCACTGTATCAGTCCGTCGCACGGGATCACCAGATGACGAGCACCGCGATCTTGCCGTTCTCATCGTCCTGGTTGAACTCCGGCTCCTTGTCGGAGGGTTCCCAGTCATCCAGCTCGTCATCAGTCAGATCCGAGGTGTCATCGGACCAGGTGCCCCGAGAGACCTGGACGATGTCCTCGGGATCACCCCGCTCCGGGTCCAGGACCTGGACCTTCATGTCCTGGGGGAGAGCCTGGAGCTCCTTGATCAGTTCCGAAACAGTCATGATTGCCTCCTTGCTTGATCATTGTATCACCCGCCCAGCCTGGCGCACGGGTCAGAGGCGGCCCTTGTGGTTCGTTCCGATCGAGCCGCTCTCGCCCACCTTCCTGAACTTCAGATTGCCCATGTAGCTGTTGCTGTTGGACATCTGACAGGCCTTACCCACGTTCTGTCCGCTGTTGGATCGCCACGCCTTCACATAGGCAGCTCGATCCTTCTCAGATCCGAAGGCGAGGACGGTGACGCCCACACCCTTTCCGTCACCGGCCGCGACCCCGGCATAAGGGACCGCCGTCTCGGTGCCCAGCTCCTCCACGCAGTCTGGGCACTCGTTGATCCGCCCGCCGATCGAGCGCTTCTGAGGAGAGGTGTGATCGAACGAGACCCCGCAGTGCTTGCAGTCCATTATGCCTCCTGCGCTTATTGTATCAGGTGTTGTCAGTGTCGCACGCCCCGCGGCAAGCCTTCCGGCTCGCTTCCCGCCGCTTGTCCGGTCGGACGCTGTGCTCACCCCGCCAGTCAGCCGGGGTGCCGCCGGCTGCGAAGTGGGCAGCTCGATCGAATCCCCGAAGGAGGCGGAGGGTGTCCAGCCGCTTCAGGGTGGTGGCCTTCAGGGTGTGGCGATTCGTGTGTGCCATGATTCCTCCTTGCTCCTATATTGTATCAGGCTGCGGAGGACCCGCACGGGTTAGAACACCGTCTCATCCAGCGGCAGGGCGACGACCGGGCCTTCCCAGCCGGCCGGGACGTAGATCGCTTCCGCCTCGAGTCCACCGGTGTAGACGCGGCCCTCGAGCGTGGGGGCCTTCGCGACGTTGAAGAGGGTGGCGAGGAAGAGGATGATGGTGTTCATTGATGTCTCCTTGGTTCTGGTCTGGTGGGTGGTGCCTGGTTATTCTACTTGGTGGAACCGGTGACGCACGCGCGATGGTTCGACAGACCGACGCAGGCGGTGGACCCCTTCAGGCTCACAGTGACACCGAGGTAGAGAGCGAGGCCGATCGCGGCGACAATGATCAGAAGCTTCATCTTGTCCTCCTTGGCGGTGTCCATCACCGCCGCCTTGGTTGGTTACCTGCCCATTGTATCACCGCGCCTGGGCGGCGCACGATCAGAACTCGTTTGGCCGCGCGCTCTGGTGCATCTTCTTGAGGATCTCCTGCTCGCGGGCATCGATCTCCGCCTCGCGTCGGACGAAGGCCTCGGTCGCCTGCTTCAGCCGGCGGGCGGTGAGCCAGAGCATCGAGGTGTAGACACCGGTGATCGCAGCGATCGCAGCGATGGGCCCCATGATCACGCCTCCCCATA